GTGGCATTTTGTAAAATTTACTAGATTTTCTGTGAGTATGCTCAGTAAGTCTACGTTTTAAATCAATAGTAACCCCAACATACACTACATTATTAGATTCATTTAGTAATTCGTAAACCATATATGAATTCAAATATGAAATGTTTAGGTAAAAGACTTTCGAATGACTATAGCTTTACTACACTTTATAATGCCTTCTAGTGTAATTGGTAACACGTCAGACTTTGACTCTGGAGAGTATGGGTTCGAGACCCGTGAAGGCATCTAATAACATTTTGGAAGGTGAAGTCGTCTTATGGAAAGGCAGCTAGTCTTGAAAACTAGATAGCAGGTTATGCTGCTCGGGGATCGGGTCCTCCTCCTTCCGCTTTTAAAATAAAGCTAATAGAGTGCAGAATTTATTAGAATCTTTAAATGTTGAAGCATTATTTTATTCTGCAAATTAATGGTGAGTAAGAGGTTTATTTGAAACCAAATTAATTTACCTGAATGGTGGAATTAGGAATACACATAAGACTGAGGATCTTAGCCAGAAATGGTGTACGAGTTCGAATCTCGTTTCAGGTACATGCATAATAGTAATCATAATAATTACTTCGCTTTGGAGCCGGTATATTATAGGTTCGAATCCTATCTCGGGGACAATTTTATTTTACAAATCTCGAGTGGCGGAATTGGTAGACGCGCCGTTATTGTAATACTATTTGAAACATTCTTTATGCTATTTTAATAAATGGAATTTAATTGAAAAACATCATCATTCTATACTTTATGATAATGCGAAAGATTTATATAGAGAAGATATTTGTTTAATTAATAGAACATTTTCTCTTGAAGAATTTGATGAAGCATTTTTATGATCATTTTCAGTTAAAGGAGATCGGTTTAATAGAGAAGTCAAAATTTTAAAAATGCCCTTATGGCGTAATCGGTAGCCGCGCAGGTCTTAGGAACCTGTTTCGAAAGAAGTGTCAGTTCGAGTCTGACTAAGGGCACTATTAAATAATTCTTTAAATTTAATATTAATATAATATATGGTGTCTATAGTGTTAACGGTTAGCACAGAAGTTTGTGGAGCTTTTAGTGACCAGTTCGAATCTGGCTAGACACCCATTTTTAAATACTCCAGAAGGTTAAGAATTATATGTACGGCCTACTGAAGAATTAATCAATTATGAAAATAAAATTAAGCAATAGTAATTCATAACAGTTACTTCGATTTCCATCTTAAGGAAGAGGTTGATGGTTCGAGTCCATCTTGTGGCACAAATATTAATTAAAATTGCCACAATAGCTCAATCAGTAGAGTACTTAGAAAATATACTGTTTGATTCATTCTTTGCTTTTTTTTTTGGAAGATTTCTCCTAAATGGTAAAGGTCCAGACTGCTAATCTGGTGTCGTGAAAACGACATATGAGTTCGACTCTCATATCTTCCGCTAAAAATAAACCTAATATTTATAATTAGGTATAATATTAATTATGAATAAAACATTAATTGAATATTGGTCATTTCCAAAACCAAATAATTATTTAGTTAAAAATGATAATTATGAATTAATTGAAACTGGAAAAGTTCGAACTCGTGTATTTTTTGCATGGTTACCAGTTTATATAGGTCGAGCATTATTTGTTCCATTAAAAGACTACAAATTTAAATGGTTTAGATATGTAAGAGTTACAGAAAAAAAAGTTAAACAAAGATTTACTTTTTTTGATGATGGCTGGACATATCAAAATTATTGGGGAAAATGGAGTTCATATTAGGATATTATTGATGTAGAAAAATTATGACCCCGTATCTCAACGGTCTTCTAAACCGTGTCGTTAAATGAGTAATTGGAGTGACGTATGGGTTCGAATCCCATCGGGGTCTCTTTTTAGATTAAACAATATCTTATTTAATAGTAGGTTTGAATCCTACCAGGTACATTAAATATTTAAATAAAATACGCTCGTATTGGCCTAGTCTTCGAAACTAGAGACGCATAATGGATGAAAATGTGGGTTCGAGTCCCATCGAGCGTTCTAATAAAACAAAGGTTTATGAGAAAATAAAAACATAAGTTTGAATTTTATAAATCCTCATGCGTTCATAGAAAGTCGACTCAGTAGCTCAGCGGATTAGAGTATATCCCTGCGAAGGATATGGTCGTGCGTTCGAATCGCACCTGAGTCTCATAAAAGTATCACAGACTAAAGGTTCGAATTCTTTTAACGATACAATATAAATATATGGTCCTGTACTCAAGTGGCTTAAGGGAGCTGTCTGCAAAACAGTTATTCGTCAGTTCGAATCTGACCAGGGCCTCTAAGACTTTTTGCGCAAATGAGTCCAATTACAAATTAAAGTAGTATAATAGCTACAATTATTAACTTAAAAAAACCGATACTAATGGCAAAATTTAGAAATGCAAATCTTCGTCAACGTATGGATAACATGCAACCTGACGAAAAGGTCGTTACAGCTAACGCGATTCCAAAGCCAAACACTGTTAATCGTTCGGGCGGAAAAGCTTATAAATTAGATAAGTGGTTGCGACTTATTACAATGTTAAATACATTGAAATTACAAAACCAATATTACCGTTCTGAAAATTCAACAATGAAGGAACTTAAATCGTTGGTTGCACAATGTGCAGTAGAAGATCCATATTTGGTTGCACAATGTATTGTATATTCTCGTTGTTTAGGTGAAGGCATGCGATCAATCAACCACTTAGCTGGTAGCTATTTAGCACCATACCTTGCTGGTCAAGATTGGGCTAAACGTTTTTATTCACTATGGGATAAACGAAATAATAAAGGAGGTATGATTTACCGACCTGATGACATGAGCGAAATTCTTGCAGCTTTTTCAGCAATGAATAAAGTTAAAGCAACTAATGCAATGAAGAAAGGTTTCTCTGATGCAATTGAAAGATTAGATGCATATTCTATTCTTAAATATAAGTCTTCATTAATTGATGTAATTAATATAGTTCACCCTAATCCTAATAAATCAAAAGCATTTGTTAATTATAAAGGTGAATCAATTAAAGCAATTGATGCAGTTATTAAAGGATTATCAGTGTCAGCTGATACTTGGGAATCTGCACAATCTGAGGCTGGACAAATTGTTGCAAAAGCAGTAAAAGAAGGCAAGATTGATAAAAAGGAAGCAGAAAAAGTTCTTAAAGAAGCAAAGTCAGATAACTGGGCAGGTCTATTGAAAGATGGTAAGCTTGGTATTTTAGCAGCTCTTCGTAATATTAGAAATATTTTAAAAGTTACAAAAGATGAAACTACTCTTCGTCAACTTGAAATGTTACTATCAGACGGAGATGCTATTCGAAAAGGACTTATTATGCCATATCAAATTGACTTAGCTACAGAAGTTATTGCTAGTGAATTCAAATCAATGAATTCACGTGGAATTCAATCTGCATTAGCTAAAGGATATGAAGCTGCTGTTCCAAATTTAGCACAAGCATTGCCAGGTAAAAACTTAGTAATGATTGATATTTCCGGTTCTATGAACTGGACAAATATGGTAAATGGAGCAAAAAAAGCAGCTTATAGCAAATCATGTATGGATAAAGCTTCATTAATTGGTGCAACAATTGCTAAAGCAACTAATGCTGATGTTATTGTATTCGGATCGTCTGCTGAATATAAACAATATAATCCAAACTCTAGTGTTTTTGAAATTGCAAATGCATTTAAAGGAAACGGTGGAGGTACTAGTTTAGCATCTGCTTGGAAAGTTGCTCAAAAAAGCGGCGAAACATATGATAGAGTATTCATATTGTCAGATAATATTGCAAACAAAGGAAGTTCTTATAATGCATATAAAAGTTATGTGGCAAATATTGGAAATCCATATGTTTACTCAGTAGACCTTGGAGCTTATGGCACAACACAATTAGTTGGAGACAAAGTTCGATACTACTATGGATTTGGATATGCAATGTTCGAAGATATTGCAAATTCAGAATTTAATCCAACTGCACACTTTGATAAAATTCGAGAAATCGTAATTTAAGTATAAAAGCTATTCATTTGAATAGCTTTTTTTTATGTTTAAATAGCCATTCATTTTAACTAATTAGTATATTAGAATTAATAGAAAATAAATTATATGAATTCAATACACCTAATGAATTTGTTTCTGACTTAATAAATAGATTATCTGCTAAGTTTGATAATGTATATATGAGTTTTGCAGAAGATGGATCTAAAATAATAAAACACAAATATTAAAACTATTTTAGTTTTGTATATATAAAAATATATCGCGGGGTGGACTGGAGATGGCTACCAGCTTGGTCTCATAAGCCAAATGACGCGGGTTCGAGTCCCGCTCCCGCTACTTTTGGTAATAAAAATTACCTTTCATTTTTTTTGATTTTTAACCTTTGTTTTAACTAACAAAGGTTTTTTATTTAAAATAAATAATTTTATGAAAAAGATCGATTTCAACTTCTAAAATTCGAATATCTAAGGAAGTGCGAGCTAAATTAATAGATCCAACTAATAATTTTAGAATCATAACAGATCACACCAGAAATACAAATAATAGAATTAAATAGTTATACTATTTGGAAATGGAAGGTCACGCCTTTATCACCAAGAAGTCAACTCTAATAATTAGAGTTGATATTATCATAGATGGAATCTCCAAATCAGTTAATGTATATGAAGGAAATATTGCAATTATTTCAAATGAAACAATTTTTGGCAAAAATAATTAATTTTATTAAAGATAATTGGAAATATTTATTATCTATATTAATTCTACTATTTGGCATATATGTTTATACAAACAGAAAGAAAACCAAATCAACAAAAAAGTAGTATAATAAATTATTATAAATAAAAAGGAGGAACTTAAAATTCAAACTTTTTTACCATATAGTGGATTTCAAGAATCAGCAATAATTCTTGATAAAAAACGAGCTTGGAAACAAGTTGTTGAATCAAAACAATTAATATGTTCATTAAGAGCAAATAATTTACCAAATGATTGGATTGAAACCAAATCTTATCAAACTCAGCCGTTTAAAAATCATCCAGCTAGATTAATGTGGAAAGGATATGAAGAATTATTAAAACTCTATTTTAATGATTTTTTAGAAGTATGTAAACTCACACATAAGATAAATACAAAAATGGAACCATTAATAATTAACATAGATCTTATTAAATTTCCATTTTGGTTAGGTATTGAAAACTTTCATAGAGCAATGCGTAGTCGATTAATTGAAAAAAATAGAGAATATTATCTTCCGTTATTTCCAAATGATGATGGATTTAATGAAAGTAAATATTTTTGGCCAATTATGGAAACTCAAAAATTTAAAGTAATATGAAAAAAAGAGGAGTCGGTATTTGTTCAAATTGCTTAAACGAATTTAAGTATATTGATTTAGTTAGAGTACATATTTTAAGTAAGTTTGGAATTCCATATATTGCACCATATTGTAAAAAATGTGCAAAACTAAAATATCCAAATTTTATAGAATTTAAAGTTAAAGAATCAGTTGCTTTGCCTAGAGTTAAAAATAAAAATTAATAATATGAATGATACAACCAAATCTATTAAAAAATTATTTAATGAATTTAAATTGGGAAATTCATTAATAACTGCGAGGTATTCGTTAAATAAAGAAACTATTTTGACTGGAAATATTCCAGAAAAAGAGATCATTAATATAATCGATAAAAACATTATAACTGAGTTTGCAAATGAAGTATCGCGAAGCCATCCATCTGCAATTAAAGAAGTTGAATCTGACATGCCAGATATACGAATTCGCGAACTTCAAATGTTAGTATTAAATCCTGCTGATTTTAAAACAATCCTAGAATCAGCAATCCAATTATTAACCGAAGAAGAATTAACTAAAATTAGAAATTATGAAATTTAAAGAAAATATCATTAAGAATATTAGTAATATTGCTTCATATATAATAGTATTAGCAATAGGTTTTATTATTGGATATTATTATTTAATAATATATAATGCTAAAGAAACACAATCTTCTCCAATTATTGAAGTTAATGATTTACAAGACATTTCAATTGGATTTACAGATCGTAATGAATTAATGATTATTAAAAGAGAAACTGGAAAATATGTAGTATATGAAGATTCGGTTGCAATAGTAATTTTTAATACACTAATGAATAAAAAATATAATTTGGAGGTCAATTAAATGAAACGAATATTTCTTATTTTATTTTCAATATTAATTTTATTAATTGGAGCGGCTTGGTCTTATGAAAAATCGCCAAATCAAAATATTAAGTTTACTGAAAAGCCTGTAGTTTTTGAAGAACTACCAACTAGTGTTAATATTTATGAGTATATTTTAAAATATTCTGAAAAATATAATGTTCCTATTAGTATTTCATTAGGCGTTGCTAGACTTGAAACAAGTTATTTAGGAATATTTCACTGGTCATATAATCCCATCCAAACATCATATGCGGCTGCTTATGGAATAATGCAAATACAAGAACCAACAGCATCGTATATCCAGAAAAGAAATGTTACTAAAGATGAACTTTTATATAATTATGAATTTAATATAGAAACCTCAATAAAATATCTATCAATATTATATGATAGATATAGCGATTGGCAAAAAGCATTAGGATATTATCATACAGGATATCCAATCGTAAACTGGTATGCATTAAATGTAACACAAGGAATTAAATCAACAGACGGATAATTAAAAATTAAATAAGATGATTAACTTTTGTAATCAATGTTCAAATTTACTTTTTGGAAAAAACGTAGAAACTTAAAAAAAATAAAATTTATGGAAACTAATTATAAAATTGAATTTGTTAAATCAAAAAGACGTTTATCTAAACAATATTTTTGGAGAGTTAAAAGCTCAAATGGACAAATTATATTAACATCAGAAACTTATAAAAATAAAACATTTGCAATAAAAATTTCTCAAAATTTCGCAACTGCTTTAAATTGTTTATGGGTTGATCTTACTTAATTGCTTTGTATTAATTAATTAATTAATTTTATTAAAAACATCAGATAAATAATAAAAATTTATCTGATGTTTTATGTTAAATGAAAAAGTATTTAAATCTTATGAATCCTTTGTAAATGAAAGTTTTTTTTCTGATAAAATTTCGAAATATGGAAAGCGTGCAATTAACGCAATTAAAAAATTCATTGGGAAAGGTGCGAATTTTTTAAATTCACTAGTATTTCAATCAACTAATCAAGTCTCAAAAGATGGAAAAGCTGGAACAATTCCAATTGGTGTACATATTTTTCCATCTAAAAATGATATTGCTGCTCTTGCGGAAAAGGGAATTACTGCAAAAATTCCAAATGCAGTAGAAATTTATAAAAATGAGAAAACTAATGTTAACGAAGAAGTTGTTCCATTAGAGTCAGATCCTGATTCTAATGTTCCAAATATACATGAAGAAGATCTTAATGAACTTATTTCGGATGCATTAAATGATCCAGATGGATTACCGTTGATGATTTGGGGAGCTCCAGGTATTGCAAAAACAGCAATTGTTCAAAGATCACAAACTGCATATGGCGGTAGATTAATTGATTTACAATTAACAACATATGCTCCAGAAGATTTCTTTTTACCAAAAGAAGATTCAGATTCATTTAGAAAAGAAAATAAATTTTCAGCTAGAGCAACTCGTATTCCTCAAGCGTGGTTACCAGTATATCATGAAAGCGAAGGAGAAGAAGGTGATGCTATTGCAAACGGAATAGACGGAGAAGGCGGAGTTCTTTTCTTAGATGAATTGTCTAGAGCAAGAGAAGCAATTCGAAATGTGTGTTTAAAACTTGTACATGAGAAAAAAATGGATGGCGGTTGGGTTTTAGGAAGCAAATGGAGAATAATAGCAGCTTCAAACAGAATCATGGACGACCCAGATACAAATGCTTCTGAATTCGGAACTGCATTATCTAATCGTTTCCAAAATTATAATTTTGTTCCAACAATAGATGATCTTACTAAATTTATGACGTCGCAAGGCGAGTTAATTGATAGTAAAATTATTGGATTTTTAAATTGGTCTAAAGGTGAAGAATATTTTCATAAACTAGATCCAGATAAAGGAATGATTGCTTGGCCGAGCCCACGAACTTGGGTCGAAGGTGCTAAACGTTGGAAACGTAAAGAAGATAGAATAAACCGAAAATTAACAAAAAAAGAAATATATTTAATAATGGCTGGTCATGTTGGAACCGAAGCAGCTGATGCATTTATTAAATATATTACATTATCTGAAAAAATTGATTTAGAAAAATTAGCTAAAGTATATACAGATCCAGAAAACGCACCACTTCCGCCAACTAGAGATGTTGGGGGAGAAGATTTAATTGAACAAGACATTGCATATATTATGGCAATCGCGATTGCATATGAACACAGATATAGTAGGCTATCTCAAGAACAATTAAAAAATATTATAATATATACAGCTAGAGTAAATAATGCAACAACCGCAACCCAAATATTAGCAGCTGTTTCTAAAGTACACCCATATATTAAAGCTGACCCAGCAAAGTCATCAGACAGTATGGTTGATGTTTATAAGAAATTTTTAGTTCAATATTTTTTACCAAAATATCCTAGTCAAAAAGCAGCAATTGATAAAATATTAAAAGATTCGCAAACTTCATCTCAAGAACAGCAGCCTCAAAATTATGAAATTTCGAATTCAGATTCTGAAACAAATGATGATTAAATATGGATATAATTAATTTTAATGAATTTGTTAAATATTCTAAATTTGTAAATTCACAAATAATAACAAATAAAATTTATGAAAGTTCTAATCCAAATGAACCAAATGATGCTACTAAAAAGAAAATAGCTAGAACTAAGGTTGAATATGCTGGACAAGTATTGCCAACTAAATTTCCATTTTTTGCAGAAATTTTATTTAATCAGCAAATCATATATACATATGATTCACGAATACCAACAGCAGCAACTGATGGACACAGAATTTTTATTAATCCTAATTTTTTCTATCCAATGTCAACTCGACAGGTTTTATTTGTTTTAGCACATGAAGTTATGCATACTGCATTATTACATACAGTTCGTCAATATTCTAGAGATCATAATCGCTGGAATATTGCAGCAGACCATGAAATTAATTTACTATTAGCCTATGATAAAATATTATCAATCGAGGAGATAACTAATGAGTTACATGGATATGCTAACCCCGAATATAAAGGACAAACTGCTGAAGAAATTTATAATGATCCAGATTTACAGGTTGGAAATAAACCAAGCAGTGGAGAACCTGAATCAGATGGAAACTCTATGCCTGAAGACGAAGTTCCTAGTAATGGAGAATCAGGATCAGGAGGAGACCCAGCGCCAGGAGGAGAATCTGAAAATGGAGAATCAGGATCAGGAGGAGACCCAGCACCAGGAAGAGAATCTGAAAATGGAGAACCAGGATCAGGAGGAGACCCAGCACCAGGCGGAGAATCTGAGTCAGACAGACCTTCTGATATTGATAAAGAAACTAATGATTCTGAACATCCAATAACTGAAATTAGAGGACCTAAAACTGGTGAAGTAATAACTAGAGAAGAAGGTGATGCGATCGCTAGACGTGAAGGTATTGATGTAGATGGAGATTCGAGTTTACCTGCAAAAAATGAAGATTTACTTAAGCGAGAAATTAGAGAAGCAGCACAACGACATTTAACTAATAGATCATCTACTGCAGGACGAGGAAATAACGGTAGTCTTTACCAAAGAATAATGCAATTGACTGAACCAAAAATAAATTGGAAACAAGTCTTGTCTAAATATATTGGAAAACTTGCATCTTCTAGTGAATTCAAAATGCCAAATAGAAGATTTGTATCTCGTGGAGAATATAGACACGGATTAGTTGATGAATTTTCTATGTTAGAAAGAGCTGCTATTGTATTTGATGTTAGTGGATCAATTGCAAATGAGTTTCCTATAATTGCAGCAGAAGTCACAGGAATTGTTAAATCAAAAAAAGTAAAACGAATACATATTGTTCCATTCGCAGATAGTGTAGTTACTCCATTTGAAATTAAGGGATCAAAGAAACCAACTCCTGAAGATTTTGCAAAAGTTGCAACAGGAGGTGGAACTTCCGGTTTTAATGCAGTTGTTGATTATATTAATGAAAAAACTAGAAAAAATCCAGACTTTGTAGTTATTATAACAGATGGGTACTTATATGGAGATTTTCCACCAAAGATTACTCCAAAATGGAGCAAAAAAGTAATTTGGCTAATTTTTGATAATCCAAATTTTAATCCTGGAAATAATTGGGGTAAAGTTATACATGCAAATCAAGATAATGGATTTTATAACAAATAAATTATAAACCATAAAGCTTTTATATAGTATAAATTATTAAAAATAGTTTATATGTCAAATACTCTTCATTTGGAATTTGATCAATTCATTAAAAATAATCATCCAAATTTAATATTTCGTCCACAGCAAAAAGAAGTAATATTAGATATGATTGATGCATATTTTGAAAATCCAAATGGAATATATTTATTAGATGCACCAACTGGAAGCGGTAAAAGTTTAATTGCGATGATGTTTTCCGACTTCTTAGTACATAAGAAAAATAAAGGATATATTTTAGCCTCAGATTTAGTTTTACATCAACAATATGTTAATGATTTTAGAAGAATGAAACTATGGAATTGGGGTGATGTAAAAGGAATTGATAATTATTTATGTATAGTTAATAATGAACCATTTTCAATAGGAGATTGCAAAAATAAGGGAATTTCATATAAAGAAGCTGAACAACTATCATGTTTTAAACAATGTAAATATTTAATGAGTAGACGTAAAGCAATACGTTCACCGATCTCATTACTTACTTATCCATATGCATTAATTCAAAGAAATTTTGTTGAAAATAAACAAGATATTCCACCTTTTCCAAAAAGAGATTTTGTTGTATGTGATGAAGCTCATAAATTATTAGATATTGTGCAAAGCCATTTTAGTCCAATTGTATCACATGATATTTATAAAAAAATTGATAAATTATTAGATACTTTATTTGAAATTGGAGTATCTGTGCCAAAGATAAGTTCAGTTAGATTAGAAAAAGCAATTCATAAAATCGATAAAGAAAATAATAACAAAATACTATTAGAACAATTAAAAATAGTAACAAAAGAATTATCTAAATTGATAAGCATAGTTGGAGATCTAAGAGAACAAGCAAGCGATTACTTCATAGATGAAAAAGTACCAAAAGACTGGATCATTGCTTTTAATTTATATGATTGGTGCAAAGATGTTCATTGTAAATTAGAAGATTATTGCGAAATTATAGATAAAGTCGGCATACAAAAAATGGTAAAAAATCCAAATGATAAAAATATCATTTTTAATTGCATTGATGAATATTATTTATTAGATAAGCATTTTTATAATAAATTTGGATTTAAATTGTTAATGACGGCTACGATGGGAAAACCTGCAGATTTTATGAAAAACCACGGTATATCAAAAGCAAAATATTTTAAAATGAGTTCTCATTTTAATTGGGAAAAATCACCAATTATATATTATCCTGGACGAAGATTATCTGAACGATTCATTGATGACAATTTTGATTGGAGTATTGAAAAACTATTAGATATATTAAGTATGCACACTGGTGAATCTGGAATAATTCATACTGCTTCATATGACAGAGCTAAAAAAATACACCAGGCTTTACCGAAAATGATTAAGAGTAAAGTATTATTATATAAAGGGTCAGAAGAAAAAACTAAGGTTTTAAAAAAAATGAAAAAGAAACCAGGTTTAATAATAATGGGACCTTCTTTATTAGAAGGATTAAACTTAATCGATGACTTGTCAAGATTTCAAATATTTATGAAAGTTCCGTATCCTCATTTGGGAGATAAATATGTTGCTGCAAAATTACAGCATTCGCAAGACTGGTATAATTGGAAAACATCTGTTAATGTATTACAAGGAGTAGGCAGATCAATACGAAGCGAAACAGACTGGGCAATAACTTACTTATTAGATGGTGGATTTGGTGATTTATTTAGAAATGCAGGATCACAATTTCCAATTGAATTTAGAAATCGAATTCAAATAGAAAGAAAATAATGTTAGATATGCAAAGAGATACAAATCGAGCATTTTATCATATAAAATTCGAAAATGGAGTATCTACAAAATTAGAACTTATTAGTAAAAATGATAAAACATTATATTCGAATTTAAAAAAAGAGCAACACTCATTACTTAATCAAATTAATGAGTTACCAAAAAGAAAAAAACGAATATTAAATAAATTAAATAAACAATTAGAAAAAATTAATCAAAAAATATCAAATGACTTTCCATATGATTTTTTTGTTATTGGATCAGATTTGTATAATGCAATTGGAACAGGAACTATTTTTATAAATTCTCAAAATAGACGAGTTGAAATTAAAAAAATTTCAAAAAATGAAATGATTAATAATTAACATAAAGCCTTGTATAATTATGTATGTTTTGGGTTTACGAGCCCTTGAATAATCAACAAATGGTTATGAAAAAATATGCAAAAAATAATAGGAAAAATTATGAATACAACAACAACATTAAATGATGAAAGATTGCCATTTTATATAACTGACAATCTTCCTACTGCAAATATTTCAGTAAAAAGAAATAGAGTAAAACATTATCAAAATACTGTATATTTGAAAAACAATACATCGTTTGAAATTGAATTATGGAATCCAATGAATTCTTCAGTATTAGCAACGATTTCAGTTAACGGAAATTTAATATCTAGTTCTGGACTAATAATTAATCCAGGACAACGAGTTTATTTAGAAAGATTTATTGATAATAATGCAAAATTTATCTTTAAAACGTATAAGGCTGAAAACTCAGAAGAAGGATTAACTGCAATTAAAAATAATGGAGATATTTGTGTTACTTTTTATAACGAAGAAATCTTTTATCCAACATATACCTTTACTAATAATTGGTATGTGTATAGTGATAGCGGTACCTATCCAAATATAGTGAATGAGGTTAGCTCTAGTAATCAATATAATTATCAAACAACAACGAATCTTAGTGAAATTGAAACAGGTAGAGTAACTGGTGGAGAAAATTCTAATCAAGAATTAGTAAATGGATATGGAACGTTTTCTCAAATTCCATATACTACTATTAATTTAAAAATTTTACCAGCAAGTAAATTGCCAACTTCAATAAATGAAATTAGAACATATTGTTCTAATTGCGGAAGAAGATGGAGATCAAATGAAAATTTTTGTCCAATCTGTGGAGTTCCTAAAAACTCTTAATAATTATTAATAATTAATAGTATACAAGACTTTAATATCTCCCATTTAAATATAAATAATTTTAAATATTATATTTAAATGGGAGATATGAGTTTAACAAGTATAGGTAAAGGTAAAGTATTATCATTTGATGAATTTATTACATCTAGAGAAGGCGGATTAGAGGTTCCACAAACTGAAGAGCTACCAACTTCTACTGAGATTACAAATGAACCTGGAGATTTGAACATTGATTCTCCAGAAATAACAGATATACAAACAGATTCTAATGAAGAGCCTGAAAATTTTATTAATTCAGAAGAAAATTCAATAGAATCATTACCTCAAACAGAAGAAGAATCAGGCAATACAATTAATTAAAAATATTTAAGATAGCAAAGTTTTGCTATATATTTAGTAGCATGGCTAAAAATGGAACAATTATTTCAGAATTAATACGCGCAATTTCTGTAGTACTAGCTGCATTAATTCCTAGTATAATTGCAATAACACATAAAAGAAAAAAGAAAAAGCTAGAAAATAGTAAAGTTAAGTCTGCTCAAAATCGAGTACTAACAGATAGTAAAATACAAGGACTTCTTGGTGTATTATTAAATTGTACAAACGCAGATCGAGCATATATTTATAGATTTCACCCTAAAGAAAATCCTAAATATTTTAGTTGTGCATATGAACAAGTTGCACCAGGAGTTAGCTCTGAAATTAATAATCGACAATTATTAATACTGAATGAGCATCCAATTTTTTTAGAATATTTAAATAGTGATTCGGCTGAATGCTATGATATAAATAAAATAGTAGATGAACAGCTTGGAAAATTACTTAGAGTGCAAGGAGTTGTTAATTTTTATATTTATCCAATAAAAAATAATTTTAAAAATATTATTGGATTTGTTGGTTTAGATTATATACATAATTTGCAAATTAAAGATATATCATTATTAACTATTGCATTAGATAATTTTGCATTTCAAGTATCTGATGAAATTATAAATTATGAAGAATAAGAAAGTACTATTTATTGATGATAATGAACAAGATTTGTTTATGTATGGACAAATGATGAAGAGCTTAGGGTATGAAGTATTATTAATCAATTATTTGGAGTTTTCTATTGATAAGATTTTTAAATTTAATCCTAATATTATTTTTTTAGATTTTTTTCTTGGTAATGATAAAACTGGAATCGATTTATTAAAAGAAATCAGAAAAGCAGGTTATCTTGGTAAAATTTGTATGCTAAGTGGTGAAGATAATAGTAAAATAATAGAAAGAAGCATACGTGCAGGAGCTGATGATTACCATGTTAAACCGATATATAGTAGTACTATTAATAATGTAATTGAACGATCAACTGATTTTGTAAAAAAATCAGCAATTGAAAAAATTGCTGCAAATTTATATAATATTGTAATATAATGTCAAATAAAATAGTTGAAACTTTTAATCAATTTCTACAACAAGCTAGTTTAGCTCAAACTGGCAATCCTAAATTATTTGCAGAGAAATTAAAAACAAAGAAAAATCCACAAAAAATTAAATCCAAGTAACTACTTCTGTAGTATAATAATCTTAAAATATTAAGATTATGAGTAATCATTTAAATTTAATTAATCAAGAATATTCAAAATTAAATAATGATGAGCGTCTTTTTTTATATAAAAAAATAAAAAATGAACTTACCATTGATGAAATTTTAAACGATTTTATTAGTAATTTAATTTATAATGAGATTTCAGAAAATGCTATATTAAACCAGCTTTTATATCTCTGTGAATCTGTAGTTCAAGAAGATTTAACTAAAAATATTTTTGAAATTTGGAAAAATCGAAAGCTTCTAACGCAATCACAAATTGATAGAATTAGTGAATTTTCAAAAGAACCATTTATCTAATGAAAAAGGGATTTGAGATTTTATTAGAATGGCACGCTTCTAATTATTTAAAAAATTATTCTAATTTGCCAAGTATTGTTTATTTAGATAGGTTTGGAGGTCCATATATTTTAAAATATATTGAATTAAATGACGTTAAAGTATTATTAGATGATTTTAATGAAAAAATAAAAAATTTAAAATAATGGAAAATACAGAATTTCGGTCTAAACATCCAAGCGATGTATATTTTTGGATAATAAAGGTGTTTGAATCATGTGAAACAGCGAGACAGATCAGAAATGCAAGAAAATTAATATGGAGTTATGAAAAAATATATGGCAAGTCTATGACTAGACAGTTATTAGCTAAATTTAATTTATGCGAAATTAATATATTAAAATCATGAAACTTATTTTTTAGATATAGACGGCCCTCTTGCACATGGAACTTGGGATTTAGGAAAAGTTGAAATTGATACTCGAACAACAATTAGCTATCCACTAAATAAAGAAGCTTGTGAATCTCTTGTTAGAATAATTGAAGCAACTAATGCTAAAATTATAATAAGCTCAGATTGGAAATACTGGTATACTTTAAAGCAATTAAATGAAATTTTAGAATATTATGATGTGTTTCTGAAATAAGTGCAATTACAACAATTGGAGACAATAATTATACAATAAAAGACACATTATGTGATCTTGAAGAAAAAATAATAACTATTTTAAATGGAAAAAACTGACAACACATTAGATATTACTAAATTAAGTAAAGAATATGGTGCTAGTATTATGCAAGCATTAGCAATTTCTCAACAAAATGGTACAATTAAAAACCCAAATGATTTAGAAGAATTGATTTCAGCTGGAATCGAAACTGCGTTAGAAGATTATAAAGAAAAATTATTTAATGATAAGAAAACTGAAATAGAACTATAAATTATGAAATTTATAATATTCGAAAAACTAATAAATCAAATAAAAAATCAATACGAAACTGCATCTAGTTTAATTTCAATTGGAATAGATTTATACGATTATAATGAATATTGGATGGAAATTATTTCAATAATGTTTGCTAGTTATTATGGAGAATTTGGAGCAGATTTAATTTTTGCATATATTTATGAATATGTTGATGATTCATCTAAATTATATCATAAAAATGTTGAATCTTTATGGAAAGCAGTTGAAAAGTATCGAGTAAGTGAAAATTTTGTAGAATATAAAATAAATGATAAAAATACTATTACTAATGATGATATTTTTGAATTATTAAATAATAATCATGAAAATTAAAGTAAATAATAATACATTTTTAGAAAGTTTGAAAAAATTAAATAATCATAATCGATTGTATTATAGAATATATTCTATTTTAAGATATGATATTTTTCATTTTATAAAGAATATATGGATTTATCGAAAAAATTTATGGAATGCTACTGATTATGATGCATCATATTCTCTTGGTTTTGTAGAAACACAATTAACTAGAGTTTCTAAATATTTAGAAAAATATGGTATGGAAGAAAACATATCTAAGAATAAAAAAATAAAAAAAATAAACCAAGCAATTGAATTAATTGGTAATTTTAGAAAAGATTTATATATTAAAATTGCGGAAAATCAATTAAATAAAAAAGTATCAACTAATTTTAAATTTGTTGATATTAATGATGATGAATCTGAGTTAATATCGATGAATACTGATCAAGAAGAACTTAATAATTCAGAAATTTTTTCTCTTTCTCAAAAAATCGAAAGAACTGAATGGGATCGTTTATTTGAAATATTAAAAGGCCAAGATTTATCTAAATATGAAAACTCAAATGAGGAATGGAATTCATGGTTTAATGGTTCTGGTATAAAAAACTGGTGGGATTAGAAATTAATTATGAAAAATATGACAAAACAATCATCTTCTGCATCAAATACGCCATTGATTAATTCACTTGGAACTGATATAACACAGTTAGCACTAAATAATGAATTAGATCCAGTGGTTGGTCGAATTAATGAAATTGATCGATGCAGTCGAATATTATCTAGACGTAAGAAAAATAATCCTTTATTAATTGGAGAACCTGGAGTTGGTAAAACAGCAATCGTAGAAGGATTAGCAATGCGTATTATTAATAAAACATGTTCTAGAGCATTATTTGGAAAACGAATTATTTCTTTAGAGCTTGCAAATTTAGTAGCTGGTACTAAGTATCGAGGAGAGTTTGAACAGAGAATTGAGCAAATAATTAAAGAAGTTAAAGAAAGTTCTGATATTATTTTATTTATTGATGAAGTACATTCTTTGGTTGGTGCAGGAGCAGCAAGCGGCTCATTAGATGCTGCTAACATATTAAAGCCAGCATTAGCTAGAGGTGAAATCCAGTGTATTGGATCAACGACAACTGATGAATTTAGAAATTCTATAGAAAAAGATGGTGCATTAAATAGAAGGTTTCAACAAGTATTAGTAAAACCAACAACAGTAGAAGAAACTAGAATAATTTTAGAAAATATTAAAGACAAATATGAATCTCATCATTCTGTAATATATAGTTCAGATGCATTAGATGCATGTGTTTCACTAAGCGATCGATATATTACAGATAGATTCTTACCAGACAAAGCAATTGATCTATTAGATGAAGCTGGCGCAACTGTTCATGTAAATGGAATAACAATTCCTAAAAAAATTAAAGATCTTGAGAAAAAATTAAATGAAGTTACTAAAGAAAAAGAAGTAGCTGTTCAAAATCAGCAATATGAATTAGCTGCACAACTAAGAGATGCAGTTTATGAGGTAATGGATAAAATAAAAGAAGCAAAGAAGGAATGGGAAGAAGAACTAGATTTATTAGAGAATAGATTACCAGTAACAGATGGCGATATTTCAAAATTAGTTTCAATAATGACTGGTATTCCAGTTTATAAAATGAGTGGATTTGAAAAAGAAGAATTATCTAAAATCGAAGAAACTTTAAAAAAATATATAATTGGACAAGATATAGCAATTCAAAAATTAGGAAAATCAATAAAAAGATCAAGAGCAGGATTAAAAGAACCAAATCGTCCAATTGGAACATTTTTATTTACTGGACCAAGTGGAGTAGGAAAAACTGAATTAGCTAAAAGACTTGCAAATTTATTATTTGGAACAGATGATGCATTAATTAGGATTGATATGTCAGAATATAGCGAAAAAATATCAGCAAGTCGTTTAACTGGAGCTCCTCCTGGATATGTTGGTTACGAAGAAGGTGGACAATTAACTGAAAGAGTTAGAAGAAACCCATATTCTGTAATATTATTAGATGAAATCGAAAAAGCAGATTCTTCTATCTTTAATATTTTATTACAAGTATTAGACGATGGTAGATTAACTGACGGACAAGGAAAAACTGTTGATTTTAAAAACACGATTATTATTATGACATCAAATGTTGGTGTTCGTAAATTACAAGATTTCGGAAGAGGTGTTGGCTTCAATACTAAATACCGTATAGATAATGAAAATGAAGAAAAAAAATCAATAGTTGCAGCGGAAGTTTCTAAAAAGTTTCCACCTGAATTTATTAATAGATTAGATGAAATTATTACATTTGATTCTTTGTCGAAAGAAAATATGTATAAAATTATTGATATTGAAATTAATAAGCTGAAGGATCGAGTTATAGAAAATGGATATTCTATTGAAATTGATAAAAAAGCCAAAGCTTTTTTAATTGATAATGGATATAATGATAAACTAGGAGCTCGTCCGTTAAAACATGCAATTCAAACATACGTCGAAAATCTTTTAGCTGATGCATATATAAACAATCAAATAAAGGACGGAGATAAATTAATAATTACTAAGAGGATTAACGAAAAAGAATTAAGCATTAAAGGATTACATTAATATGAAACGATTAATTATATTAATACTTTTATTTTTTATAACATTTGAAAGTATTTCACAAACTCAAAATATCTCAAATAAAATATTTAACAATTCACAATCTAATATTAATAGATATTTTCAATAGATGGATCGACTTTTTATATTAAAGGTGAACCTGCCGGTTCATTCGGTGGAACTTTTGGTTTAATTATTAATAACTCAGTTTCAATTGGAATTGTTGGATCATATATTAATTCAACAAGTAATGAACCGACTCCAATTTTAATTATTCCACATCAATATACAAATTATATTATTAAAAAATATTTTTGGTATAGCGGAATACAAATAGAACCAATTGCTGGGTATAAATCTCAATTTCATTTGTCATTTCCTATGAGTTTTGGAATTGGACAAAGATCTTATAGAATACAAGAAACTAATGAAATTTGGACATATTATGCACAATCATTAAGTTGTGAAACTTTTTTATATGGGTTAATTGGAATTCATTTAGAATCTAATATTGCAGAATATGTTATATTTGCAATTGGTCCATCTTTTATGTATACAACAAACCTACCATTTTTACGAGCTCCGCGAATCGATCTTATTATTAAAATTGGCAAATACTAATAATTTCCTATATTTAATAAATATAATTACTTATAATGTATTTGCATTATAAATAATAAAAAATATTTATTAGATATGGGAAAATTTGGAAAATATGATATTCCTAAATTTTTAGTTAATACTCAAACCCGCGAAGTAGACGAAGATACTGATTTACAAAGTGAACAGCCTACACATACTCAACCAAGTTCACATAAAATTTCAAGTTTTTCAGAATTTGCACAAGAATCAGATTCTATTAATGAAGAAGATATGATAATTGATTCAGATTTAGAAAATGAACCATGTGAAGATTGTGATAATTCTGACACCTTATCAGAAAAAGCAAAAGAAACTATTAAGAATATGTGTAACTCAGTATTAATACACGAGGCACACCTCTACGAGTCGTCAGAGGATCCTAACCAAACATATGAAACTTTTCTAAGGGAAGCTACTCATTATATGGCAGAATGTTTAATTAGAGCTGCTCAAAATTTAAAAGTATAATGATTAAGTCAATTGGAATAATATCTGGCAAATTTAAACCTCCACATGCTGGTCATTTTCAAGCAATACAAAATATTAATAATGAAAATGATCAAGTACATGTGTTTATTTCACCAATTGAACAAAATGGAATTAATGCAAATACTGCAAAATCAATTTTACTTGAATATTTTAAATTACTATCTAATTCTAACTCTATACATTTACATATTTCAGAAGAGTCTCCTGTGAAATCAGCAATGTCATACATTGCAAAATTAGGAGATTCTAAAAATGCAAAAGATTTTATTGTTAATGTATATGCATTAACTGACGATATGCAAAGATTCGAAGCATTAAATAATTTTAAAGGAAATTTACGTAAAATTAATAAGATTGAAACTGGCCGAATAAATGGAATTTCTAGTACACAATTAAGAAATGCAATAGAAAATAATGATATTGATAAATTTAAAGAAGGTATACCGAGTGGAATTGATTATAAAAAAGTTTGGAAATTATTAAAAGAAAATGGAGCATACACAATTCCAGCAGATTCTTTTAAAACACCAAAAAAATACGATTTTAATGTACAGCCTTCTAAAATTAGTACAAACTTAGGTGGGATTCCAAATCATTGGACCAATTCAAATCCAATTTCTAGATGGGATTTTATGACAAACCCAGTCATAAATAATATTCGTGAAAATAATTCAATAGTATTGACATTTAATCAATTCTGTAATGAACAAATAAATAATAAAAAATAAAAAACGATGAATAACGATAGAATATTAAATTTTGATGACTTTGAAAAAAAGAATATATTAACTGACCCTGAAAAAGTAGTTAAATCTGCTCAAACTCCAAAGCCTAAAAAAGAAAATTTTGTTGATCAAGTGAAACGAGCTGAATTAACTCAACCTGAAATAACTGAACCTGATTATACAAAGGTCGAAAAAGTTAATGAAGAAACTGACGAAATGGCTAGGTTAAGAACAATAATTGCACAATTACAAGAAGAAATTCAAAAAGAAGAAAGTGAATTTCAAGAAAAAATTATTGCTAAAAAAAATGACTTGATTGAAAAACAAAAAGCATATAATACATTAGCAAATACAGAAAGAGAAAAAGAAGCAATTGCTGTAAAACAATCACAAAATATACAACAGCAAACAGTTCAACCACAAGTGACTCAACCAAATGTAGGAATGATGAATACTGTACAAGCAAGTGAATACCCAACATCAGTATAAAAAAAAATAAAAGTTAAATGACTAGAGCTGAATTAATTGATGATATTAAACAAGAAATGACCTTTGCTCAAGCATTACCATATACAATACCAGATAAAGAAATTGGGCGTATTATTGATATTGCAGCTAAATATTTTTATGATAACTGGAGACATGCAGTTGAACCTAGATATATTTTAATACCTGACGCGTTATTCAAAAATGAAAGATTTAGAACTAGTCGAACAATTAAAATGCCAGATTGTATTCAATTTGTTCATGAAGTTAAAGAAGCAAAAGGAGGTTCAATGTTTTCAACGATTGATCGCGATTTTGCAGAAAATAAATTTATTGGTTCTGAAATATTCTTAACGCCATTTATTGGTGAATCAATTATGTATCGTACTGTAATGTTTTCGTTTTTAGATTTAACAAAAAATATGATGATTGATACACTTGCATATGATTATAATAAAAATACGAAGATGGTATCAATTACTGGAAGAACTCCAAATACTAAAGTTGTTATGAAAGTCTCTAAAAAAATAGAAGAGCAATACTTATATGAAGATGAGATGTTTCAACGATATGTTAGAGCAAAAGCAAAGGTTAAACTTGGAGAATTATTAACAAGCTTCGATTTTACATTACCTGGAGGAGTTCGACCAAATTATCAAACTTTTGTAACAAAAGCAGATGCTGAATTTGATAAAGTTACAGAAATGATGAAGGGCGAAAATACTCCAGACTGGATATATTTAACTCATTTTTAATTATGGATGATTTTTATTTTAGAAATATAGATGATAAAAACTTTAAAGATAATATATTTTCAGTTAGCAATGAAATTGAAAATACTGTATCTCAAGTTAGAATGACGATTTTAACAAAAAAGGGTGAAGTCTTAGGTGAACCTAATTTTGGAATAGACGCAACAAAATACTTATTTGAATTTGAAGGATACCCATTGGATATTTTAGAAAAAGAAGCAGCTGAACAAATTGAAAATTATGTTATGTTATCAAAAAGAAATAAAGTTGTACCTACTGCATTTACATTAAGTGAAGTATCTGATTTATATAAAGTTGGACTAGGCTTAGATATTTCAATAAATGGAAATAGAACATTTGCAGCACTATATGAAGATTAAATAAAAGGTAAGAAAAATTCTTACCTTTTTTATTTATAATATGTTTATAAATCGCCAGTTTCTCCCATTTCACTAGCAGTTTCTTTACCAGGAGAGCCTTGATCAACTAGATTTTCAGCAGGAGCCATTCCACCTGCAGGTTCTGGTAAAACAACCTCAGCGTCTTGAGCTTCACCAGAAGATCCTCCAGATTTAGCTAAATAGTCTTTATTTTTTCTAAGCAATTGATCGCTCATTTTTAAATATTCGGTCACTAAGAAATCAGATGAGAAATATGGCTTTCCGTAATCATTAGTAATTGCTTTAAGTGCATTAATTGCAGCGATTCGTTTATTAAGAAGATCTTGATTTTTAATTTCTTCAAATACATTATCGTCATACCATACAACGCCAACTGCATTTTTGAATTTATCATCATTTCTTAATTCTTTAACATCTAAACACATTTGCAAATATAAAGGCTTTGTAATTAATTCTTTATACGCAGCACGAAGACGATGAATAAATTTATTATATCTAATTTCTTCCCTAGATATTCCTTCTGATGTTAATGTAAAAATTCCACCACCTTCACTAAATCTAGAAGCTGGTATTTTAGAATCTTGTTTTAATTTTTCTGTAAAATATTTAAGAAGTTCAGAACCTGACAAATTCGGACCTGCATATTCTAAAGGTTCTATTTTTACTTGTTGTTGCTGATCATTTACTGGAACAACGTAATTTTTATAAAATAAAATATTAGGTTTTCCATCAACTTTTAATTCACCAGATTCTCCATCAAAATAAATATCTTCCTTTAGAGTATTAGTAAATTCTCGAACATCTTCTTGGCCCTTTTGCATAGATTTTGTTCCAATTGGAACTGTTGTAACTAATCTAATCGGAGCATGCATAGTATGCCAAATTACTTTAGAATGTTCAATAATTCTAAGCATATTAAATGAACGAACTAATCTTTCTGCGAAACTTACTCTCTTAGTTCGCATATGATTAGAATATGATATGTAAATAATTTGAGAATCTGATAACTGCCTATTTTGTTTTGTTAATGGATCACGCTGAGTCCATTGTAAAATAAGTTTACCTTCTTCAGATTGAGTTACTTCTGGGTATAAAGAAGCTGGATCTAATTCCTTAAATCCAATAATTTCTTTAGGATTAACGATGTCATCGTATATTATTTCGAAAGCTAAGTGCCCTTCGATTAACCATTGATAAAAATATTGCCAAGCAGATATACCTTGATCAAAACCCCATCTACTATAAATTTTAGTAAATGCTTTTTTATAAGATTGAGAAATTCTATCTTGATATTCTAGTCGATTTTTTCGGTTATCTCCTAAATATGACATTTCTCCAATTAAATCATTCACATAACAAAATCGATTATCCTCATCATATACAATTACATCATCTGTAATTGTTTCTAAAATAAATTCAATTTCACCACTCGATGCAACATCTCTTAATCGTTCGCGCTTTGACACATAATCTAACTGAAAAAATGCAATTGCTTTTGTTTTAAGAGATGATGTTGTATCTGACAAAGCTAAAGTAGCTTTCATTAAATTATCGCCTGCATATGATCCTCCACTTCCTAATTGACTTTCGATAAAACCAATTGCTTGTGAATTTTTAACAAGTAAGTCATCATATTTTAAACCATATCTACTTAAATTATTAAATCTTGATCGAATGAACCTACCTGCATTACCTTCTAAAAATCCTGCCATTTATATTATGTAAATTTTGTTAAAAAATAAGAAATTGGAGTTTTCGAAATAACAGTTCCATCATTAGTATATTCACAATATGATAATAATGGAACACTATCCCAATCAATAAGAGATAGTGATTTACTCATTTCTTCTTTTTTATATTTATCAATTAAGAATTCTAAGTTAAAATTTATTCGATTACTAATTTGTTTAATAAATGATCTATTAACTTGAAATAATTGATTATTTTGTGATATTTTAAATTGTTCGTTTAATTCTATAAAATTTCCATCTGAATTTATAAAAGATTCTAAACTAGACATTAAAAAAGTCAAATATTGTTGAATAAACCATTTTCTTATTTTATTAGGTAATAACTTTATATTTAAACCTACTTCAAATGGACCTTCCTGTCCCAATGATAAAATAATTGGTTTAATATCAAAATACGGCTTTTTCAAACTAGTTTTTGTTTGATATTCGTCTAAACTAGAAATGTCATCTTCATTTATCCCAGATAGTGAATTGAAAACATAAAAATATCCTGGAATTAATTTAGAATATGAAAATAATAATGAATCTTTTTCGAAATAATAAGGTTTTCCATAATATGAAGTATTATCAACACTTCCGTCTAAAATAAAATTTTTTATTTGTTTAATACTCATACTAAATATCTTTTATTTGTTATTAAATAGAAAGTTTTCTGTTATAATGCCAAACTTTACGTTATTATTTTTTGCAAATTCTCTAGCTGCTTCAAATTTTGCTTGATTAATAATATATTGCTTTGCTGCATATAAGTAATTTGAAGTTTGTTTATCGGTCATTCGACTTGGTTTAGTTGGCGGATTTATATATTTTAATGGCTTTACTTCTATTAAATATTTTTCACGATTTCCATTATTATCTTCAATAATAATATAAAAATCAATATAGTATATATGACCCTTACGATCTAATGGATTATAATATTTTATTCCAAGAGGTTCGCTTGCATATTTAATAACAGATGGATTAGTATCACACCATTGTAAAAATTTAAACTCCCAAGAACTTCTAAAAATAATTTCATTTGGATTTCCAACATATTTACTAGGATTAGCTGGCTTAAAATAACCTTGTCTAGGCCGACCAGGTGCACCGTTTCTTGGTTTAAGAAAATCTTGTATTTTTTTATTTTTTGTTGGTTGCATATCTTAATTATTTATAAAATAATTAAAATATGTATAATACAAAAATCTATAAATTAAATAATTAATTATAATTTTTGTTCATTTGATTGATATGACACCAATCAAATCTTTCTGAAACTGTTAATGTTTCAAATGGCGGATTATAATCACCCATAAATTGTTTGTAAATATTTATTGCACCATTAATATCTCGATTTATGTTATTTCCACAATCACAAATGTATTGTCTATCACTTAAATCTAAATCATAATTAATAGCACCACATTTACAACACGTTTTTGAAGTCCATGCTTCATTAACTTTTATAACTTGATTACCTTTCAACTTACATTTGTACTCTAAAAGGTGTATAAAAGTTTGTAGATTCCAATTATTTTGCATCTGTCTATTTAAAGACTTGAAATTTGATTTTATGTTTTTCTTTAAATTAGTTAATTCTCCTATTAATATAGTCTTGTTTTCATTAGATAAATCTTTAGTTACTTTTTGAAGTGTTAAATTTGTTTGAGTTTTCTTTTTACTATAAACTTTTTTTAATTTTTTATTGATTTGTTTAGATTTTCGACTATTCTTTTTCTTTGTATCTCTTAACGACTTTAATTCATCAATTCTTTTATCTAAAAACTTTTGATTTTTGCTTAAATATTTTGAACTATAAACAGTTCCTCTGTTATGTTCAACATCATAAATACCAAGTAAATTTTTCTTACCTAAATCAATGCTTAAAACTTTATTCTTATCAATATTTTTTAAATCTTCTTCCTTTTTTTCATAAATTATTGATGCAAAATATTTATTATTTTGCTTATAAATTTTAAGTTGTTTAATTTCAGATTCTCGTGTCTTGTTTCTTAAACATTTTAAATCTTTAATAGGAATAATATAATCTAATTCAATATCTAATTTTCTATAATTTGAGTATGAAATTTTTAAAATGTTTTCTTTAATAATAAAATCTTGCGTAAAAGATAAAGTAAAAAAGTAATTTTTACCTCTAAATTTAGGTGGTCTTGGGTTTAAGTCTTTATTTTGTTTAACAAGTTTAAAAAATGATGAATAATTATTGTGTAATGTTCTTAAAATTTCCTTTTTAATGTCAAATGTTAAATATTCAGATTTATAATTTTTTAATTCTTTTTGTTGAGCATAGTAGGAAATAAACCTTTTATCAATGTCATATTGTTCTTTTAATTTACCGAGATAATGATTATACAACTTCCTCCCATCATTAGATATAGAATCTATGATAGACTGTTGTCCATCAGTCAATCTTAATTGTATCTTAAAAGTTAATAACATTTAAAGTTCCCTTTATTATATATATATTAAAGTTTGAAATAAAAATTAATAAATTTATAAAAAAGTTAAAAATAAATTTTAATTATGAAAAATTACGTTAATTATATTTGTTATGAAATATTATTGATAATTTTTATTATAAAAAAGCTAAATCTAATGGGCTTTCACTGAAATATGAGTTTAACCATATATTAAAATCAGAAATTGTTAAATTCGGTTGTTTATTTTTTAAAAAAGTTATTAAATCATTAATATCCTTTAAATCTTTAAGTTTTATTATCTCAGATGACGTCTTACACATCTTTTTTAAATCATACATAATCTTATTCCATAATAAAATTGAATACCTGGATTTAATTAGATTCATCATTTCGGTTTTACCTGCATTATCTTTATCAAATAATATTCTCATATTATTTTTTGCGCCCAATGATGAAAGTATACTTTTTGCCTTACTAACACCAGACGTTGCGATACAATTATCAACAAATAAGGAGTCAAATTGACCTTCAGTTAAACAAATTGGTTTAGAAAAATTTACATTTAATATATTAAAATAATTATTCAAATAATTCGCATCATCAATTAAATCCTTTTTAATATCTTTTTGCGAAAATATATTAACTAAATCTGAATACGATTTAATAATATACTTTCGCTCAACTGTATCTGATAAATATCTAATTGCCAAACCTAATACTTTTCCGGAACGTTTATCAAAATTAAAAATTAATATTTTACTATCACTAGAATCTCCATATAAAAAATCACCATAATCAGCGATCATATTTAAATTACGTTTATTAATATAAGAAATTGCATTTGGATTTTCGGTTGAAATATCTAATCTTTTAAGATTAAATCTATTAATTATTTCACTAATTGTTAATAGCTTCGAAGTATCAGATGTTAAAAACCGCACTAATGGATTTCCAGTTCTTTTAATATCAACTGGTTTATAGTTAACATCTGCGATAAAAGATGGTAACATTATTCCATTTTCGCGACTCGTTTTAGTAATAAATTCACTTAACGGCATATATGCCATGCATCCATCGTTAAAACACTTATATGCTCCGCTGTCTAAATAAATATTCCCTCTCTTTTTTGAAGATTTTTTATGAGAATCTCCACAAATGGGGCATGCAAAATTTAATTTACGATCATTTGAATCATCAAGTCTTTGCTTTTCAATATTATTAGGAAATCTTTTCTGTAATAAAATTTTAACAAATTGAACAATCTCCTCGCGTTTCATTTTTATTAATTTTTATTTTATTCTTCTCTTTGTTTAGCTCGTTCAATCGCCCTAGTTGCTCGACCATAAGCATTCTTAGTTGGTATTGCTTTTTCAAGTGTTCGTATTTTTGCATTTGTTTTTAACCACATATTTTCATCATCAGGATGAGTTGCCCATCCATTTAATTTAAGAAAATCTGCCATTTCTGAATAAGGTAGTTCAAATGGATCAGTTACTTCAATTTCAAGTTTTTTGCCCATTCTTTGTAAATATTTCCAAAGTTCAAATTTTGGAACAATTGTTGTAGATAATCCAAACTGTGTAATTTCACTTAAATATCCAGAAAATAAGTCTTGTGGTATTTCAACATCCGTCTTTCCTATATATTTTCCATATTCATTTGGAATCATTTTCCATTCAAGAGTTTCTGTATTAACTACGTATAATGGATAAATGTCATCATCTGTTATAACTTTTTTTCGACTTCTACTTTTAATTATTTCAACTTGCCTATTTAAATTTTGATCAATGTTCCAAAATCCCATAGCTATTAATAATTTATTAATAGGTTCTACTATTAATCTAAAAAATTGATGATCTCTATCAATTGGTATTGCAAAATCAGGTACATCTCCTGGAGGATATGCAAAAATATCAAAACCATATTCATTTTCATCTGGATTCGTATAATAAAAACGAATTTTAGACCCACTTCGAATCATTGGGTACTTTTCATTATTTGTTTTTTTAATAATATGATTATGATATGCTGATGCTCTACCGTATATTGGCATACCCTTTTCAATTTCTAATGGATTTAACGAGTTAAGATATTCTTCAAAAACACGTACTCTAAAACTAAAAGCAATATCATTTATTTCTAAATTATCTAAATCTTTTCGCATTTCTTTTAGAATTGGAATTAAATCATTTTCTAAATCCAAATCATAACCTTTATCTAATAATAACCAATAAATTTTCTTTAAATTATCTCTTGCCCAAATTGGATAAGATGCTTGTATTGCTTCTAATCCTTTAATTAATAAACTTGGCTTTTTTAAATGATCTTCTTTTGTTACTACTTCTAATACATATTTCTTCTTAGCTGCCCAAATTCCTGCTCTAGATATGCTTTCAAGTTCAAAATTTTGTCTATTTTTAGTATGGAAATGTTCTGCATATTTTTCTAAAACTTTAACAAAATAATTTTTTAATCGATAAGCGTTCATATCAATAACGAATTGTATTGCTTGGTCATCAGATAACTGTAATCCTTCTACTGAATTAATTGCTGTTTCAATACAAGTATATACAGAGTCAGTATCAGTATAAATCGCTGAATCTATTTCAATTTTATTAATTTTATATTGATCTATACTTAACTTTTTATGTAATTCATAATCAGTATGCCATAAATTTGTAAAATAATAATTAATTGATCGAATTGCGAATTTAATTAAATCCTGACCTTGTAAAGTAATAGATTGCGCAATCTCATTATCATGGAAATAAAAATAACGATTACCAAATGCTCCGTAAAAAGAGTTAATCAAAATCTTAACAGCTCCTTGTTTAAGATCTAATGATTTAATTTGTTTTTCTAATTGACTTATATCTTTATTCATATAATGAATTATATCATAAATTTTTCATTAGTTCTTAATTTTTTTTATGGAGCGTTTATATATAATAATAAAATATTTATAATGATACAGAAATCATATTTTTTAACGGATAACGGTCGAGTAAATTCACAAAGAGTAAAACGAACATGGTTAGAAAAAAATAATCCTGATTTTTTAAAAAAAATCGAAAAAAATGTACCGCTTGAATTACGTATAGTTGAAAAAATTTGGTTATATTTTGAAAATTTATCAGAACCGCCTAAATGTAAACATTGTAACTTAAAAAATGTTAAATTCTTAGGATTACTAAATGGTTATAGAGAATACTGCTCAACTAAATGCTCCAATTCAGCAGATGATGTGAAATTAAAAAAAGAGCAAATATATTTAATGAAATATAATGTTAAAAATCCGTTTCAAAGTGAAAGTATTAAAGATAAGATTAAGAAAACTTTAATTAAAAAATATAATGTTGATAATATTGCAAAAAGCATAGATCATAAACAAAAAACAATAGAAACTAATGTAAAACGATATAATGCTAATTGGGGCTTATCAAAGAACAGCACAGTTCGTGATAACTTAAACATTCAAAATAAATTAAATTTTGAAAAATTATTAAAAGATAATAATTTTACGTTATTAAATTGGTCACCTGACAAGTTTGGAATGGTTAAAATACATAGTAATGCATGCAATCATACATTCGAATTAAATAAATGGCAAACCTATCAACGGCTTATGATTTCAGATGTAGAATTATGCCCAATATGCAATCCATTTGGAACATGTAAGAATACTAATATTGAATTAAATATTCAAAATTTATTAAAAGAAAATAACATAGAGTTTATTACAAATTATAGGAAATTAATTAATCCATTAGAAGTAGACATTTTTGTCCCAAGTAAAAACCTTGCAATTGAAATAAATGGAATATATTGGCATTCTGACATCTTTAAAGGTAAAGACTATCATACAAACAAACATAAAATGTGTAAAGAAAAGAATATACAACTATTAACGATATGGGAAGACCAATTATTATATAAAAAGTCAATTGTAGAATCAATAATATTAAGTAAACTTGGAATATTTAAAAATAGAATATTTGCAAGATCTTGTGAAATAAAAGAAATTTCAACAAAAGAAGCAACTCATTTTTTAAAAAATACACATTTACAGGGATATTCTACATCAACTGTAAAAATCGGATTATTTCATAATAACGAATTAATTTCAGTAGCAACATTTGGTAAACAACGAATAATGTATAAACAAACTAAAACTAATGATTTTACTTGGGAACTAGTTAGATTTGCAACCAAATTAAATACACAAATAGTAGGAGGATTTTCAAAATTAATGGCATACTTTGTTAGAAAATATAAACCTTTTAAAATAATATCTTTCGCATCAAAAGATATATCAAATGGCAAATCTTATGAAAAACTTGGATTTAATAAGATTAATGAAACTTCTCAAAGTTATTGGTACGTAGATAAAGCTACATTAACTCGACATAATCGATATACTTTTAGAAAAAGTCAACTAATCAAAATGGGATATTCTAAAAAAATGACAGAATTTGAAATAATGAATGAGTTGTCATATTTTAGAATTTGGGACACTGGCCAAATTAAATATCTTCTTACTGTTAACTAATTCACTATTCTGAAATAACCGTTTTTAAATTAAATAGTATAAAATAATAAAAATTAATCGTGTCTAAACTTGATATACAACGAGAAGTTATATATAAATTTCCATTTTTAAAAGATTTTCCATTTTCTGAATATTCTATTAAATTTGAAAATTATGATAAATATGATAATACAAATATCTCAATAATAAAATTTACATATAATAAAAATAAAATATCAATGTCTATTTCGATATTCGAAAACGACTTAGCTTTTATTAAAAATTTAGCTGATTCTATTTCTAATATCGATGAAATTTTTAATATTATAGAAGATGCACTAAATTCACAAAATATTTTAGATAAGAGAAATGGGAATATCATTGCAGAAGAATGGTATGAAGATCTTAATAATGGAAAATCTAGATTAAGTTATAGTACATCTGGTGAAATTTTAATTAGTTTAATAGAATCGCAAGATCAATTCACCTCAATTGTAAATAAATTAAACAAATTAGAGATTGGAAATGGAATAGTTGGCTTAAATGAAACTGAATATTCAATAATATTAACATATTATCAGTTTCGTTTAATTTACATAAAAATGTTATTAGGAATAATAATTTCTTCAAAAATATCAATATGAATTTATATAGACTGTGATTTATGATAAATAATTTTTTAAAATTATAAAATTATAATGAGTCCACACGTTTTAACTTTTTCCAAATTTATATTAGAAAATAGAGAAAATGATATACATACAACATTAGATAAAGAATATGAAGATCAATTATCTGACTTTAATTATGAATCTGAAATATTATCATTAATTGAAAAACTTGAACGTTATTGGATTAAAATGGAGAAAGATTATTTGTGGAATAGAGAATATCGATACTCTTTAAAATTTCCGCATTTTGCATTATACGCAAAACTAGATTATCCAGATTTAGAAAAAATTTCAAAAATTATAAAGGATGATGAAGCTGATGATGATGAATTATTAGATATATGGTATAAATGGATAATGTATCAACGTGCAATATTTATAGATGATCTTGATTATTCTTGGATAAAGCATGTCGGTTGGGGCGGAAATTCTGGTGGATGGATCCTACTTACACCAAACATTAATTATGATGATGTAGTAAATGATATTACTGAGTTATTAGAGTTGTATATTTCAGAAAAAAATGAAATTAAAAATAACGTATCAAATTGGGAATATATTATGAACAATTTAGAAGACCTAGATTATATTCAGTTAAGTGAAATTGGCTTAATTGAAATGCCAGAAGAGATAATTAATCTTAAAAAATCAGCAGATATTGTAATTAAAATAACACAAGAAAGTTTACAAGAAGCAAAAAATATTGAAGCAGATTTAGTTGAAATTAATAATCGACTTATTAAATTTAAACAAAATGCAGATTCTTATTTTTATAGTTATTTAGAAGAGGAATATTAAATTACGATAATAAATATTTTCTTTTGGAAATTGGAAATTTTTGTTTTTTATAAATACTCTCACGCTCTTTTCCATGCTTTATCATATATCCGTCTAAGTCATCAACCAAATCTAAAATTACAACTTTAGTTTTACCTGTTAAATTTCGCATACCTCGGCCAATTGCTTGACGAATAGTAATTTCAGATTTAAAACTTTCTGCAAAAATAATATAATTTACATTTTTTAAATTGATACCAGTTGCAAAAGTACCAAATGAAGCAACTAATACAATATTTGAATTATTTTCCATTATTGATTGATATTCATTTCTATCTGATGTTTCGACTTCTCCATCAATATAATAAACATTTTCATTATTTGGTAAAATGCTTTCTTGTATACGTTTGCCGTATAAATCTTTAACATTATTAAATAAAATTAATTTATTACCAGGTAACCCATTTGCTAACTTAGTGATAAATTTAATTCTCGGTTCATATCCTAAAATAAAAGACTTTTCTATATTATAAAGATCTCCACCTGGTACAGATTTACTATCTGTTAGATCTTTATATTTTTTAATAAAAGGTTCAGTACTTGGATATTTTAATTTAATTTGTTCAATAAAAACATCGACTGAATAATTATTATCAATTAAATACTTAGCACTAACTGTTTTAGTAAGCGGGCCTAAATATTCTTGAATTTTATAAAAATCTGAAAATTGTTCTCCAATCTTAATTGTTCCAGATAATCCTAATTTATATTCTGCATTAGTTGATGCTTTTAAAATATTTCGTATAGAATCACCTTTTCCAGTATGAGCTTCATCTATACAAACAACTCTAAAATTTTCAAAAAATTCAGGCTTTGCCCACCTAGTAATAGTTTTTTTATCATTCTTCTTTTTTCGCTTTTTAGATTTATCCATTATAACACTTTGATATGTTGTGATTAATAATTCACAATCATCAAATAGCTCTTGTTTAAAACTTTTTCCTCCACCAATTTGCATAATATTCCAAGGAATTAACCCTGTCTGATATTCATTATTAAATGCATCAACTGTTTGTTTAACTAACGACACCTTGGGCACAATTAAAATCGCTTTATTGTTTTTATCAATTAATCCTTTTCTTTTCAAAAAAGATAAATATATAAAAAAGATTAGTGTTTTTCCAGCAGAAGTGGCAAGCTCCATTGAACTAAATTTATATTTTAGTCCTTTATATGCAGCATCTAGTTGATATGAATATGGGATTAACGGCTTTCCGTTATCTAAAATTACACCATCTAATAAAACAGAAGAAAACTTATCAATTTGATCCTTTGTAAAATCTAAATTTAATAATGAATCTAATCCATTAATTTTAATTTTACATTCATTCTTTTTTGAAAATTTTAGTAATTCATTCCATAATCCAATTCCGATTAATTTAGTTTTATCATCATAAAACCTATCATAACCATCCCATAATTTTCGTTTATACATTGGATCATGAAAATAACCATCTCTTCTTTTTTTGAAGAACAGTTTTAAATCATATACTTCAAATTTATTTTGAAAATCAATAAGTTCTAAGTGTAATTTGTCTTCTGTAACTTTAAAAGTTAACATTAATTTCCATCTAATAATTTTTGAGAAGCAATTCTATCTTTAATTCCAAATAATACAGAATCAACTGTTTTTATTGCTTCTGAATGAAAATCAATCTGAGCTTTTAATAAATCGATTTTTTCTTGTAAATCAGATAATTTACCATCAACTAAATGTCCTTTTTCAGTTGGCTGATATCTAGCTTGTCCGATTTTAGAAACATTTTCCCATTCAGTGCCTTTTCTAGAACGATAAAGTTTTTTATATTTAATATAATGTTCAATTAAAGTATGATTATCTTCTAATAATCGTTGACGTAAACTTAAAAAAGTTACTTGTACTTCTGGAATATTTTTAATGTTATATAATAATTGTATACCTTCTTTAATTTCAGTAGAATATACGCTACGATCATTTTTAAATCGAGCAGATAACGTTATTTTTTTATCGTCAACTTCCATTATATTATTTTATTTAAAAAGTAAATTAGGTTTTACATTAAAAATGTATAATACATACTTTCGATTTGATAATAATCGCTATTAAATTCTGAAACTTGGTGGCTTGCGTAAATCTTATTTCCAATCGGATGGTGTTGCCCATTTTTATAAAAAATTGAAATAGCTCCATCATATAAGCAAATAATAGAATCTAAGTTATAATGTTTTAACGAACCTTCTACAATATGTTTAAATTCATCTAATGTAACTTTGCTATCTTCATTTGTTATAAAAATACTAGGATATATCATTTTAATATGTTGGCCTGCCTTTGCTAATGAAGTAATTGTTTGAACTGCATATGTTAATTCGCCAAACGAGTCTAAGTCATTTAAAAAAGAGTTATATTGATCAGATGACGTAAAATTATATATTGCAAATGGTTTTTGAGCTTGTACGCAATCTCTAATTAAGTGGTATTTGTTTCCTGAATACTCTCTAGTTCTGCGTAATGTTCTTTCACTCATATTTTTAGTAAATTATTTAAACTACTATACTATTTATTAGTAAAAGAAACAAATTATATACGTATGAAAACAAATATTAATATTTTTGATTTTGATGATACTTTATTTAGAGTACCGAGTTTTCTTTGTGAAACTGCAAAGAACCGTACACCATATCAATGGTATGATGATCCAGCTTCATTAAAAGAACCAAATCTGCCTAAGCCAATTAAGAATATTGTTGAAAAAACATGGAATAAATCTGGCAATGATAAAAATTATTTAATTACACATCGAGTAAAAGCATGTGAACTTGAAATTAATAACTTATTAAAATCAGTAAATTGCGAATTCGAAGAACGCTTTTTTCTAGGAAGAGTTGATAATAAAGTGATGAAAGTCCTTGAAATTTTAGATAAAAATCCTCAATGCAAAAAATTAACAATATATGAAGATTCATTATTCGAAATAATGAATTATGCTGCGATGCTAGACGATGAATTATCTAATGAAATTGAAATAATTTTTGTTTTTGTAGATAAACGTAGAATTATTTCATTTCCAATAAGTGTTGCAATTAAATTAACTGAATATAATATTGATATTGAAAAATTATTTGTTGTTGTATGATATTATTCATAGAAGGAAGTCGTGCTGTTGGAAAAACTTATTTAATCAATAAGTTTTTTGAACAAGTTAAATTAACTAATATTGAATATTATAAATTTTATTTTGCAAATCATATTAAATTACTAAATTTACAAAATCTTGATAATTCTTCAGCATTACACTATTTTAGTTTGGGAAATATTATGACAATATTAGAAATGAATTTGCGAAAAGAATATAAAGATAAAATTTGGATTTTTGATCGTGCTATTATTTCTGCATATGCTTGGGCTATTTTAAGAAATCGATTATCATTTGAAACGGCAAAGTCTGAATATTTAAAACTATTAAGTAGTAATTTATATTCAAATTGTAAAACGCTGGTAATTAAAACAAAAATAGATCGTTCAACAATTGAATCTACTAGAAATAAAGATGTATTTGATGGACTTCATACAACACTTAATGAATACACAAAATTATCTGAATTTGTTGAAATTGGATTTCAATTTCTAAATGATAAAAATAAAAATAATAAGATCGTTTCAATTACAAATAATTTTGACGAAGAATCAACTATTAAATTCATTGAAGCAGGAACACATCTTTTATCGTTACCGACTAATAAATAATAAAAATTATTATGTGTAAATATACACAAATCTGTACATGGCAGGATTATCACATCTAAAAGATATATTAGAAAAAAAGGGAGTTGACTTCATTAATAATTTACTTAATAATCAAGTTATTATTAATGAAAAAATGGATGGTGCTTTTTTTGGAATAAAAAAAGATACAACTACTAATAAAATTCGATTTTTTAAAAGAAATTCTGAATTTACTTATGTGGATCGAGTATTAAGTAAATTTTTTGAAAAAGCAGTATCTTATTTTGAAAAAAATAATGATAGATTTTTAAAAGAAATTCCACCAAATTATTTTTTTGGAATGGAATATTTTTCAAATAAAAAATCTCAAAGTATTGCATATGATAAGATTCCGAAAAATAATTTAATTTTAAGTTACATTAATATATTAGATGAAACGGGAAACATCGTAAGAACAATACAAACAAAGGAAGAACTTAATGAATGGGCAGATATTTTAGGAATAGAACGGCCTCCTATTATATTTCAAGGAAAACTATCAGATGAACAAAAAAAGAAAATTAATGAATTTATTCATACTCCATTTAATGAATTATTAGAAACTTTTAAAACAACATCATTTACTCGTTATATAATTTCAATATTAAATCCAAATTTAGAAAAAACATTTTTAAATGATTCATTAGATAAAGATATTGAAGGCGTAGTTTTTAGGTTTTATTCAAAAGATACAAAAGAAGATCCAGTTTTTGTAGCAAAACTAATAGATCCAACATTTCAAGAATTTGCAAAAAAAAGAGCAACTAATCAAAACACAAATAAAAGTGATGATTATGTTTGGATAATTGTTATTGATTTAATGAATTTTATAGAACTGTATTCATTAAGTGAATTAAGAAATATTAAATTAAATGGAAACACTTATGAAGAACGATATATTTCATTAGTAAATGAATTGTATTTAAAATTCATAAAAGAATTTGGCCAAAAGTATAGGGACTTAGATATTCAAGTTCCAGATTTTTTACAAAAAGAAGAGTTTAGCGTAAATCTAAAATTATTAAAAGATAAAAATGTTGAATCAATGATTGAATCTAACTCTAATTTTAAAGAAATCTATAGAATTTTCTTAAATATGTTTAGAAAAAAGAAAATTCGAGTAAATTCATCATTCTTTACAAAAGAAATGAAAGTTAATTTGAATGATCAAATTAGTAAAATTAGTAAAATTATTATGGGAGATTCAGTATATGAAAGTTATTTTCCAACATTTAATGAATTTGTTGGAGAAGATCGAGATCCTGGATATTTCGAAACCTTTAAAGAACTTGAAAATCGAAAAACTAAACCAGTTAATTTAATAATTTCAGACTTTCAACCAATACACATTGGACATATTAAGTCAGCTGAAAGTTTATTTGATGAGAATGGTTTACCGTGTTTATTAGTATTAGTTCATAATGGACGAATTACTAAAATGAAACCTTTTAAAAAGGAAACAATTGTAAATGGTTTACAAAAATTACAAAGTACTCACCCAAGTTTTATAACTGGATACGTTGCAGTTCCTAATGGAGAAGTTGAATCATTATTAAAAACAATAAAACCAGACTATGAACCTAATATTATTGCTGCAACTAAGAGTAGAATTAGAGATATTGCTTTACAATTAGAATTAGCAAAAAAGCGTAGTAGAAATTTAAATTTCAAAAATAATGTTAGATTAATGGAAATGCCGCAAGCTGCTATAAAAGACATCATTATGGACACTATTAGAAATAATGATTATCGTACTTTTAAATCAGCGGCTCCATCAGAAATTCATTCAGATTTCATAAACATGACAAATGATGTAATGGAACAAATGAATTCTAATATTCAAATAAATGAGGGAAAGAAACTTAATGAACAGATTGATTCTAACATAAAAAAAGATGATATTCAATTAGCAAAATTCGATTTAGATAAACTAAAATAAAAAAAAACCTCAATTAAATTGAGGTTTTTTTATAAATTTAAACAGTTTTAAGAAATCGCTTAATTTCAGCTTGAAGTTTAATCCGGTCGTCAATGTTGGTTGGAACATTTCCTAGTCTCATTTTTCGAGAAAGAATTTTCCAATTTTCAGAATTCATAAACAACGATCGCATACCAGCTTTCCAACTAAGTTTAGCTTGTTTAATTTTTTGATATTCTTCAAAATTACTTCTAATACTTTTAATAGCTTCCATAATTATTTTTATTTTAATTTGATTTTGTACTAAAGTACTAAATAATTTTAAAATAAGGTTGTAAATTCACCATTTATAAAATTAATATGTTGAGTTTTACCGTCTTCATGAATTATTACGTGCGATTGTAACCAACTACTTGGACCAATATTATAATTAACCCTAAGCTTAGTTGACGTTCCTACAGCTAATGCACCGTCCTTTCTACCTGGAGAATGATAGTGTCCTGTTATAATTTTTGTATTTAAATTACGATATTGATTTAGTGAACCATATGATCCATTTTGACCAATATCGCCATGCTGAGCAACTTCCCAATCTTTAATTAAATAACTTTCACTTCGATTTAAAGTAATAAAATTTGGAAATCTTTCATTAATTAAATATGGAATAACTCCATTTTTAGCTTTTCCGCTTAAAATTAATGTTGAATATTCCATATATTCTAATGCATTTTTAATAGTTGCACCTTTTCGCCAGTCAGTAGTTTGTAACCACTTATCTAAAAAGTCATCATGGTTTCCACGAACAATTATTGTATTATAATCAGCACTATCAAAATCTTCTAATCCTTCTAACATACATTCAACATCATCCTTTAAACTATTAGAACCTGATAATTCGCGTTCATATTGAATAAACGGATTATTCATATCATGATGATTTATTGATAATCCATCAAACACATCATGTAATACTACATTTTTAGGTTTTATTACCTCAAACAGTTTTAATGTTTTATGAATAACCGTTGGATCGTGTTGACCAAAATGAATATCTCCAAGAACAATACCTGCAATCGAATTAAGTTTAATTATCTTACTTTCTCCGTTTATATATTCAAGTCTAGTATTTAAATCACTAAAGCTCCCATCATTAGTTGCAGTTACTTGTCTTACAAAAAAAGTTGATTTATCTTTAATTTCAACAATAACAAATCCTAAAGTATGATGAAACTCTCCTTTTTTGCCGGCTTTCGAATCTGTATAATTACTTAATGTACAGGCACCAGTTGTAACCATTACCTTTGGCAAAACTCCCTCTAATACTGGAATTGTTTCCATTTGAACTTTTGGCGATCCAAAAACACACGAATCTACACCAGATAAAGCCATCATTCCAGACATTGGATTAATTGCAGTAGGCTGAATTTTAATATCAGACATAATCCAAATATGTTTATGTGGATTATGTCTATTTGCATCTAAGTATTTTTCAATACGATTATCCCAAGTATTATAATCATTATCTGTAAATACCGAAGTTGGATTTTTATAACGACCAGCAATTACATGGATATCTGCATTAATATGTTCAGCATATTTTTCTAAATTAGAAACAAATTTTTCATGTATAGGCGTATCATTTTGGGCCCAAGTAATTAAAAATCTTTTCTTTTTACTAAGTTTACGTTCTTTAGCTTTAATAAATTGCGGAGACTCAATTGTTGCTTTTTCACTGATTCCTAATTTAGATATCCATCTCCTAACAGTACGTTCTGATTTATCTAAATACATGCTAAGTCTTTCCATTCGTTCATCCCAACTAAGATCTAATCTATAAATTGAAATAATCTCTGAAATGTTGGTAGGTGTTAAATCTTCAAAATTCATATATCTTTATTTAACATTTTAATTATCTATATTTTATATACAATACTAATAAAGTTTTTATTATGTATGTTATTAATAGAAGACTTGAATAAATAATAAAGATATGGAAAAAACTCATAAAAATGCAAAAAACTATAGAGAAGGCAAAGAACCTTTGTCAAATGCAGTACTTCAACACCCAGACGGAAGCCCAGTTTATGATTACATAAAAGGAAAAATTGAAAGAAATTTCTGGGTTATTCCATTTAAAAAATGGAATAACAATCAAAAAATTACACATAAACAATGAAAAAAATAGAAAAAATTGATATTGGAGATCTTCCTATTTTTAATGTAATTGATACGAACTTAACTGAGCCCGAACAAACAGTTGAAATTGATATAGAAAAACAAATTAATCAAAATGATTTAAGTGAACCTCCAAAAAATAATGATTTAAATATATCAGTTTTTATATTAGCATTATTACGCATTGCTGATCAAGCGAAAGTTATTCACTTTCAAGCAGACACTAAGCATGAACATATTGAATTTGGAAATTTTTATGATGAATTCATTATAATAATGGACGACTTAGTTGAAAGTATTTTAGGAAAATATGGGTTAAACGAATTTAAATTCGGATCAGCAAATTTAGAGTTAACTGATAGAGACCTTGCGATTTCTAACTTTTTTACTGATATTGATTATATGCTAAGAGAAGTTCCTAATCAAATTTTTGATAAAGAAATTGATAATGAAATTTTTGCAAAGATAGATGAATTATTAATGCTAAAAAATAAAACGCAATATTTATTGCTATTTAAGTAATATGTTTAATGTAAAACGGATAAATCAATTAGAAAAAATTCTACTAGAATCGAATTTAATAAAAACAAATCAACAATTTGTTGCGATAAATCAAGATTATCAAAAAGCAAATAATGATAATGATAAATCAAATATATATCAAAGATTAGATTATTTAATTGATATGATGATTGATCAACAAATTATTAATTTTGAAAAAGATCTTGAACAACCAATTGGTGAACGTGAATTTGGCTCTGATTATGGAACTAAATTAATTATCGAATATTTAAAATATTGTAAAACTAGATTAATTAAACTAAGTGAATTAATTAATGTTGAACTTAAAAAAAGTAGCATTAATACTGAAAAATTAAAAAGTTTATCAATTGATAGAATTAAAATAGCTGCTAGAATCGAAGCATTAGATCAAATATATACAGCATTTAAAAAAATTAATGATCAAGATTTACATGAACGAGCAGAATCAGTCTTATCTGAAATTATACGAATCAAATCTGAAATGACGAATGCATATGCTAAATCAATTGAAGAGATTGGACTTGCGATTAAAGAACCATTAATTTTAATAAAAAAACAAGATAAACAAAAAGAACAAAAAAAAGAGTATGCAGGTTCAATATTAACTAAATTAAATGGATTAGATACAATTATTCAATTTTATCCAGCTGATGATAAAAAACAAGCTGAGCAAGCTGAGAATACAATAGAAGGAACTATTATAAATGAAATTGGAAATGAAGATTTTGAGAAAATAAAAAAAGAAATTTTAAATAGTGAAGAAGAACTTGTAATATTAAGAAGAATTTTAAGATTAAAGTACATGCATTTTGGAAGTGAAGAAGATCTATTTAAAGAAGTAGATCAAATAAAAGTTTCGATAAATGGACTTGAAGGAACTCGAAATAGAATGCCAATTTCTAAACCTGCAGCAATCACGTATTTGCGAAAAGTATTACAAGATGAAGTTTCTAAAATTTTAGCTAATATGAGAGCTAAAAACATAACAACTAAAGAAACTAAAGGAATTCATTATGATTTTAATATTAAATTACCATTATATACAAAAGTTGCATTGTCAGTTAATGGAAAACAAATTGCAGATAATTCAAAAATTATGAAATTTAGAAAAAGGTTTCAATCTATAATGGATTTAATACCGGCTGGATCAATCGAAACTACTCCAGCTGGAGAAGCTTGGGCAAATTTTGGACAACAAACACATTTAGCATACGCAAAAGTATTGAATAAAGCAGGTAGAGTTATAGGAAAAATGGTTGGTGGAAGAGAAGGGGAAATGAAAGGAGATGCTATAACTAGATTACTTATACCTAGTACAGATGTACTAAATAATGATAAATTAAGATCAAATGAAACAATTAATGAAGAAGGAAGTCCTGTAGCCGGTGGATCTACTCCAGGGACAGCATATCAAGTTCCCAGTAGTATTGGATCGCAAGGGGCAATACAACCACCAACTGAAAATACAATTGGATCTGGAGATAAATTTCAGCCAGGAATACCTAAGAAAAAAACTAAAAAGAAAAAGAAAAAGAAAAAGACAGTATATGAAAAAAGGTTAACTGTTATGAATTTTTCAACATTTTCAAAATAATTACAAATAATGAATTTTAAAATACAAGATCGAGTTATTATAAAAAGTAAAGACCAAGAAGAAGAAAATATGAAAATATTTCAAAAATTACAAGGTATTCCCGGTATAATAACTGATATTTATTATAATGATTATGCGCCAGAAACGCAAAGATATGAAGTTACAATAAAAAAACCAATAATAACAGAAGACGGAATTGAGCTCACAGTAATTGATGGGTTATATAATGAAAATTTATTAATGGCAAATAATCCAGATAAAATATCTGAAAATAATCATGCAATTACTTCATTTTTGGTATATGAATCTATAGAAAACGGTTCATGGTATTATGGATTAGTTGATTGTCATGGAATTATTTCATTTATTAAAGAGCCTGATGAATCAGATGAATGGAGCGATGTTGATCAATTATTCGATATAGGGCTAATTGATATAGATTCTAGCGATTCTCCTGAAAAAAAAGAATATAATAAAAAGGTTAATATGATGAGCATGACAGCTCGAGCAAATCAACAACGATATACTCTTGTATATCGAGCAAAAGTTTCACCAGAAACAGCTACCGATATTAGTTTATTATTAAAAAAAGGAAACGAGGAAGAAGCATTAAATATATTAAAAAATGAAGCAATCGAAGTTCAGCTTGCAAAAAATGGTGGAATTAATTTAGAAAAAGCATGGGATAAAATCCCAAATCCAATGCTCGATCCTATGTATTAAATAAATATTTTCAATATTGTAAATTGCCTAATAAATAATTAAAAGTAATTTATAATATGACAGGTGGATTTTCTATTTTTGACCAGCTTAGTGGATTTACCTATAATACAGTTGGTCCATTCGCTAATTTTCCAATTATTAATACTAGCCCTAAGTCAACACTATTAAAAGTAGAAGAAGCTTTTTCTGGAGTAAATTACTTAGAAGCTTTAACTAAAACAAGTAAAGCTGGATTAGTTGATAATTTAAGCAATTTAAATAATTATAAAAATTCAGGAGGCTCATTACAGTCATCTGACGCCGATTCTATCTTTAATAAGTTTTCAATATTTAAATATTCAAAATTTATTAATGGTGCAGTATATCAGCCGCAAGCTCATTTTATTGGATATGGATTAGGAACAAAAAATGATCCAAACAATGATGCAAACCCGCTTATTAATCTAGCAACAACTACTAATAATATATTATCAGCAAATAATGAAATTGCTAGACAAAAACGAATAAACAGTTTAGTAACAGATAATGAGCTTGCTTCAATAATGGCAAATGCAATTGAAAAAAATGAATTAATTACACAATCTGCGAATGAATATGCAATTAAAAATGCATCTAGTATTGCAAACCCAACTGCAAAAAATATAATAAAATGGGCAAGCACTCAATCAATGCATAGTACAACTGGATTTCAGCCATATGCAATGACCGATTTTATGTTTTGTAAAAATTATGGAAAAATTCCAAATAATAGATTAATTACACTAAGGCGATATCCTTTTCCAATTGATGATGCGTTAAGAATACCAGGTAGAAAAAATCCAATTCCAATTGCGCAAGCAGTTACTTGGTTTGGCGGAGATACTAAAAATACATTATCTAAAATCGGAGTAATGAATTGGAATATGAAATGGAAAACACTAAAAGTTACAGAACAAGAAATTGAAGGTAATGAAGTAACAGTTACTGATTTAGCGAATGTTTTTAAAAAAATACCAAAACTTGAAAAATTAGGAGATACGTTATTGAGTGTTTACGTTGGACTTAATGGAAATAATGCACAACTACAACAGTTATCTGGAATTGAAAAACGCATGCAAGACTATATTAGAGCATTATATACTGACACTGGACCTTATTGGAATCGAGTATATGGACCAGTTAATGTAATACATGAATCTACTCGTAGAGAAAGAGGAATGCAAGATGGATGGGACACACCATTTACTATTAATTTTCATTATTCATTTAGATCATTTAATGGTCTAAGTCCTAAAATTGTTGCTTTAGATTTAATATCGAACTTTCTAAATTTAACATATAATGATGCAGAATTTTTAGGACAATTATCTAGATATTTTCCAAGATTAGGAGTTAAGTTTGATCAAACAATGACGGAGTTAATAGGAGAAGTATTAACTAAATGGGGAACAAGTTTCAATAATGATTTTGCGTCAATCGCAGATCAATTGAACCCTATATTAAATGCAATGAAAACTTCTGCATTAAAATCGTATGATGATTTAATTCAAACTGACGGAGCTGGCAATAATTTCTTTAAAACAGTCGAAACTGGAGCAGTTAATACTGCACAAGCCTTAACTTCTTCTTTACTGTCAGAAGTTATTCCTAAATGGATTTCAGCTAAATCTGCTTTGTCAGATCGACCAATTGGCGAATGGCATTTGGTCGTTGGAAATCCAATGAATCCTATAATGACAATGGGAGATTTAATCGTTAATCAATGTACCTTAGAATTTGACGAAGAAATGGGGCCTGATGATTTTCCAACGGGGTGTACTTTTTCAGTAAAATTAAAACAAGGAAAGCCTAGAGACAAAGTAGCAATAGAACGTATTTTTAACTTAGGACAAGCTAAATTAACATATAATAAATTAAGAAATCCATCATCAGCCGATGATACTTTTGGTGAAACTAATAATGAAAAATGGAAAGAACTAGTTAATGGTAGTGTTAATGGAGAAAACGCACTCTCTGATGAAGAAAAAGAATATATAACACAAACGTTAGGAACAGGATCATTTGATCAATATAGAAATCGTATAAGAAAATCTTATGGATATACAGCTACGCCAGATACTAAAGTTTCTAATCAAGATGGAAGCTCTTCGAGTGAATTAGGTATGATGGATGATTCATTATTATGGTTATACTTTGATAGAGGAGAAGAAAAAACCTAATTAATTATGTTATTTTTAAAAACATTAACAAATAAAAAAACATTTACTAAAGCAAATGGAGATCTTCTTGTTGATCTAATAAGAAGGTCGGTATCATTTTTAGGAATTCGTACAAATTCTGGTAAAACATATATAGTAACAGAAGAGACTGCAATGCGGCCTGATTTAGTATCTCAATATTTCTATCAAGATCAAAATTATTTAGATGTATTATTAAAATATAATGGATATTCTAATCCATTTGCATTAGACGTCGGTGATATATTAAAAATTCCTAATGTTAAAACACTTGAAAAATTTAGCAAAGAACAAGTAGATGAAGTAATTGGCAGTAATGGTTATACTGGAGGAACTGACACTTTTGGTACAAGTGCAGGATCATTATCAAATAATATAATGAGTCGCAAAAAATCAACAAATATTGTTCTTTCTCCAAAAACAAAAAAAGACAAAGCTAGATTAAAATATCTATTACAAAGAAGTAATATCGCAGATGCTAATTTGGCTAAGTTGAATGCATTAATTAATAGTGGATCAATTAATCCAGAAGATATAACTAGTCAAGTATTAGCTGCACTGCAGGGTGGAAATTTTTCTGGGACAAAACCTTCAAATTCAGCATTTCAAGTTGGAAATACTGTACCTGTTCCTCCAAATATTGCATTAGATAATGGAGTAAAAATAGAAAATGGAAGAATAATATTTGGAGCAGACGTAACTAATCTTAAAAAAGAAGATTGTACAGAACCAGTATCTAGAGCTAAACTAAAAGAAACTCTATTAAAAAATAAAATTGCATAATGTCGCAAGAAAATAGAATACTCATAAGAAATGCTCCAACACTTACTCCTAGATTAATAGCATTACCAGACTATGAAAGCGAAAAAGCTAAAAATAGTAACAGGCAATTATTTGATAGAGAAGGAGCTAGTACGTATCGTCGGCAATCTGGAAAATCTAATCCACTTATTAAAATAGGAACTTCAATTTTACCTAGCAATAATATTATGTCTTTAGAAATTAGACAAGATTCTTTTATTCCTGAAATTCAATTAATGTTCACAGATTATGAATTTGCATTTACGTCTAGAACATATCCGGTTTCAGACATAATTGTTAGTATATTTATACAATCCAATGTAAAAGAACTAAAATCTTTTTCTGGAGATTTTATAATTACAAATATTTCATCAATTCCTATCCCCGGAAGTAATAATATTATGTATTCAGTTAGTGGAGAATTACATATACCTAAATTATATTCTTCATATTCAAAATCATATAAAAATATGTCGTCATTAGCAGTCCTTGAACAAGTAGCAAATGAATTAAATTTAGGATTTGCAGATAATCAGCCAGAAGGAACTAATGATATCATGACATGGTTAATGCCAAATATTTCATATAGAGAATTTATTAATCAAGTTATAAAGTTTGCTTATAAAAATGATAATTCATTTTTTGATTGTTTTATAGATCGGTATTATAATTTAAATTTTATTAATGTTGAAAAACAATTTGCTAAAGATACAGAAATTGATACTGGGTATATTGCAAGAGACCAATCTAACCTTAATATGAATCGAGTATTACCAAATGACGAATTTGATTCAGTTGAAGTTCCTATTATTTTAACAAATCATCCAAATATAAAAGGTAACGAATTTTACATAATTGATTTTAATTTAATTAGTAATCATGGTGAAATATTAAAAAAATATGCAATTCGCAGTTATTTATATTGGTATGAGCATGGATCAGCAAGTCCTAGTGTAGAAAACGAACCAACTAAAAAATTAGAAAGTCCACCATTTAGAATGCAGTATGTAGAACCATTAATATCAACGATAACAAACGATGGAAAGCTCCCACAAACTACTAGTTTAAATGAATATGCAACAAATGATGAAACTAGTCCAATTGTAAATGACCGAGATTGGGCTGGCTTGGATTATGGAAATGCACATCCTTCTTATAAATTCGCAGAATTATTAAATTTTAAAAATAAAATAGAAATAGAAAAAAATTTATTAGAAATAACATTATCTGGATTCAGTTTAAATATTATTAGAGGAAGCCGCGTTAGAGTTGAAATGTTTTTAAATAGATTATCTGCATTAAATTCAAATGTTTTAGCTGAAGATTATGACCCCGAGTCAGAACCAGTATTAAATGATATAGAAGATAATACATCAGAAAGAAATAGTGCACTGAATAATTTAGTTGAAGATAAAGTATTAAGTGATTTTTATTATGTTAAAGAAATTACATACACATATAAAGATGGTAAATTTATGACTCATTTAAAACTGAGCAGAAGACATTGGATTTTACCATTACCTAAAAATGAAATTTATGTATAATGGCAACACCAATAAACGAAATAAGTAGAGTTAATCAATTTATAAAATCATCAGTAGATGATTACCAAGACCCTATATTTTTAACATTCGCAATTGATTTTTTTCCAATAGAAAAACAATATCCAATGGGCGATCGTTTATTAAATTCAGCTTTATTAAAACCAAAAAATGGATCAGATTTAATAGATGAAAAAAATAGAGAAGTTGAATTTTCTGCAATAAAATGGTTAAATGAATATTACCAAGGTTTCGATCATCCAAGGAGAGACCCAGCTGTCGCATTAGCTAGAATGCATAGTAATTTAAAATTAGTTCAAGATTCTCCATGGTATTTTCAATCAATTACTGGAATTGGAGATTTATGGAACCGTTCATATAATGTAGAAAGAGGAAATAAATTGACAAAAATAACAATTAATGCAGTTGATTCAATTAAACAGCCATTAACAGAAATCGCTGAAGATTATATGACTGCTGTCTATGATCAAGATAGATTATCATATAGATTGCCTGATAATTTAAGATGGTTTGATATGACAATTGCATTATTTGAAATACGTAATATACAAGACTATTCAAATAATTTTTTTCAATATGATGAACGTGGAAATTTAATAAGTGGATTAAACGTTGTTAAATTTAATTGTAAAATGTGCGAATTTGATTTTACTAACTTTTTAGACGGATCAATTTCTGAACATACGATTTATAATAACGAAAAGCCACTTTCTCCAAGAGTCGATATTAATATTGGTTGGGTTGAACAAGAAAGAATTACATTGGGAGAAGGTGAAGACTATCGAAAAATGGCACTAGTTGGAGGCGTTTTAGACACATTAAATAATAGACTAAGTAGATTTATTCAAAATGCAACAAGATTGCCAGGAGAAATCATCGGATCAGTACTAAATGAAGTACAGACATTTGCTGAAGTTAAAACAATGGGAAATATTTATACTGGAGCAAATGCTGCATTAACAAATATGCGAAATATACCAGGAAGATTAACTGGAAGAAATCCAATAGTCGGCCCGCCTAATTCTAGTAGTGTTGGAGATGATATATATCAAGATATAAATACACCAAAGGTTGATAATATCGGTAATGTATATTAATCTATTTTATAAAAGTTAGTATAAAATTAAAATGAATAAAACACAAAGAAATAATAAATATCAAGCAATTTATTTAGGAAAAGTTGAAGATATAGATGACCCTTTGTACGAAGGCAGATGTAAAATTAGAGTATTTTCTATATTTGATAATTTAGAATTAGAAGATTTGCCATGGGCAGCACCTGCGGCAAAACCGTTATTTTTTGGACAAGACGCAAGAAGTGGATCATTATCAATTCCTAAAGTCGGAGCAATTGTTAAAATTATATTTGCAAACGGTGATATTTATTCTCCAGAATATATTCAAATACAAGAAGTTGGTGATGATATTAAAGATGAATTAAAAAAGGGTGGTACTAAATATGAAGGTGCACATTTTATTTTATTCGACGGCGATGAAGAAATTAAAGTTTGGTTTGATCAAGAAATCGGATTACAAATAGAATTAAAGAAATCATTCGTTCGCATAGATAATAACACTTCTAATATTTTAATTGAACATAAGGATAATTTATCATCAATTTCATTAGAAGATAATGTTATTAGAATAGTGTCAGACTCAGAAGTAAAAGTTACAACTGGATCAAAAGCAACAATTACTGCAAAAACAGTTCATATTGATGGATTAAATACAGTACTCGGAGCTAGCTCTATACAGAATAGTGCAGTTAGAGGAGAACCATTGATGGCATTACTTAAAACAATAGCAGCTGCAGTAGATGCTAAAATGCCAGCAACAGCTGGGGCATTGGCAGCAACAGTAGAAGCGTCAAAACCTATGGTATTATCTAGATCAGTAACAGTTGGTGCTTTCTAAAAAGAAATATTAAATTCATTTTCACACGTAGTAAGTTCAACTTCTTCTTTTGGTGTTGAACTATCACCTAAATGAGATTTACTAAAACTTAATTTATGAGTTGTTCTAGATTTATTAATATCTTCTTCTAAGGTAGGAATATCTAATCTATTTGGAAAAAATCGACTAGATGCATAATATTTATCAGCTAAGTTATTTCTAACCATTTCCATATGATGCATAGAAATATCATCTCTATTTAATACTTTTACTTTTACATAATTATCATCAACTAATCCACGAGTTGGATCTATTCCTGAAAAATGAGTTTGCATAACATGATGTCTAGAATTAGCAGTTATTCTATAAATAAATGGAACTTTCCATCTAGCATATCCTCTATGCAAAGTTGGCGAAACATAATTTATGTATTCGACAGCGGTTGCATCTAAGTTTTCATTTTCAATAATTTCTTTTGCTTTTATAAATTCATGTTCCCTATAAAATTCGTCAGCATCCATCGAAAGATAATGTGTACATTTATTAAAAATAGCAAAATTTAAACAATCTTGTCTTTTATTTAATTCAAATCTCTTTGCTTGCATCACTTCATTTGGACTAATTAATCTACTTGGTATGAATTTTGTAAAATGAATTAAGTGATCAATTAATTTATCATTTTTTAATTTATTTAAAGTTGGAAGTAAATTAGGCGAACACTGAGTTCCTCCCCAAGAAATAGTTTGATATGAAACTATTACTATATCAACAACCTCTCTAATTGAACGAATTGATTGCTCTAATGTTTCTAACCCATCAAATACTATATACCCTGCTGCTAATTTCATTTATTAATATCTATTATTTAATAATGATCTGTTTTTCCACAAATTTGACATTCATAATGATTTTTATGCGAATCATTACCTATACATTCAAATGCAGATTTGCCGTCTTCGTATTTATGAGTACAAATTTCTTGCATTGCATCAATCGCGTTATTAATTTTAGATATTCGAGCTTTTAATTCAGTTCGCTCATTTTTTAATTTAGTTATTGTGTCTTTCATAATTAATAGATTTTAAATTTTTAAATATAATTTTTTTATAATTTAAAATTAACAAGTAAATCACTATTATCAATTGATTTTGTATATTTATTTAATTCATTTTTTAAATAAGATCTATATTCTTCTGGTATAGAATTTAAGGTATAATCAAAATAATTAATTAACCAATTTAATTTAATATCTTTATATTCTAATAATTCTGGTATATCTAAATTATATTTATTCATTGCATATATTAAACTAGCACCTTGTTTTAATGGTCTTTTTGATATAAATTTATAAATTTCTGAATTTTTATTATACTTTATTTTTATACCATTTAATAATTTTTTTCTAAAACATTTATAACAATTATTACAACCTTTACCATTTACTCCTCTTATACAAGATTGTGCAATTAATTTATTATCATTTACTATTTTATTTGTTAATATTTCAGAACAAGGAATACATGGGTAAAATAATGGAATATTAGCATTTTTAAAAAAATTAAACCAGTTTTCATAATAATCAGTATTATGAAAATCTCTATATTTATATCCTTTTTCTATATATGTTGATTCTAACATCATACCAGTTGATAAATACCCAATATTTAAATAATCTAATAATAATATAAATCCACCAAAAAATGAATAATCATTCATAAAACCAGGTCGTAATTGTTGACCAGTTGATTTATTATAATGATATCTAATATCTTCTAGATCTGATTCAATCATTATAACATCATGATTTGTATTATTAATAACATATAATGCATTATCATGTTTATATAATGATTTTCCATTTATTATTCTTTTATGATGAAATAAAATTAATTTATCTTTTGGTAATAATGAATAAGCAGCAACTGAATCAATTCCACCAGAAAAAGCTAACCCTATTTTATCACCAGAACTTTTTCTTTTAAATTTATAATTTTTTAATTTTGTATCTATAGGATAATGAAGTATGATTAATGATAATATTTTTAATTCATCATCTACCTCTTTTATATTAAAATAAGATGGCATTATAAAAATAGTTTTAATGCCATTATAATTTATAATTAATTCATTATTTTTTTGTGTAAATATTTTATTTAATTCCATATTTTTATTTTTATTTTATTATGTTATATTTAAATGTTTATATTTCATATTTCTTTAGTAAATTTTGCAGTTGTTCTAGGAATATAAATTTCTTCTTTTGAATATTCTTTTTTAATTTGTTTTTTATATGAATTTCTTAATTCAGAATTAAACCCTGTTTCTGGATTTAATGTTAAACTTTTAGAATGTAATCTTCTATAAAAAACAGATTTTTCTAGATTATAGAGTCGAATACTTGATCCTAATCTATGTATTAATTCAGTATCTGCTCCACATTTCCATGGCATATATCCACCAGCAAAGGAATCTATCATTGCTTTTCTAAAATAAATTATTCCATGAGCAATATGTGTTTTTATTTCTACTTGGTTAGTTTTATTTTGAAAATTATTATACGCTAATCTAACAATATCATTGAATCTATTAGCTGCGACTTCTTTAACTAAAAAGGGTCTCATAATATCATCAGAATCAAATCTTATGATATTATCATATTTTGCTAATGATATTAAAGTATTTGTTGTTATATAAGTTCCAACGTTTTTATCCATCATATATACACTAAGATTTCGATATTTATGATGTATTTCTTTTAATTTATTTAATGTTTTTTCACAATTATCTACTCCGACTAATATTTCAAATTCATTATTATCAATAAAATATGTTTGTTTTTCTATTGAATCTAAACACTCTTCTATATAATCAGCGGTATTATATGCAGTAATTAATATGCTAAATGGATATCGGTTTGGATCTTCTGTTGTTGTAGTCGTAGTTGTTGAGACTACTGATTTTTCAAAAATATTGTGTTTAGCTTTACTAATGCTTTTAGTTAATTTAATAAGTTTTTTATTTTTTTCAAACTCATTAATATATTTTGTGGTTTTATTAGTTGATTTAAATGTAGTATTTTCTAAATCAAATGCAATAACTCTATCTAAGTTTAAATTTGAAATATTTGAACTATTTAATAATGCTCCATTTACTAATTGTAGATTACTTAATTTTTTATTAATTAAAAAATTTCGATATATTGAATATGTAAACGCAGTATCAGTTATTTGTAAATAAGAATTTCTTCTAATTGAAGAAAACGCAGTTTTGAATTGATTTCCTTTTTTTAAAAAGCATAACTTTGTTGATATTTTACCTTGATATTGTTTATAAAAAACACTCTCAGTATTAGAAGTTTGTAAATTATTAATAACAAAAAGAGTTGGATCTATATAAAACCGATCATCATCAATATATTCAAATAATACTTTAATAAAAGCTTGATTTGAATAATCATTTTCTAAATTATGTGATTCTAATTCTAATATTTTAAAATTATTAAAATATTTATTTAGATATTTAAAATTAGAACTAGGTAATTCATAATCAGATAATATAATTAATTCAACTTCTGTATTTTGAAAGCATGTCGCAATTGAAAATATTGATTTATTAAAATATTTCTTAATCGAATTATCAAAATATGTATATACTTTGATCATTTTTGGTAAATTTATTTTATTTATTAATATAAACTAATATTATACATTTAGTATAGTACTCAAAAAAAGCAAATAGATTTTGGAAAAAGAAACATATTATTCTATATTAGGAATCACAAAAGAAGCAACTGATAAAGAAATTAAAAAAGCATATCGAGATCTTTCTAAAAAATATCATCCAGATAAAAACCCAGATGGAGAAGATATGTTTAAAAAAATAACAGAAGCATATTCAGTATTAAGTGATCCTATAAAAAAACAGAATTATGATATTTCTGGAAATCCAGATAATTCATTGAATTCTATGTTTAGTCATATGACTACTATTATCCGAGCAGAACATCTAAATGTATATTTGGAAGAATCATTGTCAATTCTTGAATTAATAAATGGCGTAAACCGTACACTTAAATATACAATAACTAATTCTAGTTTATCAGAAAGTAAAACTGAAGAAAAAAAAGTTACTTATAAAATTAATATGTCAACTTCAACATATCCAATGATTATGTTAGATGATAAAGTTGGGATTGTATTAAAAGTTAAAGGAGCTGGCTCTAATCAAGAAATTGAAGGATTTGGAATGGGATTTGGCGGTAAAAAAACAATGTTAGCGTCTGGCGATTTATATATTAAAATAAATATAGATTGGAAAGATCTTATTTTATCAGAAAATGGCGATCTTATTCATAATTATGAAATGCAATTATATGATATATTATTTAATGACGAAAATGTATTAGAAACAGTTTTTAATAAAAAATATAAAATAAAAAAGATTAATTCTAAATCTTTAGATAATATTAAAATTAAAATACCTAAAATTGGAATAATGAACAATTTTGGAATTAGAGGATCTTATATTTTTAAAATTATTCCAATTATGCCAGATCTTTCTAAACTTAATGAAGATAAACTTACCTCTCTTAAAGAATTGCTTAGAAACCTTTGATAAATAAGATTAGTTAATGTTTTATATTTTATAAACATTACTAATAAATATTTAAAAAAGTTTCTAAGAAGTTGACTAATACTGCGACATTACTTAATAGTAAAACAAAGCTTTCTCCTAATGAAGTTTTAATTTTAGAGAAAGTAAATTCGCCATTAACATATTCAGAAGATAGTAGCGGCGATATTATAATGGAAGGAACTTGTGCGGTATTCGGTAAAATGAATGATAATAACCGAGTATATGAAAAACAAGAATACCTACCACATTTATCATATCTTTCTGAAAAAATCAAAAAAGGCCAATTATTTGGTGAATTAGACCATCCTCAAAGTTTTGATGTTTCCTTAAAAAACGTATCTCATGTAGTAGAATCATTAACATATGATGAACCGAGTAATAGTGTAAAAATAAGATTACGGATACTAAATACTCCAAGTGGAAGAATTGCAAAAACTCTTATTAAAGCAGGTGCAACTATTTCAAGTTCATCAAGGGCAGCTGGACAAGTTTTAGAGAATGGAACTGTTAAACTACATAAGATTTTTACTTATGATTTAGTAGCAGAGCCTGGATTTAATGAAGCTGCTCTATCTAAAGTTGCTGAAAGTTTACAAGGTAATTATAGCATGATATTAGAATCATTAGATACACTTCAATCTACTTCGATTACTAACAAGTTAGTTGACATTTCTGAAAATTTAAATTTTTCAGATTCTGTGAAAATTTTTAAAATAAATAATTCTGATATTAATAAGACTTCACAAAATAATGAAAATATAATGGCTAATGACTATGTAACTAGAGAGGAAATGAATCAATATTCTGAAGTTGTTAAGAAAAGATTTTCTCAATTAAAAGAAAGTATTTCTAAAAATAATGATGATTTGTTAACACTTTCGGAAAACAGTACAGATAATAATCCTATTACAGAAAAACTTATAGAATTTACGAATTACCTAGCAGGCGAAATGCAACAAATTATTGAATTTACAGATTATTTGTCAACTATGATGAATAAAGGAATTGGATATACTGAACACGTTGCTGAAAAAGTTAATAATGTAATTGATTATTCTGATTATTTAGCAGGAATGACAAGTAAAAATATTGATTTTTCTAATTACTTAGGAGAAAAACTTAATCAAGGATTAAATTATACTGAGTATGTTGGAAATATGACAGAAAAAAGTATTTTATTTGGAAATTACTTAGCTGAAAACATTAATAAAGGAATTGCATATACTGAATATATTGGGGAACAGACATCAAAAGGACTTAATTTCTCTAATTACTTAGCTGAAAATATTAATAATGCTATTAAGTATTCTGAATATCTAGGTAGCAATATCAAAAAAGGAATTGCATATACTGAATATATCGCAGAAACGATGAATCAAAATGTTGGATCAACAGCTTCTGCTAAAACACGAAGACTATTGTCTGATGTTACTGCGTTAAATGAAAATAAAGAAATTGCAATAAACGAAAATTCATCAATTGATAATATTGTAGCAGCAGTAGATGGAATAATCGAAAACATTTCATCGAATTCAGCAAAATCTGTTTTAGAAAATAAATACCCATTCTTAAAATTCTTAACTGAATCTAATAAGAAAAAGTTTTATTCATTAGATAAAGATATGCAAAAAGCAATTGTTGAAACTCTTAGTGGAGCAGTATATTTCAATGAAGAACAAGTAATTAGTTTAATGGAAGCAGTAATCAATAAAGAACAGGAAAATATTCCTAACTATATTAGATTTATGCCACCTACATATAAAGAAATTTATGAAAATATGGATAATTCTGAAAAAAATATGATTGCTGCACAAGCATCAGTAGTAACAGTAAATACTCCATATCAAGTAAAAGCTTTTTGGGATTCAAGAGATTTACGTGCAATAAATGAAAGAATTGCAAGAAATGAAGAAATAAATAAAAATCAAAATACAGCAGTTAACGAAAGCCGAAGTAAAGAAGGATTAGTGTCGTTAGAGTCTGTATACGAAAGTATGCGTGGATATTCAAATGCATACTTAGAAGCTCTCAAAAGAAGAGCGTATTAAAAAAAGCCTCATAAAAAATGGCAACATCAAAAATTTTCAAAAAGTTAAACGATCAGCATGTAATTGATACGTGGATGCCTATTTTGGAAAGCTATGGAGCAAGCAAAGAGACTTTAAATGCTAGACCTTGGTTAGTTGACATAGCACATTATCATGCAATTTTTGATAATGCAGGCGCAGTTAACGAATCAACTGCACCTGGTTTATTTTATCAACAACCTGGTTCAGTTAGCAATATGGGTTCAATTAGTGCACCAACTAGCTCAATGACTCCTTTTTCAGCATTCGGTGCTGGAACCGCAGCTAAAGCAAGTTATGCAAGTTCTGGATCTGGTGATAAATTCCCGAGTTTACTTCCTGTAGCTATTCAAGTTGCAGCTAAAACTATTGGTTTTGATATGGTTGGTGTAGTTCCTATGGACGCACCGGTTGGTTTCTTACCATATTTAGATTATGTATACCAAGGTGGTAATACTGATCAAGAATACAATCCATTCGTAGTAAAAATTAATGGAGTTAAAGGTTCAACTGTTCTTACTACAGGAGGAACATTCTCTCAATTAATTAGTGGTGACACTGCTACTATTACAGTTGGTGGTGATGTATTAACATTATCTTTTATTGGTTTCTCAAGAGTTGACGGAACTGGTATGTGGAAAGTTATTAGTGATTCATCAACTAGCGGAGAAAAATCATTAGCTGATTATATTACAACTGGTAGTGTTTTCACAACGGCAACAATTGCAGGAGCTGCATTAGTTAAAACTTATACACTTCTAGCAGCAAATACTCCATCATTAGTATCTGCATTAGAAAACCATATTTCTGGATTCACAACTTCATCTGATGCAAATTATGCAACTGATGCATGGGACGGACCATATCTTGGAACAACTGATTCTCAAATCGAAGGAATGAAGAGAGAAACAGCAGAAGTTTCTAAATTCCGTCAAATGGGTTTAAAAATGTTCACTAAGTTCGTTGAAGCTAAGGGCGACCAAGTATCTGTCTCAGCAACAGTTGAGCAGATCCAAGATCTTAATAGAGTTTGGAACTTTGACGTTATTTCTATGTTAGAAAATGTTGCAGTTAACGAAGTGGCACAATCAATTAACAAAAAACTTGTTGATAGATGCTTTGCACTCGGAGCAATACATAAAACTAACATTGATGCAATCGAAGGTAGTGGAATTACTACATTGGATTTAACAGTTGGTTCTGGATTCGAAAATGTTTCTACTCTACAACGTAGAGTTGTTACTAAGATCTTAGAAATGGCTAACTTGATTTATCACAGAGGTCGTTTTGGAGCAGGTACGCATATCGTTACTAACGGTAGAGTAGCATCAGCTCTAGCAGACGTATCTGGATATTCAATCGCACCATTTAATAATGATCTTCCATCAGGACCTGGACAATTATATCCAGCTGGTAAAGTTCACGGTTTAACAATTTATGTTGATCCTAACCTCAAATTTGGTGATAATAGAATTCATATTGGACGTAAAGGCGCAGATGAAGAACCAGGTATTAAATTCTTACCTTATATCATGGCAGAATCTCTACAAACTATTTCCGAAGGTACATTCTCACCAAAAATTGGTTTAAAATCACGTTATGCTATTACTGAAGCAGGATGGCACCCAGAAACTCAGTACATCACAATGACTGTTAATGGTCTTGGAGTACTTACTGGATCGGTTGCTCCTTCTACTGCGTATTAATATCTAACAAAATCTTAATTGATATAAACTCCTAATTTATTAGGAGTTTTTTTTGTATAATTAAGATATATAAAAATAAACCAATTTTAAGAGAAATCATAGCACTATGGAAAAACAAATTAAAGAATTAAGAGAAACTTTAAAATATAAAAAAGAACATAAAATACGAATAATTAAAGAACTTAAAGAATTATCAATTAATCAACAATTAATTGATTATATCATGATTAAATATGATATAAAAGATTTAAATATTTCCCAACTATTATATGAAGTGTTAACTGATGGAACTAACTCTACTTGTGTTTGTGGAAGAAAAAAACAGTTCTATCGATATTCATCAGGATATCACAAAACGTGTGGAAAAAAAGAATGCATAGACATAAGTAGAAATAAAAATTATAAAAAAACTATTAAAAATAAATATGGAGTAAACCATGCAACTCAACTAAAAACAACTAGAGATAAACAAAAACAAACAATGTTAAAAAAATATGGAGTCGATCATAATTCAAAAGGAGAATTAAGACAAAATTATACAAATACAATGTTAAAAAAATATGGAGTCGATTCGCCATTAAAAAATAAAGAAATATTAGAAAAAAGAAATAATACTGTTTTATCTAAATTTGGAACATTAGATTTCATACAATCAAATAAAACAAAAGAAACTAATTTACAAAAATATGGATTTGAAAACGCAGCAAAAAATGAAAAAATTAAAGAAAAAATTAAAGAATCAAACACTAAAACCAGTATTAAAATCGCAGCAAAGAAATTACAAAAACACGATATCGAAATAATAAAGTATTATTCAGATTCTCAAAAATATGAACTACTTTGTAAAAAATGTGGAAATTCTTTAAGTTTACCAGGATGCTCAGTTAATACTAGATTAAGACAAAACGAATCGCCATGTTTGATTTGTAATCCATACGTTCCAGATAAATCAAGTTCAAATTTAGAAAAAGAAATTATTGCTTTTATTAAAGAAATATCAAACATACCAATTTTAACTAATTATAAACAAGCAATTAAAAATATTGAATTTGATATTTATTTCCCTACTAAAAAAATTGCAATTGAAGTTAATGGAGTATATTGGCATTCTGAAATTTTTAAAGAAAAAAAATATCATTTTACTAAATCACAATTAGCAATAAATAATGAAATTAAAGTATATCAAATATGGGAAGATGACTGGAATTTGAATAAAGAATTAATAAAAAATATGATTAGTATTTGGTTAAATCATGACATTACAACTATTTATGCCAGAAATTGTAATATAAAAATAATTAATAATAAAACAGCAATAGACTTTTGTAATACTAATCATTTAAAACGTGGAAAATCGTCAACTATACAAATTGGATTATTTAATAAAACTGAATTAATTGGGGTTATGACATTTTTAAAAATAAAAAATATATGGCACTTAGATCGATTATGTTTTAAACAAAAAACTAAAGTGATTGGTGGAGCATCTAAGTTATTAAAATTTTTTATTAGAAACTACTCTCCCAATAAAATTTTAACAAAAGCCGATGTTGATTTAAGCCCAGATAAAAATAATAACGTTTATCAAAAATTAGGATTTAAAAATATTGGATGGACTCAGTCTTATAGTTGGGTAATAAATGGAATTAGAGAAAACCGCCGTAAATTTACAAAAAAGAAATTAGTTAAACTTGGATATTCAACTAAACTTAGTGAATCTGAAATAATGAGTAATCTAAAATATTATAGAACTTTCGAAAGTGGAAATTGGTCATATTGTTTAAACTCTACAAACTTATGAAAACTTCCCTAATAAATAAAGATAGTTATTAATATTAAAAAAAAAGTAAATAAACATGGGTAAAAATGTTGTTATGTCATATGATGAATTTCTATTAGAAAAGAAAACTAATCAAGAACTAAGTAATTCTACTCCAAGCGGAAGTAAAATTTCTAATTCAGTAAATGACAATATGGCTAAACTGCCAGAGAAAAAAGGATCTACTCCAAATAAACGAACAGATTCTAATATGGCTAAAATGCCAGAGAAAAAAGGAAGTATTCCTAAAAAAAGAGTAAATCAAGGTACAACGACTTTGCCTACTAAAAAAGGATCTGCTCTAACTAAAGTAATTAATCAAAATACCGCAGATCTTCCAAAAGGAGGAAGTTCATTAAGTAAAACAGTTGATCCAAAAATGGCAAAAATGCTAATTGGCAAAGTTACTCCAAATGCAGCAGTTAATAAAGCATATACTGGAATGAAAAATAAAAAATAAGATTAAATGACAAATCAATCTATAAAAGCATATGCTACATTTGAATCATTTGAACAAGATATGAATTCAATTGATACAACTGGAACTGAAGTTGAACTAGATAGTCCAATTGAAAATCTTTATCAAGAAAATGTAGAAAATTTGCCAGATACGATAGAAGATGCATATAGACAAGGATTAGAAGATATGCATAATTATATAGAAAATCGAGAATCTGAAATAATTGAAGAACCTGATCCAGAAGATCCATCCGGTCCCCCGGTTGTTAATGAAGAAAATTCATTAAAAGATTTGGTTGGAAAATCAGATGATGAAGAATTAGATTTAGATGACGCTAGATCTATTGGAAAGAAAATTTCTAAAATGAAAGGAGACGATCGAAAAAAGTATGTAGGAATTGTTAATTTCATGGGAGCATCTTGTCGAATATATAATGAAATTTGGGCAAATTATAAACCAGTTGATCCTTCTAAGAAAAAATCGAATAAAGGAAAAGAATTTAAAGGTAATAAAGATAGATATTAAATAATGAAAAAACTTATATTTGATTATAATAGTTTTGTAAATGAAATGTTTAGGTCTGATTTAAAACCTAGAATTAAAAAAGATTTTATAGACCCTAATAAAGTTTATGATTATACTATCGGAAATGCAAAACTTGATCAATTAGTTTCAAATTATAATTTTAAACCAGAAAATCAAAGAATTAATATTTTACCTAATGATACTGTTCGATTTTATATAACTGAACCTGGTAAATTTACTCATATTAAAAATATAATAAAGAAAAAAATAAACGATGACATTAAAAAATATAAAATAGAAGATCCAAAAATCGAAATTTATTATAATGTCATTAATGGAATATCAGATAATCCAGAATTATCTCAAAAAGTTGAAATTGTTGGAGTATTAGCTGCAACTTTTATTGATTAATAAAATATAATAATATTATGGAAAAAACAATTATTACTGATTATAATACTTTTATAAAAGAAAGATATAATCGTTCAATTAATGAAAGCTTTGAAGCTGACAATATTGAAAATGACAATACCGAAAACACAGAAGATCTTACAGATGATAATTTAAATAATGAAGAACAATCCGACTTTGATTATATTAGTAAAGAAGAATTAATCAAGAAAGCAGAAGAATCAGAAGAACCTATCATTATTGTAACAATTACCGAAGATGAGTTAGATGAATTTATAAATGAAGTAGACGATGAAATAAAAGATCGTTTTGAAATATTTAAATTTGGCGAACCTACTGAAAATGAGGAAGAAGCTAAAACTGAAAATGATTTAATGGCTGATAATATTGAAGATAGTAACGAAGAGCTTGAATATTCAAAAACTATTCAAAGTCGATATGGTGCTAACGAATCTGATTTTAATAATGAAGATTAATATAAAGAAAAATGGTAGGTGACGGAATAATTGTAGAATCTAAGGTTAGTTTTAAAATAACTTGGGATAATCCAGGTAATAATAAACAGCCTATTTGGAATCAAAATAAGCAAGAAGTTATTATACACGAATCAGACATATATCCTGATTTAATGTATACTAATATGTTTGGTTTATCTACTTATTATAAATATACAAACATTGATAGCTTATTAAATTTAATAAAACGAATAAATTCATATATTGATAATAAGATAGCTGTATCTGAAAATTCAAACAAGTCTATTAAGTCAATAGCAAATAAAGAATATCCAATAGCAAATAAGGAATATCCAATAGCAAATAAGGAATATCCAATAGCAAATAAGGAATATCCAATAGCAAATAAGGAATATCCAATAGCAAATAAGGAATATCCAATAGCAAATAAGGAATATCCAATAGCTACAAAAACATCAAATGTTCCTAGCGTACAAAATAGAGGAGGTGTTCCTAGCGTACAAAATAGAGGAGGTGTTCCTAGCGTACAAAATAGAGGAGGTGTTCCTAGCGTACAAAATAGAGGAGGTGTTCCTAGCTTACCGAATCAATTGATTCATAAAGATGAGATAACTAATGAACCTCAGCCGATAAACTCGCCAGATGCATCAAATGAATTGTCTGAGTCTTCTAAATATAAAGTTATAGTGTATGGAAAAGAATTAAATTTTATTGATGCACAATCAAATAATGAAAGCATAGAAGTTAAACATTTTGTTTCTAAAAATTTATATCGTAAAATTAATAATGAAACTATTGATAATACTGAAAAAATTTGGATAGAAATAATAACTAAATCTAAAACTTATAAATTTCAAATGTCTGAATTCGGACAAACAGAAGATGGTGTTAATCTATTAGTTGAAATATTACCAACAATACAATTAACGATTACACCAAATGAAAATAATAATATTACTAAAAATACAGAAATTGATGACGATATATATTTTAATGAACTTTCAAAAATTAAAAATTCAGATATAGAAAAAGAAAGATATCGAAAATCAAAAGAAGAAACCGAAAAAATGGCAAAAATGGCAAAATCAATAAAATAAGTAGCTATTAATAAAGTGCCAAGTTCTCTAATAAATAAATAAAAACATAATTACAAATGGCTGGTTTACCACATTTTAAAAATCATACAGCTGGTCCTGGAAGATATGAACCGATTTATTTAAATCAGTTCGAAGTAATAATTACTCCGCCTCCAGCAATTTCAGAAAAAATTGGATTTCAAAACAATCTTACATTAGAACATATTATTAAAGTTGGACCATTACCTGAACTTTCAGGAAATGCAGGCGGCCAATTAGCAACACAAAAATATAAATTCGCTGACCGTGCGTATGCTGCAGCTCGTCCTGCTACAACATTATCTAAATTTAAAATAGATTTTTCTCTTAACCTTAATGAAGATAATGATAATTACATTTATAATGCATTTAGAGCTTGGTCTGATTTAATTTATAATCCAATGACTGGCGCACAAGGTTTAAAACGAGATTATGCAGGAAGTACAGCAAATCCAGCAATTGTTCAAGTAACAATATTTAATAGAGCAGGACTTATTTTTAGAGATTTTGTATTCAATCCAGTATTCTTAGATTCTGAAAAGTTCAATGAATGGTCACTAGATTATTCAGATGAAGGTATTGCAACATTATCTGTTCCATTTGTAGCAGATCGATATATTGAAACTCGAATTGGGCAATAAAATAATTTTTATTCAAAATGGACATGTTTAATGTAAAAAGAAGAGATTTTCCAAAAACGTCAAACTTTACAGAAATTGACAAACCTCCATTTGGTGGTCCAAATGAAACTGAAAAATTTGATGGAAATACTAGAAAATCTTTAGATAAATATCAACGAAAAATAGAAAGAAATCATAAAACTGAAGGGCAATTAACAAATCCACAAACTGGAGAAAAAATGTTTCAGCCAAATTATGATAGCGCATGGAATGCAATGTCTAAAGACAAAGTAAACAGAGATGCAAAAATAAAACCAACAAAAATTATGAATGCAAAATCAACAGTTTTTACAGATAAAGTAAATGAAAAGGTTCAAATATTAACATTTGATAGATTTGTTAATGAAAATTTTGAAAATGAAGAAGAATTTCAACCTGAGTATATGCAAAATGAAGAAGAAGATCCTAATTTAGAAAATCAAATGGAAGAGCCTTTAGATACTGCATATGAAGTCGATGAAGAACAATTAGAGTCAGTTATTGAAGAATATGGTGATGACCTAAATGAAGTTATTGATAAAATTATAGAAGAATTAGAGATTGAAAAAGAAGAAGCTGTTGATTTAATTTGTGCAGCAATTGAAAAATTATGTAAATCTGAAGAAAATGACGAAGAATTACAAAATACGGAAGATGCTGAATTAAATAATGAAGATAATTTAGAAATGAATTAATACTTTAAATTTTTTAAAAAGGAGCAGGTATTCTGCTCCTTTTTTTATTTTTGATAAACTTTAACTGATTTGACATACATATTAGATTGAGTTGATCCATTAAATACTCGATTAATACTAACATTTGAATGTTTCTTTTTTAATAAGTAACGATAATATGATTTTAATTTTAACATAACTTACCTCCTTGTATTTATAATTTTTATAGAATTTGGTATTGTTATAAATTCATCTTCTAAATCTAATAAATATGCATCAAAGCTAATAGTTAAATATGTAGCTTTTAAAAAATCTAAAGTATTTAAAATAGTATTAATAGATAGATTTGTATTTATGTAAATAATTCTTGTATATTTTCTACTTCTAACATTTATTGCCTTATCTAAAATTTTTCGAATTTCATAATTTATTAAAAATGCCTGAATTTTATTAGGTATCATAATATTATGACCAAATTTATCTTTCATTACTTTATTTACATTTAAAAAATAATCAGATTTGCTCTTTTTTCCAAAAGTATGTACAAAGTGTTTTTGTTCTTTAACAAAAAGAATATCTAATTCTCTTAATTTTTCATCAATCATCCATATCTATTTTTTTAAGTTCAACACCTGCCTTTCTTAAAAAATCTAATCCTGTTGTATTTCGGAATTCATTTTTATAAACAACACGCTTAATTCCAGATTGAAATATTAATTTACTACATTCTGGACATGGAGAATATGTTAAATATAAAGTAGATCCTTCACTATTTTGTGTAGATCTAGCTAATTTTAAAATTGCATTAGCTTCAGCATGTAAAACATACCATTTAGTTTGATACTTAATAAGAGTATTATCTTCTGAATATACAGGCTCTTCACATTCATTTTCAAAACCACTAGGTGTTCCATTATATCCATCTGATATAATTGCACCATCTTTAACAATTAAAGCACCAACTTTTAAACGTTTAGCATATGATAGAGTTGACCAAGTTTCGGTCATTTTCATATATACTTTATCTAATTTATTTTGCTTGTCTATATTCATTTATTATAAAATATTTGAGTAAATCCATTGGTATATGTCTTGACGATCTTCTTCATTTAAAAAAATTAAATACTCAGGATCTCTATTTTCTATATGAGAAAATAATGTATTTAAATCATTTGTTGGATGTCCATCTGTGTCTATTAAATCTACAAAAAATTCACCAATCTTAGATGGAATAAATTCATTTTTTAACATATTATTTACAACATCATAATGCTTGTCATAAATATGATATGAATCTGCAACATGTGTATATGTACCTAATTCTAAATTTGGATATACTTGTCTTAAGTGACTTAACATTTGTAATTGTAATGAACAAAAAAACGCAACGTCGGTTGGAGTACCCCAAATTGCATCATTACTCCGTATATTTAATTTTAAATGTAATTTATTTTCTCTAATGTGAACATTAACATACATTGAACAAACAAAATCTTTATTTTTTGAATATTGATGTCTTGGCATATTAAAATGCATAATTGCTTGTCTAGTATTTGGATCATTAATTAAAGCTTGTATTGCCCACTGATATTGAGTGTAACCGTGTTCATTTACTATATTAAAAATTAAATTTCCATATGCTGAATTACAAGTACCGTCTTCATTTTGTATTTGTTTCCAAAATTTAGCATATTTTGAAATAAAATCAACATCATTTCTTCCTAAATAATACCATAATAATTCAGCTGAAATATATTTTTTCTTAGACCCTCTAATGTTATTTTCATATAAACATAAACTAGGATCTTCAATCACTAATGCAACATCTAATAATTCTAAACTCGAGGTTTCTCTAGCTTTATTTTCTATACCATTATCCATTACATATTTTAATGACTCTTTATATGCATCTGCAAAATTTTGTGATTTAAATACTAACATATTTTTATTATTTTACTATTATTTTAATATTATTTTATATTAAGAAAATTAAATAAGTTTAGGAAATTGTAATATCTGAAAAATGATCAATTTTAGAAACAGATAATTTGCGATCAAATAATTCTTCAGGCAACTGTTTATGAGAAATTACAAATATTGTCATTTTATATTTAGTAGAAAAAGTTTTTAATAAATCAACGACTCTATATGTTGTTTCTATATCCAATGATGAAAATATCTCATCTAAAAATAAAAGATTTGTATTTGAATTTTTAAGCTTTATTAATTCAATTATGCTCAATAATACAATTAAATTCATTTTCTTTTGTTCCCCAGTAGATAATGAATCAGGTGAAACACTAATACCTAATTGAGTAATAATTGGTTCAAAATTCATATCAAATTCAAAACTAAATGGAAAATCTAAAATCTTAGAAGTACGTAGAATTTTTTCATTTAATGTTGGAATTACTTGACTCATTAATATTTTTTTAATTCCTCTATCTGATAATGCTTCTTCTAACTCTTGTAAAATTTTTAAACGTTGAGACTCTTTCTCTTTTTTTAAAAGATTTTGATTATTTGATTCAGTTAACGAATTAATAACATTATTTAAATAAACAGTTTGATTAGAATCATTAATTGTTTCTTCTAATTCTAAATTTGATAATTCTTGTTTTAATGGAGAAATTAAAGCTTTTATTTGATAAAAACGTTCTTTGCTAAAATTCTGTTCTTCACTTTCTTCTTTAATTTTCTTTTTTAATTTATCGAGCTTTATTTGAATTGCTGGAAATTCATTAATTAATAAATTTCGTTTTTCAGATAATTCAGTTTTTATTTTAGAATGAGAATCGTCTGTTAATTCAGATAAACAATGTGGACATTTACTATTAGATTCATATAACTTCAGTTTTTCATCAATATCATTGATTTTTAAATTGATTGAAGTTTTAATGGAATCAATTTTTGATAATTCCAAGTTAAGGTTATTAATAACTTTTGAAAAATTATTAAAAGTTTCTTGGTATTTCGCTAAATCTATATTTAGAGTCTTTAATCTTTCTTTAATTTCAGCAATTCTATCTAAATTTGCTTTAAATAAATCAGATTTCATTGACTCTAATTGAAGTTTTGAATTTTCTAATGATTTAGAATTAGCAAAAACTGCTGATTCAATAGATGATATCTCAGATTTTATATTTTTAATATTTTCTCTATTTTTAATAGACATATCATTTACAATTTCTAATCCAAAAATTCTATCTATTATTTTTCGTTTATCTGCTGCACTTAATTTTACAAAACTTTTAAAATCATTAACCGATAAACTAATAGTATTTGAAAAAACACTAAATGGCATTTTTGCTAATTGTTCCTCAATAAAATCGTCAATTTTTCTTTTATCTGGCAAATTATGATCTTTTTCATTAATTACTAACCTTGAAAAATTTGGATCTATTCCGCGTTCAATTTGAACAAGATCATTCGAATCTGTTATAAATTCGATATATGTGTATGCATTTTTATTTAAACGATTAGGTAAATCTTTTACTTTGCGTATCGCAGATTTGCCATATATTGAAAATGTTAAAGCATCTGAAATTGTAGATTTTCCACCACCATTTTTTCCTTCAACTAAAACTAATTCAGGATTATCTGAGAATTCAAAACTCTGCAATTTATCTCCGTAAGAACATAAATTCTTAAATGATAATAATTTTAATTTCATTATTTATAATATGTTAATTGTGTACCTTTTTGAATAAAAGAAATTGATTTAAATATTCCAACTTTATCCATAGAATTATATTCAAATACTAAATTCGGAGTTTCGCTGATTTCATATAATAAGCTATTTCCTAATAAAAGAACATGTGATTTCGAAGACAATATTGAATCTGTGTCAACATTTGAAAATAATAATTTAATAAAAGTAGATTCATCAATTTCTCCGCTATTTAAACGGTCTTCTAAATTTAATTCATTAATATAAGAAAAAGATTTAGCTTCTTCTGATATAATTTTATTATCAATAATAATTATCGGTAAAATACTAGGAACCGCTTTACTTAACATAATTGCATCCTTTTTTGTCATTGAAATAGTTGGACAAATTTCAATTATTGTATTCGGATTTATATTATCATTTGCATATGCAATAAATTTTCCATTTTTTAAATTTTTAATAGAAACTGCACTATGTATAAACGGATTAAACATATGACCTTTCCTCCAATATTTGTTTTTTAATTAATAAAAATTCATTAATTACTTTTTCTTTAATATCAATATCATATTCTTTTTCTTTTAAATAAATTTTAAAAATTTCAGTTAAATCAAACGAATCCTTTATTTTAATAGTATTTGAATTTTTTGTTTTATTTTTAGAATAAGTAAAAAATTCAAGAGTTCGATGTTTTGAATCAGAAATTAAATCTAAAAAAGTAGGTATTGTTATTTTATTAGCAAAGCTAATATCAATTAGTACATCAATAAAATTATTATTAAAAGTTTTAGATATTTCAAGTTTTGACATTTCTAAAATATCATATAAATCCATTTTTATAAATTGTGGAGAATATGTATTCTTAATAAATTGTTCTTTAAGATCTGAAGAAGTTACATCAATTTTATAAAAGCCTCTAGTATTACCTAAATCTCCTCTATCCATTTGATATGGGGTTCCAGTATATAAGATATTTTTATTACTTTGCCTATTATGTAAATGCCCACTATAAATACGAGTATAATCTGAAAAATCTTCTGAGTTTAATCCTTTTTCTACTTTAACCCATTTATTAAAATTAAAACCTATAATATCGGTATGACATATTACATAATTACAAAGTTTAACATATTTAGATAAAAGACTTGTCATATACTTTTTATCTTCAATCCAAGGCAACATTAAAAAATTATGATTTCCATTAATTGACAATACTTCTGGATTTTCAAAGATATGTATATTACTCGCTAAATCGCTTAATGGTTTTAATGAATGAATTTCACGTTTATCTTTATAATAAATGTCATGATTTCCAGTTATTGCGAATACTCCACGCTTAAATTTCTTAGATAGAACTTCAAACAAATCCCTAACTTCATTTTGAATTCTAACATTAACAGACTCACGATAATGAAAAATATCTCCTTCAAAAATTAGAATGTCGTGTTCTGGTTCAAAATCTTTTTCTATTTTTTTTAAAAAAAAATCTATAAAAAAAGATTTTTGTATATTAGACCATTCTAATGAATTATTTCGTATTCCAAAGTGAGTATCTCCTATCAAATAAATATTATGTATATTATCTAATTTTATCATTCATACATTTGATTTTTTGGAGATTTATTTAAAAATGAATATTTTTTATCTAATTCTATTAATAAATTTTCTTTATTTTCATAAGTTAGCATATCAAACAGTTTCTTGTATTCTAAATTTGTTAAAGAAGATATTGTATCTAATATGTGTATTGAATTAACAAAAGCATTAGAATTATGTGAATCTATTAAATATTTACGCAATTCATCAAAAATTTCATTAATTTCAATTTTTGTAAATTTCTTTTTACTACCGTCTTCTGGTTCTTTTAATATTTCTAAAATTAATTCAGAATTATCAATAAAATTTGAAATATCTGAACTCATTATGATATTATCAACGAAATCAGATTGCCGATCTTTATTATATTGATCATATTCAGCAGAACCTGGATCTACTTTTATTTCTGTTCTTACAAAAGAGTCATCCATTTCATCAGAAATAGTTCCCATATTGTAAGAATTATTAAATATCTTATCGTCTTTTTTTAATATTGAATAAGCTTCCTTTCTTCTTTCTAACTCAGATATTCTATCCTCATCTGTTGGATCATCTAAATATGATGAAACTAGTCTATCATCTCTATCTTTTCCAGAAATACTTAGTTCTTCTGCAATATCATCAGAATCATCTAAAAAATCATCAGTTAATTCATCATTATCTTCTATGTATTTCAAAATTAAATATTTTTTTTTATATGCTATTTAAAATATCGTCATGCGTTTTTCTACTATAAGAGCCAGCACTTGAATCTTTTGTAAAATCTAATGGATTATCAAAATTTTCATTGTTAGGAATAGATTGAATACTTAATTCATCAATAGGAGGCTTTGTTGTTTGTATAGTAGTATATTGAGCACGCATTTGTTCTTCTAATGATATTATCTCATCATCATCTGAATAATATTCAGAAGCTGGATCTACTTCTTCAATTAATTTAGAATATTCATAATCTAATCTAAACATCTTATAACTTTCAGTATATCCGCCATCACGGTTTGCAATTAGTTTAATTTTCATACGTCTTTCCATTGGACCTCGCATTAATCCAAATAAAGTATCTACTGTATGAACTAGTCCAAATGATTCAGCAACGTCATCCATTCCTAAATCTTGATCATTAACTGCCTCTCTTTTAATTTGAGTAGCTGATATTATACACCATTCATTTCTAATAGCAACTGCTCTAAGTTCTTCAGATATTGCTTTAATTTTACCATAACTTCCTTCTTGATCCTTTAGTGGCCGCATTAAGTTAAGATAGTCTACTACAATTACTTTAAATTTAAATCCTTTATTTTGTTGAACTTTCAAAAAATAATTTTCAATATCAATCGCAGAAGCAAAACCTGCACCAAATTCTTTTACTTCAAGCTCTCCTAAATTTTCTCTAGTTTCTCTAAGATTTTTTATTTTCTTAGCAATTCCGGATTCATCATCCTTTCCTAAAAAAGTATCATATTCTTTTGTTTTAACATCAAGTATCATAGAACCTAACCGTTTCATATATTTACGATCAGATAATTCAAGAGTAGCAACACCGATATTATTACCTGATAAAAAAGCTCTAGCACTAATATTTGATAATACCATTGATTTACCGACCTTAGGCCGACCTTGAAATATAACTAAAGTCTTAGGATTCCAACCTCCATCTAATACTTTATTAAAAAAGGGAAATCCAGTAGGAGTTCCTATTTTTGATAATTGTATATGATCTGCTGCATTATAAAAACTTAAACCTGAATCAGAGCTAGTAAATGATAAATTTAACTTATCATTAAATTTTGTTCTAACTTCGTTTGTAATTAATTCAACATTATTAGGATTAACCTCAGTTGTTTTTAAATACGATAAAGTATCTAAAACTACCTCATTTAAATTTTTATAAAAAACAAAAGATTTTGTGTATTTTACTAAAAAGTCATAAGTGTATTCACTTAAACTAATAGCAAATGACTTTTCAAAATCATTATCTGAAATATCTAAATTTGCAAGGTTTGCAAGTTCTCTAATTTCATATTTAGATGGAACTTTATGATATTCTATAAAAAATTTTTTAATTTCTCTATATAAATGCTGTATTGTATTATCATTAAAATAGTGAGATTTTATTGCTAATAATACTTCTCGTTTATCAAGTTCATCACTATTAACTGGACGAACTACAATATCATTATCATCTGGAGAAATAACAAAATTAAATATTAACCGCTCAAGTAATTCAATATTTTCTTTAAAGTCTATAACCATCTTATATTAATGTATAATATTTTTTAATTTCTGAGCTATTTATGAAAAACTGAGAGTCTTCTTTTTTTAAAACAGAGGATTCTATTAAGTCTCTTAATATTTCTTTAATCATTGAAAAAAATTGATCATTTTTTAAATTTTCTCCAAAAACATATTTTAGAGTTTTTGGAGAAAATTTAAACTCTTTTATTGGATTTAATTCATTAGATTTATCATTTTTCAATAAATATGAAATAATATCAAACATAAAATCTTGATGAGTTGGATATGACAATAATTTTTTATGTACATTTAGTTCATATTTAATTGGTAAATCTTCATTAATTTTATAATTCATCATCTTCTAAATCACCAACTGCTTCAAAATCTTCAGACTCTAATTCTTCTAAACCAGCTAAAGTATCTGGATATTTAAAAGTTGGTTTAATTATTTTTTCGTCTAATTCTAATAAAACGTCCTTTGTAAATACTCTATCTGAGAAAAAATGTTTAACTGGAATTAATTCACCAGTAAATTTATTTACATAATTTTTAGCAAGAGAACCTGGCATAAAATATTTGGTTTCATCATTTACTTTAAATTCTGAACACTTAGTTTGATCAGATTCTTTTAATTTAGAAAATTCGTTTTCTGTTAATATTTTACCTCGACCAATTCCACAATTTTCCCAACTAACATATTCTTGTAATCCAACATACGGATTCATGCCTTTTTGGTGAGAAATATGAAATTCAATATCAATCGGTTTAGCTAATCTATTTTTTCTGGTTTTAGACCTAACTATAATACCAGTCACGGTTGTTTTATCTGCACCGTCTTTTAATTTACCTTTACTTAGCATCAATATAATAGAGGCTGCAAATTCAGGACCACCGCCTCCTTGCGGAGTCTTTCCAGTATATTGATCAGTTCCTTCATAAGTATGATTAGTAAAGATAAATGGAACATATAAGTTAGATAATTCCAAAGTAAAAGCTTTGAATAAAGCCCTAAGCTCTTTAGCCCTAAGTCCCATATCTGCTGCATTTTTTCCTTTTTTAATATCTGACCTAGACTTATCTGTATCTAATTGCCCTAGTGAATCCACAAATAATGCAATTTTTAAATCTGGATTATCTGACCTAAGTTCTTTAATTGTTTCAATGATACCGTCTATAAAGAATTTGATTTCACTAATCAAACCAATTCTATAGTATCTAAGCATATTAAGATCACAACCAAACTTTGGATAATCGGCTGAATCAATTGCTCCTTCTGTATCTACATAAAATACTAAATACCCACTTTTTTGTAATTCTCTAACTGCATTTAAACATAAAAAGGTTTTTCCAGCTCCAGAATCACCAGCCATTCCAATACTTCTAGTATTAGGGTATCCTCCGAATAATGATCCTGATAATTGAGCATTTAACAAATAATTACCAGTAGAAATATATTCACTAATATCTGCAAATCCTTTTAATTCAAAATTAGAACTTACGCGTTTTTCTAATTTACTAGTAAACTTATCAAACGCACTAATTGGTGTTTTTGCCATAAATTTTTATAATTTTTTATATACTTATTGTATATAAAATAAGATATCAGTTTTACTGAAAATATGAAATAAGAAGAAAAGTAGAACCTAATATAAAAACATCAGAATAATCACCATTTACTATTTGATGAAATCCTACTTTAATGATGTCAGACGAATCTTTAATAAAATTAAATTTTGATAAATTAGTAGTAAAATCAATATTTTCACCTGGCCTATTAATTTTTGTTAAATCGATTGCATAACATTTAACATTTGAATAAATTGGATCATTTATCGATAATGGACCAATATAAAAAATCTCATCTTCTCCCAGTCCCTCTTCTTCTAAATTTAAACCAGCTTCCTCTAATAAAACTCTACCAACTGCATCATATGATGTATTATCTCTATTAAAATCAATTATATCCATAATCATAGTTGAAATAGATTCATCTTTTACTGGGTCAGTATATTTTTTAATATAAATATTTGATATACTATTATCTTGAGTTCTATCAAATGGTATGATTAATATATAGTCTTGAATAACTTCAATTTTTTTAGTTGAAATACCGTCTCGACTTAATTCGATAATATTTAATTTTCCATCAATTAATGAAGAACTATTTTTAGTTATATTTCCTGGAATAAGAGGGTTTGTATTATTTTCCATCAGATTTAGTATTTTTATCTAATCCTAATAATTTATAAACAGCTAAATTAACAGAATCTAAATTTATATTACTATTTATATAATTAGATAATTTGTTAGTAAATTCATCTTTATCTTGAGCGTTATTTAGCATCATTTTTAAAAGATTTTTATCTGGAAGCTTTATGTTTAATTTTAAAGATATTTGAGTATCTTTTACTTCAAACATTCCAAATAAATCAAAATCATTAAGAACATTTTCATTCTTCGCCAGAGGTTCTATACTTTCAAAATCAATAGACTGTAATTTATTTAATTCTGAAATTGGTTTATTTATTAAATCGTTTGATTTTATATTATCAATAATTTCATTATTTATTGGTAAATCTTTTAAAATTGCATCAACGTCTAACCTTGGTTCTTGATATATAGATAACACCTCAGTTTTAGACAAAGGCTGTTGATTTTCATGTATTCTCATTAGTACATTATCTAATGCACTAGTTTCAATTGCAATCCCATCTGATAATTTTGCATAATATAATTGAATATTACCAGTTAGTGTATTTTTCCTTTTACCTGGAATAATATCTAAAACTTTAACAAGATTTCCTAATTTATTTTTATCTTGTGGTTTTATCCACTGATATTCGTTTCCTTTATATGCATCGTTTAGACGCATTAGCTCGTCCATATCAAATTCAGCCATTTTATTTTTCTTTTTTTTAAATTTTAATTTCATCTAATACTAATTCTAATTTTGCCATTTCCGACTTTATATCAACACGTCTTTGATATAGTCTAGTTAAAATAACTCTAGCTACTGAATCTTTATTATTAGAAAATAAAGTATCATTCTTAGTAAAAATTATATTATCTGGTATAGGATCGTTTAGGTTTTGCATTTTCCCCAAATATACGTCAGGCGACATATTAAATTGTATAGTTAAGTTTGGGTACATTGATGCAAAATCATCTAACATTATATACTTATAATATCCAGGAATCGGCTTCATAACATATGCACCAGCATATGTAGAATCTTCATCTAAATCTCGTTTATCATTTGCTAAAAATTTACCATTTGCTAAAAATTCTCTACACATTAATGTTTCTGTAATAAAAACTGCACTAAATACTCTAGATACTTCAATATTTGCAATAATAGAAATTGCAAAAGCAACATCTAATAATTGTAATTTATCATCAATTAATTTAACTAAACAGGTATCAATAATATTGTATTTTGCAAAATTAAAAGTATCTTGTTGCGCTTCTAGCATTGTAGAATAATCAGTCTTTAATTTAGTTATTCCAAGAACTAGTTCTGAAATATAATCTAATTTATAATTTTCAACAACTTTATACGGTTTAGTATTCATAAATACTTCCATATAATCAAGAAGCCCTAAGTGTAATGGCATTTGAGATTTACCAATTAATTTATTACTTGTCATATTTTTCATTGGCTCAATTTTTAACCGTTTTGCACGATTAATTAAATATAACCAGTCAAACCCAATAACATTCCAACCTGTTAAAAATGACATTCGAGGTAAACATTTATGAAAAAAGAAAGTTAACATATCTATTTCTTCCTTAAAATAAATATAATTTAAAGTAAACTTAGTATTTATTTTACTTTTTAATAGATATTCATTAACTTCATTAATCATTTGAGATTTAGCATTTTTATCAAAATCTTCAGTTGTTGATAATGTGAAAACTACATTATTTTCACCAACAAACGTAATTAAATTTACTTCCATTAATGCTTTTGATGGTTCTGGAAAATCTTGAGATTCTAATTTTATCTCAATATCTAAAAACGTTCGATTTGGGCTGTTTTCTGAATATAATGCTGACTTTTCAGCATTAGTTAATCTAGATTGAATTAATTCTTCTAATCTAAACCCACTTGGCCATTTAGTTGGAGCTTTTCTTAAAAACCGATCATCCCAATTCCTAAATTCAGTTGGATTAGTAGTAGTTACCCAATTAAATTGGTCTGCTTTTGGTATTGGTTTTTTAATAAATGCAATATTACCGTTATTATCAAAATATGATGCAATTAACGATGATGATTTTTCATCAAATTCTTTACTTATTATCATTTTTTATATTTCTATTAACATATGGAGCTGAATCTAAATAATCGAATGCAAAATTCCGTCTAGCCATAGATTTACTAATTTTTAATTCTTTAGATATTGTATCAATTGCCCAATTATACCATTCATCATGTTGATCTTGTGTAACCGGAAATAATTTAAACCAATCAGGTGTTCTAATTTCATTTGGGTATTTATTAATAATACTAGATACAGTTATATTATGATATTTTTTGAGCCACCAATTAAGAAAATCTTCTCTTTTTAATGTTTTCATATTAATTATTATTTGTTGAACCAAATCCGCCTTCTCCACGAATAGAATTAGACGGAAACACTTCATCAAGAGTATCACAAAATTCTAAAGTTGCATGAATATATGGTAATAAAATAAATTGAACAAGTTTATCACCTGGATTTATGTGTACATGTTTATCTCCAGTATTATATACATGTATATGAATTTCTCCTTGATAATCACTATCTACAACTTGAGCACCAACTACTAACCTTTTTTTAGTAGCTACTCCACTTTTATTAAATGCAATTAGAGCCATGTTATCTGGAACATTTGCTCTAATTCCACTAGGAATCAAAACAGATCCGCTCGGTGGGATTAATAAAGATGGGCCAATATCCGGAGGTACGAAAAAATCAATACCTGCTGATCCAGGAGTTCCATACTCAGGATCCTTTACTTCTCTAGTTTTAAATATTTTAAGTTTTTCCATAAAAAATTGCATTTTAATCATCTTTTATATAAAATATATAAATAGTTTACGTTTAGATACGCAATACTTTGATAAATAAGATAAGATACAGTTTAACATTTCAAAAAATATTAATTTTTGAAATTAAAGATTGAATAAATAATCAAAAATAATAACCGCATACGATGGCAGAAAAATTAAATCTGAACAATTATAAGTCAAGTGGTGTATACACGATAGAAGTAGATGAAAGTCAAAATCTTTCTTTACCAATTTCGACAGGTCGTCTTATTATAGGATCTAGTAAAAAAGGCCCTATCAATTCAGTAGTATTAATTGATAGTACAAGAACAAATAGACTTATTTATGGAGAAACTGATACTAAATTAGAGAAAAAAGGCAGCTACTTTCATAGAACAATTGATGTTGCTCTAAGAGAAGGTCCTGTTTATGCTATGAACGTTTTACCAGTAGATGATGACGATACTGCATATTATACAACATTCAATACTGAATCTGGATCAAATAATTCAGTTTGGAATGCAACTCGATATAACGATTCAATGTCACATTTCTATAATACTCAAAAATTATGGTTTGCTGATGGTGATATGGTTAATAAGTGGAAAAATATTAATTTAGGAGACGACTACTTATTAAATCCGTCAACTCACGGAAGTGCTGATAAAGATGCTAATAAAATTTTAACATTAGTTAATTTATCTAGAAAAGACATAACTGCTTGGGTGAGATTAGCAAGCGTATCTGGATATGATATAACAGTTAAAGAATATTATGCATTACTTGGAAATGATACTCAAATTCCTGAATATTTAAATATTGATGATTTTGTTAAAGATTATTTTATTGAAGTTATTGTAGTCGAAGGAGATTGGACAAATTACCAATCATTATCTAGCGATCCAGTATATAGCGAATATTTTAATGCAGATGGTATTATAAATTCAAAAATTGATGAATTTATTGCTTTACGTGAAATAACTTTATATAATCAATCAATTGGGTGTATTATTCCAGAATTTAGAGATTTAAGTAATACTATTGTAGCAATAGATACTGTATTTAATCGTAAATTCGCTCAATCTGGTATATACTTAGCAATTGATTATAATAAAATTGAAATGATGGATTTATCAAATTCAACATTTGATAGCGGATCTTCTACTGAACCTATTGAAAATCAAAGACTTGATTTGATTGGATATGGTGTTGATGATTTAAATATTACATCTGGTTTAAATGATACTTATACAATTGATGATGGTATAACTGGAACAAATGCAGTTGCTTTAATTGATATATTAAGTTACAAAAAACCTATCGATTCTACTTACCATTTTAAATTAGATACTTATTCTGAAACATATGCTAATAATAAAACTTATATAAGTGAAGTTGGTACAATCATTGCTACTGAAAATTCTAAACTTTATAATGCATGGATGAATGGTTTCATAGAGAGCGGAGATATTTACTATTTAGTTGATACTCCAGCTACTTATTACTTAGGTTGTGATGGTGTAATATACACACAATCTGAGACTAGTATTAATTATATAGTTTTTAATGTATATAAGGATATTACTAGAATATATCAAGAAACAAGATGGACCGCTGATAATGATTCAACTACAGATGATGATTATTTGAAAATTGAAAAATCAAACGCAAGTGCAGCTGATGCATATAAAAGAGATTTTGATTTAAAAAATGAAAATTATTTCTGTGCAACTACTTCAACTTCTCAATATTCATATCAAGCACCAAATGTAATTACATTTACACTAAACGCAAGATTATATGGTAATCCTAATAAAAACGAAACTGCTAATACTGCGGTAGGATTCCCATATGATTCAGCTAACCGTGCAGAAATTGATGAATTCTTTAAAGTTGGTCGTTATATAAAAGCTAGAGTAACTACAGGTTCACAGCGTAATAGAATGTTAAGAATAGAAAGCGTATATGCTCAAAAAATTACAGATTCATCATATGGACCATCGGGATCAGCAATTACTACTTTAAAATACACAGTAACAGTTAAAGCACCAAATGATCCAAATACAATTGGTGTATATTTTGATACAACAAATGATCAATTTAAACTTAGAGTATATAAAGGAATACCAAATTATGCAACAAACTTAGTTGGTTATAAAATACCAGCTATGGTATTAGATGATATTAATTTATATCCTAATGGTACTGCTGCTATGCAAAACACAATTATGGATTTCTTATTAAATTCAAGTAATTTGGGCGAAACTATTTCAGATAATGAAACTTTAGATATTAGATATTTAATAGATTCATATGAAGGTCAGATTTATCCTGGTTCAAAACAACAATTAGCACAAATTGCAGCAAATCATGGAAAATTATTAGTTATTGCAAATGCTCCATCTTTTGCACAATATGAAAAATCAGTAGATCCAAGTTTTATTGATTTACCTACTCGATTAATTTCAACTGAATTTATTTCTACTGGTGGAGATATTAGTTCAAATCCTGAATTTTTATTTAAATTTGCAACTGGTGAAAAGAATGGAATTCCATTATCTTCATATACTTCATATTTTATGCCAAACATTGTAATTTATGAAAATGGTAAAAATAAATCTATTCCACCTGCAATGTATGTAGCTAATGCATATATGAAAAAATATAATAGTGGAAATACTTTTTCAATTGTTGCAGGAAAACGTGGAATTTTATCTGATCCTGAAATAGTTGGAGTAGAATATGATTTAACAAACACAGATAGAGATTATTTAGAACCAGCTGGTTTTAACTTAATAGTTAGACGTAGAGGATTTGGTGTTATGGTATTTTCAAATAATACTGCATACCAAAAAGTTAATTCTGCTTTAAATAACATTCATGTTAGAGAAGCACTCATTACGATTGAAAAAGATATAGAACGAATATTATTAAACTTCTTATTTGATTTTAATGATACTGTTACACGAATGAGAGTTAAAACTATGGTTAATAATTACTTGGAAGCAGTTAAAGATGCTAGAGGAATTTCATGGTTTGATGTTATCTTTGACGATAGTAATAATGGAACTGAAGTTCTAGAAAATAATGCAGGCGTTGTTGATATTTTAGTTGATTTCCCAAGAGGAATTCATAAATTCATAAATAGAATTACAAGAACAAGAGTAGGTGGAAAACTTTCTTCACAATCTACTGGATTTACTCCGTCATTCTAATTAAATATTTTAAATAAAAAAAAAAAGGACTTCAATATGAAGTCCTTTTTTTTATTTAGGCTGACTTTTGTGAATAATTAAATTTCTTTAAATATAACTACTTCTAAGTTAATATACAAACGCCAACTCCACCACTCGGTTTAAGTCCGAGAACTATTATTATTTAAAATTTTTTTATAATTATGATAAATTTTCCTGATTTTCTTGATTCTCAATATTATCATCTTCACTTTTATCAATTTCATCTTCGTTTGAAGATTCTCCTCTAAGTTTAGCAAAAATTTCTTCTAATACTCGAATAGTATCAGTCGAATCATTGTGTAATATTCCAGTACCTCCAGCATTTGTCCATTTTTCAATATTACTTTCCTTATCATCAATTAAAATATCATTTTTTCCTTTAACGAATAAATCTTTTTTACTTGATAAAATTACTCTTAATTCTGGACGCTCTTCGTGCTCTTCTGGAGTAGTTACTGCTTTTCGCTGACTAAACCCTAAATTTAATTTAATCCATTGCAATTTACCATCTTTTGAATAATCACTTCTGCTTGGAGAAGATAAAATATATGGTTTATATCTATCTAAATAATCCCATAACTCTCGACCATCTTTTGTCCAAGGCAACCTTTTCCAAAAATATTCTTTACGTTTATCAATTATTTTCCAAATTGAATGCTTTCCGAATTTATCTTCATATTCTTTTGGAGTTCTATGATGTTTGTTTGCTTTTAACCGTTTAAATCCACGTTTAAAATCAGTTAAAACTCCATCCATATCACAAAAAATACGAATTGGAGTTTCAGGCTGTAATTGTTCATTAATGAATTCATTAAAATTCATTATTGTGTTTTTTAAATTAGTCATATGTTTTAAAGTCAAATGATTTGTTTATAGAATTATCTATAATGCCAATCAAATCATTTGCCATCACTGCATGATATAAAGTATCATTTAATTCAAGATCAAGTCCTGAATATTTTAAATACAAAACTTTATCACCAATTTTAAATGGTGAATTCTGTAACAAATGACCAACTGCAACTATGGTTCCACTATTAGGTCTTTGTCTAGTTTCTGGTGGTAAAATTATACCAGTTTCAGTTTCTTTTTCAACTTCATCTGGTTTAATTAAAATTCTTTCATATAACGGGATAAATCCTGGATTTTCCATATATTAATGTATTAAATTTTTTTTAAATTTAAAATATTTGAATCGCTCTAAATTCTCTAAATTAATTGATTTTTTAATATTTGAACGTATTTCTTTTGGAAAAAATTTACTATTTAATCGTATTATTGAACGATTACGTTTATAATTATTCAGAATCATCTCAAATGAACTAGATTCACTTAATTTTATAGTATCACATATTATATTAATGAATAGCTTAGTAAACTCAGAATCATCAGAATCTATTAAATTAATGATTTCATTCCAATTAGTATTTTCTTTTATTAAATCAATTACTTTGTTAACTTTAGTCGGTGTTAATTTTCTATGTAATCTTGGTATTGAATCAGATTTATCACCTGCTAAAATTTTAGTTAGGATTTCAAAAGTTGGATCAATTTTTAAATGTTTATATCCTTTAGTTGATAAATCATTAATAATATTAATGATTGATGAATTATTAATAAATGATGCATCTAAATTAAATAAATCAATTTTACTTTCTTTAATTTCATTAAAGTTCTCGGTTGTATATATTCTTTTATATTTAGCCATCATTTTTGGCATTAATAATATAATTTTTCTAGTATTATTTTCAGCTAATTGGATTAAATCTTTATCAACTGTCCAAATACAAATATCATCATCTAATGATTCGCATAAATACGCAATTATATCATCACCTTCTGCTCCATTAACTCTACTAAAATATAAACCATAATCGGTAGATAAAATAGGAATTAATTCTTCTCTAAAATAATCAAAAAATAAATATGAATGTTCATCAAATTTACGGTCTGCTTTATATTTAAAATCTTCACTTCCGTGTAAATCAGAATGTTGACTTATAAAATCATTCCGCCAACTCTTAGAATCAAAAACAAAAAAAACCGAATCTAAATTTTCTTTAAATGGAAATAATATACTATTTAAGTAATTCATAGAAAAACGTTTAAATTCTCGAATACTAGCATCCTTAAGAATATACTTGTCTGAATATAAATCACTTACGTAAAAACGTTCTCCAACTGAAATGTTTTTAGCTAAAATATTTTTAACTATACTTACTGAAACACTTAAAAATGCATTTCCATCTATAATAATATTCATTTTTTATTATTTAGTATCTTGTTCTGTTGTTTTATCTGCACTATCGCTAGTAATTGGATTATTTTGTAATTTAGTAATTGTTTTAATAGCTTTTGTAATTAATTCTGCTTCTGCTAAATTATATGAACCTTTAGATTGAGCATAATTCACACCATGTATTAATACAACTAATGCATTATCAATTGACATTGTATTTAAAAAATTTTCCCAATCAGTTTCATTACTATAACTAATAGATCCAAGTAAAGTTGCTATTGGTTTTTGAGTTTCATTATTTGAAGCAGGGTCACTATTTTTTAAGTGACCCTGTTCTTTTTTATTTTTGTCTAACATTAATCAAATATTTTTTTACATATCATTTAATAAAGAATCTAAATCTGAATCAGATACTTCAGTAGTAGTACTTTCTAAATCTTTAGTATTATCTAAGGTATTAGTAACAGCAGTAAGTTCATCTAATTCTATAGAAAGAGTTTCACTCGTTTCTTGATGTGACTCCATTTTAGTTTGCGAATCATCAGATAAAGATATTTTACGATCATCTGTTTTTACAAATTGAGCTTTCATTTTAGGATCTCTTAATCCAGCTACTAAATTATTAATGATTTCTTTATGAGGAACTATTGCTTTAATAAATTCTGCAATTTTCGCATAATCGGAATCAGTCCATTCCTTTATGAAATATTGACTTAAATCAGGAGAATTTTTTCTTAAAAAATCTTCTGTAAATTTAGCAACCTTTGGTTCAGTTGAAACTGGTATTTCTTTTCCATTATGTGTAATTATTAATGGACTAACTTCTTTCATAAATTGACTTTGTGAATAGTCTCTCCAGTTTTTAGTTTTGCGTTTAACGACTAAAACTAAGTCTTTACCATTAATTAAATCATAAGGATTAATTTTCTTAGCTGATTCAATTAAATCTGATTCAGGATGAAGTTCTTGTTGAATTAGTTGATCAATTCCATATCCAAATGAATATACTTTAATTTGTCCTTCTAATTCTTCAAGTTGAGGATCTCTCTTTATATAAATTAATGAATAATAATTATAATATCGTTGAAAATATTTTCTAATATCTTCAACTAACTGAGGTTCTGACTCTTTTAAATTTTTGAGTTCAGTATCTAACGACCATAATATAGAAGGTGCACCAGTAGTAGATGGACAATCTATATATAATCTTTCATTAGTTAAAGGATTAACTAATTTAGCTGAATATTTCTTATATTTACTTTGTTCTGGGTCTTCTACCCATGGAATAAATCGAATAATCGATTTATATGTACCATTTTTTCCTTGATCAGGGCTAGGATTAAAAAGATTTGGATCAGATTGATTAGTTTTCTTTGAGTCTGAAAAGCTGTCTGGATTAAGATTAAAAAGATCTTGCATAGTTTTCTTAGTTTTTTTTAGTTTTTAATAGTTAAAATATTTTATTTAAAATACAAGTAAAGTTTCATAAAAAAAGTGAGTAACTTTAAAAATTACTCACTTTAAAATTATAAAAAATACTATTAGTTTTTAGAATTAGATTTTGTATCTTGGATATGAGTTCTCCCGGCTTGAGAAAGTTGCTTTATTTCTTGTAGAAGTTTTCTTGCTATAGTGCCTGCTGACTTATTATTCTTCACATAAAATTTATCATATTCAACTTCTAATTCATTAATTTTTTCTTTAATTTCAGTTAACCAATTTTCTTGCATATTGTTTTTATTATTTTAATTATTATAATTTTGATTATTATATATTAATTAAAAAAAATAGTTTTATTTAGTTGATCTTAAAAAAACAACAGATAAATCATCAGTTGATGGATTATCAAAGTCTGTATCAGAATCAAATGAAATATCAATAGGTCCCTTATCGGTTCCTAAATCTCCAGCCAATACATCCTTTTTAAATTTTGAATATATTAGAGATGGCATTTTTCGTTTTCCTTCTAGCGCTGCTTTTATCTTTTCTGGGTCATAGTCACCAGCATGAGAATCTATCCATTTAGTAAGTTCTTCTTTATCAATTGAATATGTCGAAAATCTTTTAGTTCCACCGTTTTTATCAGAATGTCCATGCCATTTTTTATGAGCTGCATCTTGTATAAAAACAAATTTATACGGTTCAGCTGGCTTAGAAATAGCAGTTTGTTGATTTGGATCTTCTGGCAAGAATGGGTCCATTGCTCCACCAACAGAACCTAATGAATCATCAGTAGGCGGCATACTAGTAGAAGGAGGAATATCTCCAGCTGGAGATGGAGGAGGCGGAGCTGCTCCCATTGTATCATCCTGTTCTAAGATTAAATGTTTATTTTTAATAAACTCAGTATATCCTAATATTTCCATGAAATTTTATTATTTTCAATATTATTTATATAGAATGGGAAGAGCTAACGTTAACTCTTCCCAAATTAGGCCTAATTTATAAGTATGAATACTAGGTTCTTGGTAGTAGGTGAGCTTGAAAACTTTCTAAATTGACTAGCTATCTATCAACAAACTATTTTATGTATATTGACTCATACTTTAATTTATTTATATGTATGCATTAGATTAAACATTTTTAAAATCTAATTTTAAATTTTTACGTATAAGATCAACTCTTAATATTTCAACATCTCCGCTATTTGGAATTTGAATTTTACCTTTTAAATAGTTCACATCTGTTGTAAAAATACTATCGCCATCTGGCATTTCAACATCAATATGAAAATCGCTTTTATCTAAAGTATATTTTAAAGTTTTACCTTGAATTTTATTTTTAAAATCTTGCCAAGCTAAATTTTCTTCATTTACTTTTTCGAGTTTATCAGTGAACAAAATTCTAGGTTCACCTCTTTTTATTGTAATATCTTTAACATATACATCAATACTACTATTTAAATTAGATAAATTTTTACAAAAATCGTCGTAATCTTCAAATTCAGTTTTATGTAATAACCCCGTAAAATAATTATTTAATTCAACAAAAATACCAAATGAATATGGGTTAACTGTCATATTTCCAGTATACTTTTTACCGTATTCTAACTCATGTATTTTTATAGGTAAAGTCTTTTTAATATACTTTTTATATGAAACGATATATAAATCATTAGCTGAATCATAATTTTCAATGACAACTGGTAATTCCTTTCCTAAATATTCATCGAAATCTATGATTACATTAGCTGCAGCATGTGATCCTGGTAAAAAGCATTTTATTGTATTTTTATACAATGCTAAATACCCGCCTTTAACCAAACTGGTTATTTTTACAGTAAACCATTGATCAGATGACATGTGATCATTTAAATCATCTATGTATGTCAAAACAGCAGTTTGTTTTTCAGAGCCTTGATAATCTCCAGAATTAAGTTTAGTTATAATAACATTAAATTCTCTAGAATCTTGATCATTTATTAAAATTTGTGGATCTTTTGAAAAGTCTCTAAATGGTATAACTATTCTAGCTTTAGAATATTTTTCTTCAGCGATAATTAGTTTTTCATCAAAGTTTATTGTTTTTGCTATTGCTATACATAATTGACCTTCTTTGAAATCTTTAGTCGCCTCATTTATCGGCAATCCACTTTTTACAAATCGATCATACAATTCTTGAGCATATGGCTCTTTGCATAAAATTTTAACAGAATTAGAATCAGTTTCATTTAATATAACAGTTTCGTTATATTTAGTGATTGACATAGTTAATGGATCAATTTCGTTATTGATCGCTTTCATAATTTGTAATTGGTTCATAAAAATATTTTTAAAAATAACTTAAATTATCTATTAAATTATATCTATTTAGATTAATAAGTTTTACACTAAATGGGGAGTAATGTGTACAATTGGAAAAGTTGGAGAATATGGTAATAATGCAGGAGTTTTACTTTGAAAAATCAATGATCCAGTTGCATACATTGATCCTCTCCAAGCAATTTCATCTAAAAATATAGCAAACAATGGGTTTTTATATGTTAATCTTTCCCATGGAGGTAAATCATCTGAATTCATAATAGGATGTAATAATCTAGCGCCCAATGTCGGTAGCCAATTTGTAACAGGAGATGATAATGAACATAATGCAATTGTTCCAAGCCATGCAACTTCCTTTAAAACAGGTTCAATTTTTTCTAAATTTGGAATAAGATTATCTTGTATTATTTTAAATGCATCTTCATTTATTATTTTGACTTTCATTGATGGCGGAATTATTGAATCTATTAAAATTTTTGCTAATTTTAATAAGCTTAAATTTGGAATAGCTGCTTCAATAATATTAAAACTAAAACTATTTAATGATACCATTAAATTTGATAATAATTTAACTATATTAAACAAAGGTTTTGTTATCTCAGAATATACTGCATTAATAATTGTCCTAATAAATTCAATAATATCATTTCCTGTAATTAAATGGAAGTAATTTTTCGTATCTAGTGCTAATAATGGTAAAGTTAATAATTCAATAGAAGTATCATCATTTAATGTTAAAATTACATTAAAAACAGGATCAGTAGTTGATGAAGTTCCGTCCGCGGTATCAAAAGTAATCCTTTGCCCAGTCGGGACTCCTTCAGAATTTACAATAATAGATAAAGTTGAATCTATTCCACATGATACTGAGAATATTTGTTTAGTCGTTTCTACATCAGACTCATTTTTTGAAAAAACTTTATTAGAATTGGAAAGATTAATTGTTTCTATTCCATCTTTTTCTATTTTTTTAATAGTACCATCTAAATTATAAACAGTATTAACTTCATCAATTAGTTTAAATATTGATTCAATAATATTTGGAACTAAACTCTTAAATATAGGTTTAATTATTGTATCTAAAGGGATTGTCATTGGAACAATAATAGGTTGCAGTGGATTAATTGCTTTAGGAATAGATATTAATAACAATATTGGCATTAAAAAAGCTTGTATTAAAATAAGTAAATTTGCTGGATTTGGTAAAGAAACATTAGGTATTGAGATAACTAAATTATCAAACACATTTAATAAAAATGAAGTTTGAACTTTACTATTTGTTAACCCTAAGATATTTTTAATTGAAATTTCGTCTAATTCATTTATTATAGCATGCATAAAAGTTGATAAAGAAGAAAAGGCGATAGTTAATAATGGCGGAATTCCAGTGAATACTGAGTCAGTTGATATTTCACAACACTTTTTAGAAAAATCAAATATTTGTATTTTAGGTAAGTTTAATAAACCCAATGCAGTAAAAGACAATGATTCTTTAGCTAATTGTTGACGCTCTTTATTTGATTTAATTATTTCAGCTTTTTCAGTTTCATTACTTGCCATAGAAACATCAAATGAAACATCCTTACCTTTTAAATAATTTAAAGTTTCATCTACTATTTTATGTAAAGCCTGCTGTATATCAAATAAACCAGAGTCAGTTGATATATCAAAAAATTGCTTATTTGTAATATTTGACATATCAATATTACCAATTGCTTGTTTCATTTTATGATTTAAACTTAATGCTGATTTTTCAATTTTTAAATCACCTAATGATGCTAATGTAATGAGATCTAATATTGAAGTTATTGCTTCTGGTAAACCTGGATTATTCTTAGTAGGATCTTTAGGGAACGTTATTGTTCCGAATTTAATATTTTCAATATGTTTATTAAAGTCAGCTAATGTTGATTCAATTTTTTCATTAAGAGTAATTGTATTAATTCTTCTAGCTTTATATTTTTCTATTCTTTTTTTATTTAATGCAGTTTCTTTTTGTGCAAGCTTTAAAGCTTCAACTTTTTCAATTCTTAATCTTTCTCTTAACTGATTTATATTAGAAGTTTGCATTTCTCCTAATTTTGTAAGTTGTCGATTTATTGTTCCCTTTAGGTTATCGAGCTCTCTAAAAAATTCATCACTAGGTTTAGCATCTACAAACTCTTTCATTATTTCTAAATCGCTTTTATAAAATTTAGAGTATTCATCAGTTTTCATAGAAAATGGTAATTCTTCACCATTGATATTTGTAATTTTTTGATTTTTACCAGAAGCAAGGTCTGCTGCAATTTTAGTAAGACGGTCAGCTTTAGATAAAGCCGCTCCAATAAACAATGGCTGTATTAATGAACCTTTAATTAAATATCCCTTATATGGATTAGACGCAGTTAACCCTATTGGATTTTGTGAATTTGATGAATTATCTAATTCAAATCCAAATAATAAATTTTTAGTATTACTCCATAAAGATGGCAAATTCGTTGCTAATACTAAATATTTTGTACCATCTGGTGCAAAATAAAACAAATAAATAGAAGGTAATGGAATTCCAATTGGTGCAATCGGAAAATTTAAAAAACAAACAAGAGTTCCTACAGCAGTAGGAATAACAAATAAAGGTTTCCATATTGGAGGAACTGTTATTAATGCTAAAGCTGGCCCTGCTGGTAAAATACAATTAATTGGCCAATATCTAAATCCTAAATTCGCAGGAGGAGGCCCAGTTAAATCTGGAAATGGTAATAATGAAATTTTATTTAGTGATTTTGCAAACTCTTTCCAATAGCATTGAGACCCTATATCAGGTAATCCAAAATTTAATGAATTTAGAGTCCGTAAATATAATGGATCTTCTCCTAATTTTTCTTTTGCTGAATTTTCACATTCTGGTGCAGTTTGTGGATTTAAATTGGCTGCTTCTGTAAAACATGGTATTTCTGAAATTTTTTCACCAATTTGAGATTCATCTAAAATATTATTAGATATTAAATTATTTAAATTTTCTAATTCAGAATTAACTTTTTTTAAAATAGAAGTTATATTTTCTAAATTAATTAAAAAATATTCTAAAATATTATCGAAACCTAATAATAATCTAGTTCGAATAGCATCAGCCGCTTCTCTTTTTGCTAAATTTGATAATTCTTCTAAAATTGGAGAAGTTATATTTGGGTAAACAACACTCTTTTCTTTTTCTACTCTAATGTTATATTCATCTTTTAAATTTTCATAAAATGATTCATATACTTGTTGATCTGCTATATAATAAGTTATATCATCTTCAACTAATGTGGTTGGTGCATCTTGTATATCTTTTAAAACTGGATCAACTTGTTCTGAATCTAAACTTAACCCTCTTTCTTCTAAAGTGAATAAATATTTTAAAGGTTTTGCTAATTTCTTATAAAGACCGATATAATCATTATCTTCTATCCCAGTATATAATAATCCAAGTAAACTATCATAATCAGATTCTTCAATTGGAGGATTATTTGAAGAATTTGGATCATATGCTTCTTGATTTATAATATTAAAGTATTCATAACTTTTAAAAATATCATTTATTAAATATTCACTATCTTTTATTAAAATAGTATTTTTTTCAGATTCATTTGTTTCAGGATTAATTAAATTAATAATAATTTGATCCAAATTAATTAATCTAAAATCAATTGTTGTTGTTCTAATCGGAAAACCCGATCCTATTCCCCAAAAATTAACAATCAATTGATTTGATAATTTTGAAAAAGTCTTTTGTATTAAATTTTTTGCAAGCGGACTTAATATAGGTAATGGTTGAATTTTTTGTAAAGCTTCTCTAACTGCATTAAAACCTTGATTATTCGCTAAATTGTTTAACTCTAACGCAGTTTGGTATCTTTCATTATAATAAAATTTAATAATTTCTAAATTATCTTTTAATTCATTAACTTTTGATCTAACAATAGTTTGGTGAATCCCTGGAATAATATTTTTCTTTTGGTCTTCTATTATTTTTTGAATTTCATCAATTCCACTAGACATACAATCAATTTGTGAAGTATCTAATTCAATGTTTGGTGAAAATTCATCAACTTCAATTGGAGTAACTTCGGATATACATGCTTTAATATTATCAAAATCTTCTTCAGAAAAACCAAAAGACGAGGTTTTACCACAATGAACTTTATTAATTAAAGTTTTAAAATCAAGGATTTCCATAAAATGTTTTATTTAAATTATCTATTCGATATATTTAAAATAACATATGCCTAGTATTTTTATACACTAGGCATATTGTTTAATAGATGGTTATTTGTAATTATTGAGCAGTTTTATTATTTTCATTAGGTTTACTAACAATTAAACAATCAGTTGTTAATAATAATGAAGAAATTGATACTGCATTTTCTAAAGCAGTAATAGTTACTTTAACTGGATCAATTACTCCCATTTTAACTAGATCTCCGTATTCTTCGGTTTTTACATTAAAACCAAAATACTTATTATCTACAGAATTTGTAGATTTAATTTTATCCCAAACAACATCTGAACTTATTCCAGCATTTTCTAAAATAATTCTAAATGGTTGTTGACATGCTCGTTTAAGTAAATCAATACCTAATTGTTGATCTCTATTATCAAGAGTAAGAGTTAATCTATCTGCAGCTAAAGCAAGTGGAGATCCTCCACCTGGAATTATTCCGTTAGCAATTGCTGCTCTAGTTGCACCAAGTGCATCATCAATGCGATCGGCTTTTTCTCGAGCTTCAATTTCAGAAGTTGCACCAATTTTAATAATTGCAACTCCTCCTTCAAATTTAGAAAGCCGCTCTTTTAATAAAAGTTTAGCAGATTCATCTTTTGCATTATTAATTTGATATTTTATTTCTTGAATACGTTCTTTAATTTTAGAAGAATCTCCATTTCCACCAATCATTATAGTTTTTTCATTGGTTATTTCAAGTCTATCACACGAACCTACATATTCTGAAGCAACTGCATCTGATAAAGTAACTCCTTCTAATTGGGAAATTAAAATACCGCCAGTCAAGATTGCCATATCTTCAAGCTGGTGTTTTTTTAAATCACCATATCCAGTATACCGAATAACAGCTGCTCTTATTTTACCTTTAATTTTATTAAGAAGCATTGTGTTTAATGCATCACCTTCCATTCCATCACAAACGATTAAAATAGGACGACCTTGTTGATTTGAATATTCTAAATATTGAAGTAGTTCTTTTAAATTTGAAATTTTACCATCATAAAATAAAATAATTGGATTATCAAATTCAACTGTAGAATTTTCAATATTTGTAATAAAATATGGTGAAAGATACCCTACGTTTAATTGTAATCCTTCTACTATATCTACATAAGTTTCAGTAGTTTTACTTTCACCCATAGTAATAATTCCGTCAAATCCAACTTGTTCAATTGCATTTGAAATTAATTCACCAATTATTTCATCGTTATTTGCTGAAATAGTAGCAACTTGTTTAATTTTAGTTAAATCTTTAACAGGAATACTTTGATTATTCAAATCCATTATGATTTGTTTAGAGGCAAGATCTATTCCTTTTTTTAAATCCATCGGATGCGCTCCTGAAAAAATTAAACCATTTCCTTCATTAAATATAGAACTTGCTAATACAGTAGCAGTAGTTGTTCCGTCTCCTGCTTCTAGTGACACTTTATGTGCAACTTGTTTAATCATTTGTGATCCAACATCATTTACATAATCTTCTAATTGGAATTCTTTTGCAACAGTTACTCCGTCTTTTGTAATAGCTACACTATTATCTCTTGCAATTACTACATTTCTACCACGAGGGCCCAATGTTACTTTAACTGCATTAGATAATGAATTGATTCCAGTTAATAGTGAATCTCTAGCAGATGTATCAAAAAGTACTTTTTTCAAATTTTAAAAATTATTTTTATTTAAAAATTATTGTAGAATCATCAAATTGTTCAATCAAACTTAGTTTAAAAATTACACGAATTAATGAAATTACATCCATATTACAATAATCTTTAATTTTATCGATATTTCCATTATAAAAATTATAATGAACTTGATCTCCAGACATTTCATCTTTAGGAGATGGTAAATCTAAAACATTACATAATAAATCTAATGAAGTAAATCCTTCTTGCCATGCACCAAAACTCCATAATTCTGATGTATCTTTAATATTAATTTCCCAAGGTTTCTTATCCCAAATCTGAAAGGGTAAAGCTGGCTCCATATTGTTGATAAGAAATCGTTTTGCTAAAAATGGAATATCGAAACGTTTAACATTATGACCAATTGGTATCATTTTATGTTTATGCATACCATTAAAAACCCTAAGAGCTTCTTTCAAAACAAAAGTTTCATCTTCATTATGATAACTTGCAATTTGAATAATAGGTTTTTGTTCAGGGTTATCATCACTAAATTTAACTCGGCCAAATGAAATTCCTACAACTTTCCCAAATTCAGCTTGAAGGCCTGCTTTTTCTAAAAATAATTCAGAATCAGATTTTTCTAAATTTTCTGGATGAGATTGAATCGTTCTTATATATTCACAACGTTTTTGCCATAATTTTTTCATATTATTTGGCAAATCATTAAATTCTTTTTCTGATCCAGCTGTTTCTATATCAAAAAATAATAATTTTTCGATTTCATATTTAGTAAACATTTGATTAATTTTTTATTAAACTTACTTTTTTATACTTATGAAAAAAAATAAGTTTTTACTTGCGCCCGCGCCCGCGCCCGCGTCTTAGAATCTTAAGATTTTAAAATCTCTTTTTTTTTATTATTTAAGTATTCTTAGTTCTTAGTTCTTAGAATTTCTTTTCTAAACCCTCCCAACACCCTTATTATATAGTGAAGCTAAAAAAGGTTTTAAAACTAATTTTATTTTTTTAATAAAAAAAATAAAATGTTTAATTTTAATGATAATTATAGGTATAGATTTCTCAATTCAATTTCCATCAATATGTATATCAAAAGATTTTAAAGAATTTAAATGGGTTTCTGCAATTAACACTAATATTCCAAAAATACATAAGAAATTTTTAGATGATTTATCATTAGAATATAAAAATTTTAAATTTATATACTTAGAACCTCGCAAAAAAGACAAAGATACTTATTCAATAATAGAACGCTCTAAATTAGTTAACTATTCAACTCTAATCGATTCATTAATCTTAGCAATAAACGAAGAAATCAAAAACGATTCACATATTATTATTTCAATTGAAGGTGTCTCGTATGGCGCACAAGGTAATGCATTACTTGATATTAATCAAGCAACAGGTATGCTAAGAAAGTCAATATTAGATAATGTATTAAATGGTCATAGTGAAAAATTATTTATATTTTCGCCTAGCGAATTAAAAAATGCAATCGGTGCAAAAGGTAATGCTGGTAAATTTGATATATTTACATCATTTTTAAATAATATTACCCCTGGAACAAATAGCCAATTATATAAAGCAATAAATAAATATTCAGACACCATTATTAAAACAAATGGAAAGGATATAAAACCTCCATTTACAGATATGATAGATTCATATTTAGCTGTTTTGAAAATTTATGAATCTATTAGAAAAGAATCAAATAACTAATGTCAGCCAAAGCAAAAAAAAATAAATATTATATAAACAATAGAGATTTTACTAATGAAATTATTCGTTGTAAATATGGTCTATTAAATGAAGAAACTGGATATCAACATAAAGCTGGAGAATTATCACCAATTGTAATAAATTATTTTATATTATTAGCAAATCGAGCAGTTCATAGATTAACTTTTCCAAATCCATTAGATAAAGAAGATTGTATACAATCTGCAATTTTAGATTTATTAAGATATTGGAAAAACTTTAATGAAGAAAAATCAAATAATGCATTTGCTTATTTTACGCAAATTGTAAAAAATGGATATGCTAAAGAATATAAGAAATTATACAAACATATTGGAACAGGCGAAAAAATTGAATTTGTTTCACTAAATACTAGTGGAGATAGTGAAATATTTACAATATAAGTCCTTTTTAATAATATGTATTTCTTTAATAAATAATTGAAAGGTAATGCAACTAGCATGAATGTTAATAATTTAGTTTTTTTTGATAGAAATGGTGAATCTTATAATTTCACTTTATCGAATAATGGATATTGGGAAGGACATGAATACTTTTTACCAATTTCATTAGGTCTTTTTGATGTTTCTAATATTTTTATTTTAGAAAAAAGTGATTCTGTTGAATATTCATATCCAATAATGGAAGAAAATTCATATTTTGAAATAAAATGGAAAACTCAAGATAGTAAAGATAACTTTTTTCTATTTACAATTAGTCGAGATGGAATTCATGATGATGATCCTCCATATTTAAATAAACAAAGTTCAATAACAATAAATCATGGTGATTTTGGAGTATCTGGTGATTTATCATTATCTTATCCTTTACAAATAAATGTTGCATTTACACCAAACTTAGAAAAATCATATACTAGAACACTTGAACTTTACTATAATGTTAGATCCAATTCAACTAAGGTTTTACAATTATTATTTTATGGTGAAGGCGAGGGAGAAGATGAAAGATACAAAGTTTGGTTAGAAAATTTTGGTATAAAATTTAATAGAGAAGATGCTCTATTATTAAAAGATTATGATTTAAAAGAAGGGTACCCTGATTGGAAACAAATAAACACAGCTAGAAAAAGTTTATTAGTTAATATTGATCAAGTTTATCCATATGTAGGTACGTATAAAGCACTTGTCAATATAATAAAATTATTAGGATATTCAGATGTATTAAAAGTAAAAGAATATTGGCAAGATTCTGATAAAAATTCATTATATTACAATAAATATGCGATGGTTGATGTAACCGAATTAATGAATATTGGAGATTCCTCTAATATTAATTTAGTTGACTTAAATGGGCAAATAAAAAAAGGTGGAAAGTTTAAAAAAACTGAATTTTTAGCATTAACTTATCAATTTACACAAGTAACAGATACATATGATGACGATGGATTACCTGAAATAGAATCAACAACAGGTTTTAGCATAGAAGAAATTTTTTTTAAACTAAAAGGTATTGAACATAAATTAAAAGAAGAAATTTTACCAATAAATGTTGTAATTAAAGACGTAATAGGTGAATTTATATATTTTTCAAAATTTAATTTACGAAATTGGTCAGATACTACATATATAGAATCATTAAACATAAACGATGATTACACAATAAAGGTGTTATCGCCTTCTAGTAAAAGTACCTTATTTAAAATAAGAGATATTAAAACTTTATATCCTAAAATTGATGGAACTTCTCAATTTCCAGTTATTTCATTTAATGCTGGTGAAATTCGACCATATGATAATAATCAAACATATAATACTAATGATATAAATGATTTAATTAATGCAATTTATTCATTTTATGATAATGCTAATGATTATACTTATAGAAAATATGATCAGCTTGATCCGTCTTTAGTTGGAGCCGATTCTTCTCAAGAAATAGGATGCCCTATTGTATTAGAAGCATATATACCAGATTTAATGTTAGAAGATTTAGATGGATTAAAATTTAGTGATTTTGTATTAAGCGAAGCAACAACATCATCAACATTAAGTTCAATTGGAACAGGTTTAAAATATTTTTCATGTGTAACGACTCAGGTTTTTGATATAGGATCTAAAGTTAAAATTTATTCAACAATAAATCCATCTCAATGGATGGAAGGAACTGTTTCTGAGATTGCTCCACTTGGTTATACTGATTCGACTATAAAAGTTAATGTAACTTCAAGTGAAGGTAATATTGTTGGAACCGGTTGGACAATTACTTTATTAGATACTCATTATGTATTAGATTTTTTAAAATATAAAAATGCATATGAAATAGAATGGATAATTAATGGACCTAATAATTATGAATTTAAATGGCGAGATACAGTTAGAAATGTTTATAAAATTCCTCATATTTTACCATATTCTGGAACATATACTATTTTAGTAAAAGTATATGATATGCATGGAAGTGCATCAACTGCGCATAAAATAATTGAAGTTATTAAAGATATTCCATTTTTAAAATCATTTGTTAAAATACATGATAAGAGTAAATATACTTTTGAGAATTTACAAAATGTTACAATTAAAGATTTAGAAAATAGCCCATTATATAAGCCTTTTGCTAGTATTGTTGATTTAGATGGAAAAGATTCAAATTCTACTAATTTAGATGGGCACTATTTAGATTGGAATTTTTATTCTAATTATTATAGTATCGGATTACCACAAGAAGAAGTCGAAATTTATAATAATAATACAGGTAAATATGAGAAACTAAAAGAGTCTAATTTATCTGAAAAATATCAATTTGGAACAGGCTCCATTAATAATCAACCGACTTTATCTGATTATAATAATGCAATCTTATCAGATTTAAAGTTTGTTACATTTGAAGATTTATCATATTCTCCAGATATAATTGATGGCTTTTATATAGATTTTGATAACTTAAATACTACTAATCCAAGTTCATATTTACTAAGTTTACAATATGGAGGATTTAACGAAGTTTCTTTTCCAATCTTAATATCTTCACCTAGTGAGTTTATTGCATATATAGAATCTGCGAATCTTCCTGGCTGGAAAAATTATAGATACGAAGTATTTGGAAATAGAGTTAAAGCAACTGCAATTTTACAAGATAAGAAAAATCATTCAATATTAAAAGTCACAAACCAAGTATCTGGAACTTTTAACAATTCACCATATGTACCAAGTTCAGTAGATTTAGATATTTCATCTATTGATATACAGCTTGGAATATGTACATTGTTTCAAAGTGAAATGATTGGAGCATCTGGTCCATTTTGGCAAGGTCCTAGTGGACCATGGTGGCCAGGACCAAGCGGACCATTTTATGAATGGGATAATTATTCAACTATTTTTAGTGGACCTAGCTCTAATCCAAGTTTAATAGGTACTGCTTCTGGACCATATTGGATTACTCCAAGTGGACTAGTTTACTATGGCCCTTCTGGATATGATCTTACACCAAGTGGACCAGTTTGGGGAGGACCATCTTCATGGTTAGATTCACTTAATGAAGTTTGGCCAAACCCATCAGGCACAGTTTGGCCATATTCAACGAATTGGTTATTTCCAACTATTTACTCTAATACTAATCTGAAATTAGGAGATAGAATTAGAATTAAAAATTCAAGTGGAGGTTGGGCTGAAGGTACAATATTAACAATATCAGATTATCAAATTGAATTAGATATTGATAAAATTAATAAAATTGGTAATTTTATTAATTTTGATTTATCATTAGTTAAAACGATTTATACATTTAATGAACCAGTTAATGTAATTAATACAAATTTAATTAATGAAATTCAATCAAACCTATCACAAATTAATAAAGAATTAGATAGAGATTTACTATTTTTAGATGCTCCATTTTCAGATTATTTAAATGATACTAACTTATATACAAAAGCAAATGCTTCAAACATAGAATACTGGATAAATAATGGATTCATAAGTTATGATAATATATTAGGTATTCAAACTGGATATTTACCATCTCCATATGATGAAAATAGTTTAAATATCATAAATACTAGAATTTTTGAAAATACTATTAATGCTTTAATATTTACTCCAATATTCATTGTTATTTCAAATTCAGTGTCTAGTGTTGAATCTACTTGGACATTAACAAAAAATAATATAGAAATAGTTAAAATAAAGACGCCATCATATTTTATATGGAAGTTTGATAAAATTGGTAAATACTCATTATCGGTTACATATAAAGATGCTAGGGGCAATATTACTACATTAAATACAAAAATTAATGTAGTTAATTCAATGTCTTCATATGAATATTCAAATTATATAGAAGAATATTTAGATAATAGAAAAAGTGAAAATACTTAATAAATTTAAAATAAAATAAATAAAAAAAAGAATTATAAAAAATGGCATTTACCGATACATCTTTGTCAATAACAGAATTAAAAGCAACAACATTTATTGGAGATATGCGAACTGCAATAAATGCAAACAATACGCTTTTTAAAAGTAAAATTGAATCTTTGATTAATACTTTAGAAATCGATTTAGTGAATTCATATATTGGAGTAGATACTCCAGTTGCTAAAATCTTTTCTTCAGATTCAGTTATATCTAATAGTTTAATTTTTAAAGCTGGAGCTGCTTCTTCTGCTGCGACTATTGCAAGTTTAACACAGACAGCCGGAGTTTCAACTTTTCTAGTTGATAATATCACTATGAATAAGAGACTTAGTGCGTCTACTGCAGGCTCAATGATAGCTATTCCAACCTTAGTAATTGGAACAGATGGAAGTGATTCAACAGTTTCATATCCAACAACATTAGGTGTTGCAGATCGAGGCTTATATGTCGGTGATTCAACAACTCCGATTAAAACTCAAATATATGGAGAAGTTGTTTTACCTAAACAAGCAATTACTGAAAGTTATTCAAATTCAGGTGGATCATTTTCACCTAGACAAATTTCATTAACTGCTGGCGCAGCTGATGCATATACATATTCAAAATTAACGTTAAGTAAAAGCGATCCTAAGTTTATTTACATAGATTTAATTTTACCAAGTGGATATACAAATTATTCAAATGATATATGGTTATTACTTAATGAATCAGCAACCGATCGTCCTTCTGCTGGACAATCATTCACGATAATATTAAATCGAGTACTTAAATATGATTTGTCAGAAGTTAACTATTCACAATTACCTGCTATTTCTAATACTGCAAGCGATAAAGGAATACATATTATTAATGGAACAAATTCATCGTTAAGCACACACAAAAGAGGCCATATTAATAATTCTACTTGGACTTCAATTCCAACAACTGATGTTACTGGAATAGCAAATGCTGGTGTTGATAATTCATATTATGTTAGATTTGGAAATATTAATAATATTGTAACAGCTCAACATTCGCCAAGAGATTCATCTATAACATTCACAAAAACTGAACAATCTACTGATTATTCAAATTTTACAATTACAAATAGCCAAAATATGGTTATTATTAACGAAAACATATAATTTTAAAAAATGGCAGTTGCACCTTTAATAAAACCAATACAAACTAAGAAAGGAATGTTTTATACATTTCAAAGCGGGTTAGAAGATTTAAATTTAACGTTTAATAATAATTCAAATAAATTTAAATTTTCAAAATTTGCATTACTTAGAATACCAGAAATAGCAATACCTTCTACTTTAGCTACTGATAATGTTATGCAGTTTTTAGCTCAAGGAGAAACTCCAATGCTAAATAATTTAAGTTCAGATCAAAATATAAATTTAGCATTAAGTTTTCAAAATTATGCATTAAATTTTGAAAGTTTATTGATTTCAGAAGATTCATATGAACGTGAAAGAAAACGAAATGTGTCTGAAAGAGTTTTTTGGAAATGGCTAAAAGAGTTAGGTGCAATTCGTTGGAGAAATTCAAGTGCAACTGAGGTTACTTCTATTTTACCAAGTGATCAGCGTAGATATTCAGAAGATTGGTATGATTTAGAAACTTCAACATATAACAGAGTTGTAAAATATATTGGAGATATTGATGTAATTAATTCTGTTAGAAGTAATGATAATTCTTATAGTGAATTATATATAAATGTACCAACCAATGTAGGAACTTCTCCGACGGTTTTATTTGAATCTATAGCCGATGCGAATTATCATCCAGATATGGCTATTATAAATTCACCAAGTGATCCATTAGATTTAGAATATTTAAATGGACGGCATTACGGTGACAGTCACCCTTATGCTGGAATGAATTTACTTGCCTTTTATGATATGGATTCAGGTGGAGTTACTCAAAAATTAACTGATACTATTACTGGAACTACTGATTGGTCTACTATTTCTGAAAGTTATTGGTGGGGAACTAGTTCTTTAAATAATACGTATTATACAGACCAAGCATCATATTTTGGAGATTTATATGGATCATCTACTTCAACTTCTCCGAAAATACAAAAATTATATAAAGAATATGATGATGGTTCTGAAACTAGAACAGTTGAATATTTAAGATCAACACATGATGGAATGTCAATTGATTTTGAATTATCAAATTATAAAGTAGTTGAAGATGATCCAACTATTAAGAGTTTAGCACAAATGGGAGATTCTGTTTACAATTATGACTTTGAGTTCAATGCAATCTTAGTATATTATGATGTTTATGATTCAACTGGGCAAGCTAGTTCAGATGAACCTAGTTGTGTTACTAATTTATATGGCATTTATTTCTTAGATAAAGTTACTCAATCTGGAATAGAATATAATATTCCAATGATATCTAAAGAAAAGCCAAATGCAATTGATAGAACAAACGGTAATGCTTTTGCTCATAAAATTAATGTAAAATTTGATACTTCAATAGAAGATGTTGCAGTTGAAAAATCTATTAATGATTATACAACATTTGGATTAGATTTGTTTTTAGATGCAATGACTAATTTGCGTAGAGTTCAAACTACTATAAATGATAAAATTACAGAGTTGCAGTTATTAGCAAGTCAATTAGATTCTGCAAAGCAAGCATTAATTAATACTAATAATTTAGACTCATTAACTAAAAGGGTATCTATTTTAGAATCAACTGTGTCTACTGCAAGTGAGGCTTTTTCTGAAACCGATGCAATTATGGATTTAATTTCAAGCATTAATAATCGATTAAATGATTTACATAATAACAAAACAGAATTATTATTATCTTATGATTTAAGACCATTTGTTAATGGATATGGAATTACTTTAGATAAATCAATAAATGGACAAATGACAATAAGCAATTCTGCACAAGAATATTCATTATTAGCGGAATATGATTTATCTAGTCCATTTATTAATATTTCTAATGTTTGTACATTACCTTTAGGTTTTACAAATTCGTATTATAAACATTATAAACCAATTTCATCAACTAATTTGAATCCTGCTACTTGGACATTAAACTCGAATCTTGACATATTAATTGATGATTCGACCTATTCTTGGAAAAAGGGGCAAACTTTTAAATTAGTTATAGATACTCAAATAATCACAGGATCTTCATACTCAATTAATATAAAAACAGATTCAAATAATATTACTAATCAAACTGCTAGTTATAGCAAAATAATAACGACATTAAATGCAGCAGATTTTCCAGAAACATATGGGCGAACTGGAAGGCCTATTATTGAAATTACATGTACTAATGCAAGTAATTTAACATTCCAAGTAGATAAAATAATTAGATAATATAATGAGTAATAAAAATTCGATATCTGATATTTTAGCAGAACTTGCAGTTGATATAGCAAACATGCAAGAATTTTTATCTAAATTATCGCTAATGCTCAATACCAATGCAGATTCTGTGTCTATTGATCAAGTTTTACAAGACGGTTCTTCTAAAACATTTAAAGTTCCGTCATTCGCATATTTAACGAATAAAGTAGAATCAATTGATTCTAAATTTAATAGTTTATTAACCGGAAATGGAAGCGAAATCGGAGTAATTGATGAAGATGGAAAAACTAGAACATTTGAATTAAAAGATATTTCACAAATTGTATCAGATTTAGAAAATAGTTCAACTTCAACTATAAATAAACCAACCACTTTTAAATATAAAAATAATTGGTTTTTTGAATCTTTTTTAAATCCATTATTATACATTGATATTCCGGTAGAAAATTTTATAACTTCAACAGATATTGATAAATTTCAAATAGGTAGAATTATCATAACCTCAACAAATAATTCAGACTTAGAATATTTTGATAATACATATAAGGATCAGACAGAAATTTCATATTCTACTTTGATTGAAGATTTGGAAAATCGAGGAATTTCTTATTTTGAAGACAATAATGAATCAGTTTTACCTTTTGCTAAAAATAAAGTAACAGGTTCATTTGATATTATTAGAATTTTAGAAGATAGCGAAACTAGTTTAGTATTATCAGAACCTCAAACAATTACCGTTGCTCGATACTTTTTGAATACACTAAAATATTATGAGCAATCTGTTAATTCAACAAATGGAATAATTCAAAGAACTTTACAAGTTGGAGATTTATTAATTACTTCAGATAGTTCTGAATATAAAATAAAACATGTAGATACTAATAATTCTAGTGTTATTTTAGAAAGAACGTTTGGGTTAGGAGAGCTTTCTTCAGGATCAAATAAATTAACAATAAAACCAACTTTAGAATTTAGTAAATATGCACCAATCAATATAGGATTTAATGAAAGACAAGTTATTTTTATGAGACCTGTTAGTTCTAGATTAAAAGTTACAACTCAAAATTATTCATATGGATTTGGTTTATATTCTAATGAACTAACAATAACATTAAATACTGGAGAAACTTATACTTTATCAGATTTCTATGATAAATTTGTTTCAGACTTTAGCTTATTATTTTTAAATTATTCTAAAGAAAAAAAGGTACCTAAATTACTTGGTGAAAAACCTAATGCTGTTACATTATCTTCTAGTTTTTTTAAAGTAGTTCAAGTTGATAAACACATACAATCAGCAAATGATATAGATACTGTGAAACAAAATATTGCATCAGTAGAAGCAATAAAATCTCAAATATTAGAAGTAGATAAACAAATTAGTGAAAAACGAGCATTATTAAATACAAATGCTGCATTAACAGAATCACAACAACTTAAATTAAACAAAGATTTAAAAACATTAAGTGATACTAGACAAACGTTAAGCACTGCTCAATCTAGTAAAATTGCATCAGTAACTACCGCTGTTAAAAGTACACCTACTTTAATAAAACAGCCAGTTTTTAAAGTTAAAGGAATGTGGCCAATACCTGATGCAATTAGGTCAGATAACGGTTTACAAAATATTGCACAATTTAAAGTTGCTTGGCGTATATTAAATACAACTGGTATAAGCGAAGAAGCAGATCAATTAGATTTTACAGATGCAGGTGGTAATAAAATAACAGGATCATTTTCTCCATGGAAAGAACAATTGACCAAGCCTAGAAATAAAATCTATAATTCTACAACTGGATATTATGAATGGGAGGATGAAGATGTTGCTAATTCAGAGGTTGTTAATTCTAATCAAATAGAATTACCAATTAATAAAGGCGAAATTATAGAAATAAAAATTAAATCATTATCTGAAGCCGGTTGGCCAGATAGTCCAGTTGAATCTGATTGGTCTAATAGTGTTACTGTTGAATTTCCAGCAAATTTAAAAACACAAGAAGATATTTCAATTATTTCACAACAAGCTTTTGCAGAAGAAGCTAAAATTAAATTTCAAGAAGATTTAAATTCAAAGGGTTTGTCTGCTCATTTAAACACAGCATTTAGTAATAAAGATAAATATTTTCCACATAGAGCAGAAGATGTTGCTAGTGGGTTTTTCTCATCTGATGGTAATATCATTGATTTATATTCTAAATTAAAAGATATTAGTGATACTTTAACATCAATACAAACTTCATTAGCTAGCGGAGAGGGTGAATTAAAAGTTAGTATAATTGATCAAAGCGGAAACTCAATAATAGTAAATAATGGGCAAACAATTGAATTATTTGCTGGGTATTATAAAGAGCTAATTAAAAATACAAGTGGAACAATTACGACGTATGAGCATGGTAAAATTATTACAAATCAATATATTTTACAAATTGAAAATACTTCACAAACTACTTTAGAATTATTTGCATCATTAAATGGTGGAATTAGTCAACAATCGACTATTTCAAATCCAGCAGCAAATCCATATGATGGATATCATACAAATTTAAGGTATGATGCTTCTCCTATTATGATAAATACAGCAACTGCTGGAACGCCAGGAAGTTTACAACAAATAAATGGATATCAGTCGTCACAAGTAAAAGGTCAAATCTTATATAGAAGATCTAGATCAATTGGTTTATCTGAAAACTTAGTTGCTGGAGATTTATTAGCTGGTGACTTAGATGATGCTGGTACTATATATGATAATTTATATAATACAAATTATCAATATAACGGAATCACTATTAATAATACCAAAATACCATATTCAGCAGGCCATTACTTACCATATGATCCAACTTTATCTTCTTTAGATATTGAGGTCGATTCAATTGATTATACAATGTCTAGTAATTCATTAGTTTGGAATGGAACATTATCTAGTAATGAGCCAGTTGGTGGCGGGTTATTGTCAGAATTTTGCATATCAATTGATCACCCAGATATTAAAGAAGGTGGTAAATATAATGGTGAATGGTCTACAATATATAGACCTACTATTTCTTCAACTAAGCAAACAACTTTACCGTTTTCTCAAGCTGTACATTGTGAAATTGCAAAAGAAGAATTAACAAATGCATTTAGTGCTAAATATTTTACACAAGCAGCATATAAGAAACCAAATAGTGATTCTATTGAGATTCCTAGAGAATTTAAATACCCTATTAAACAAGGATTTGTTTCAAATGATAAATATTTAATTGGAAAATATACATGTGGTGCATATTTGTATATTTCACCAGATTCATATGAGAGTATTGCAGCAACTGCGTATTCTCCAACTGATTCAAAAAGATTAGTTAAATATGGAGAGTCTAATGCATTACAAATTCCATTAGTTTTTCAATATAGATGTTCAGATTATTTAGCTTATGTTGGTGGATATCGAGCAGATGTATCATCTGGTTTAAAAAATGTGAAATATACTAAACGTATAGGATTTGATATTAAACTTAAAACTGAAACATTTTCTTTTGATATAGTAGTTAGTTCACAATATGAAAAGGAAACCGCATTAGCTACACCAATTAGTAGTGTATCTTCTAGCTCTATGAGTCAAATCACTTTAAGTGATTAAAATAATAAATAGCTTTGGTAACTTCAAATATATCATATAATAGTCTTACTAATAATTCAGCGAGTTTTAGTTTATTAAGAACTAATCCTAAATTAACATCAAATCTAAAAATAACAATAGATTCTAATGATAATTTATGGTTTAATTCAATTAATTCAACTTCAGAATTGGCACAATCTAAATATAAAAATATTCCAATAAATGAAGATTCTAATCATGAAGTTAATGTATTTACCTTTTTTGATGATGGAAAAACTCCTAGTAAAATTTCATTTGCTATAGGTTCGACTATTACAACTGGGACTGTTGCTGATGATTTAAAAGACCAGTATGATTTTGATCTATATTCTAGTGGAGCAAAATATTTAAAATCAAAAGAGTATATTGAAAAATTTAGTTATTTAGCACCATTATACATAGATTCAATATTGCCAGAATATTTTATTATTTTAAAAATACCAGGTGCATCTAATTATACAGTAGGAGAGTGGAAACAAAAAATATTAGATCCAACTTTTTCTAATTCAAAATTCGCAATTGATTTATTTAAAAAGGCTGAATTAGTAAAAGCAATAAAATTGGGCGAAGATTCTAAAATTGGAAAATATATTAGGAATATTCAAAACAATCCAATGTTTAATAATAAACCATTATATGTTAATTTTAAAGAAAATAAGTATTCTGTATATAGAGGAATTTCTATTTCTACTGGAACATATGTAGAAATTCCAGAATTATTAAGTCCTACACTAAGATCATCTATTCCTCAATTAAAATTAGAAAAATATATCACAGAAGGATTTGAAAGAAATAACTTAATTTATCCAAATATTCTAAATTTAGAATTCTTATTTAATGATGATAGCTCAGATACTTATTCAATAAACAGATATATTGGATTTTATTGTAATTTAATTGATTTAGTTAAATTCAATATAGATATAGATTCAATGTATTTAAACATTGATAATGATAATCCTTTACCTAATAAATTTAATGAAACTGATGAAATTTCATTAAATATTACAAACAAGGATGGTGTAGTATTAAGAGGAATTGGTATAGACTCTGATTTATCTGAATTTTCTAAAATAATATCAAATTATAATAATATATTTTTTCCTTTCTTAAAAACAAAAGATGGAAATTTGCATTTTCCTAAAATACAAACATTAGAACAATATAATAACACAATAAAATTTAAATTATCAGATAAATCATTTGATTTAGGTCAAACTTTTGGTGCAGGAAAACTCTTTTCACAAGAAACTGCAAAACCTAGCAGTATTGATTCTAAATCAACTATCTTATTAACAATTGATACTATTCTAAATCATTTAGATACAATTAGGTTATATCATGAAAATGGATATACATATGATAAAACTGATAAATATGGAAAATATGATGATTTAATTTTTATTGATGATGAATTAAATACAATATTTCCAAATAATGAAAAATATATAATTGATTATCCAGAAATAACAAATATTTTATTTAATACAAGCAATCCTAATTTAGGATCTACTGTTTTTTCTCCAAATTCACCAAGCTCTATAAATACACAGTATGTTTCTTCTATTAATAATACTAAATGGATATGGAATGGCTCTGAATATATTGAAGAAGTATTAGGATCTATCATTTATATTAATTTAAATACTGCTAATTCAATTAGCAATAAAGTTACAGATATTAATCAGTTAGCATTAACTATAAAGAATATAATATCTAATTTAAAATCATCATATCTAACAGCATTAACGTATAATAATAATATTTTTATACAAGTAAAAAATGTAGGAAATTATTATAATCAATTATCGGTTAGATTATTAGATTCTGCTTATTCTAGAATTAGTATTAACGGAAAGCATACACAGTCTATAGTTATCGCAGACGGAGGCTTTTCTAATACAAAATATGCAATTGTATCAATAGAAAATCTTGATAGGTTGTCGTCTAATCTAAATGACTTAGTTGTTAAAACTACTAATTGGTCTAAAGTTGCTAGAATTAGTCATTGTTCTACTTTTTTAAATAAAACACAATTATGTGAATCTGATATCACAACATATTTAACTAATGGTACATTAATGTTATGTGATAATGAACCTATAGATGTAAAATATGATGTTATAGAGATACGGGAAATTTTTAAACCAACTTTAGGAATATTGTCATTATTTGAAATTAAAGATATTGATTTTTATACTTATAGTTCACAATATTCTAAAATACCAGAGATTGATCTTTATCATTATTATTGGGTTCCACCAAATACTAAAATATTAAATTTTGATGAATATGTATATTCTTTAGTTGGTCAAGGAACCATTGAAGTAAATGGTATACAGTATTCAACGTCAAATACATCAACTATTTGGCAAAATATTACTGGATTACATAAATATACAATAATAGACGGAAATCCTCTTTTAGTAAAAAGTAACATAAAACCAAATACTGAAAGTGTATTAAGACAAGATGTTGCAAGATTAGATGAAGATAATAATTTATCTAATTTTACTGGCTTTTTTGCATTAGGCGCAGATCATAGCATTCCTAACCCAGATCTGCCAACATACACGTATCGTGAAAAATATAAAACCAATAATTTACTTAGTGAATATCATGTTTATTTAGAAAATTTTAATAAAGAATTTTCAGTAGAAGGTAGAGTTGTTCCATATATTTCAAAATGGGGAATTTTAGATTCTTTTGATTCTCGGAATAATCCATATAGACTAAATTCCGATATTATGTTTGGTGAAAATAATTTTGGACCATCTCACCGAGAAACAAAACCTACTGCTGAAAAGTTAACACATGAATGGTTTTATATAGAATCTGATTTTGAATACACAGATAGTGAAGATTTATTAAAAAAGAACTATTGTTATTTTAATGAACCGTTTGATGTTAATAAGATGATATCTGATTCATCATATTTTTTGGAATATTTTACGTATATTCCAAAATTTAATGGAAATGAAATAGATAGAACACAATTCAGATATTCTAAATTAAAATTAGATTCATTTACTAAACAATATTCAACTATTTTTAATGGAGTAAAAATAAATTTTGCAGAATTAGGAGAAAATGGTATTGAGAGGTCTAATACTAATAGATTTGATAATTATTTATTTAGTATTTTATTAAAACCAATCCCAGAAAAAACATCAATTAATCAAAATCCTATAAAATATAGAGTAATTGAAAACATTGATGCAAAGGCTATCGTATTATTGATTGAATTACCAATAGGATATAAAGAAAAAATAAATGCTCGGTTATTAGAAGACACAATTTATAATACAATTTCTGGAAATACATTACAGTTCCCAGATAGAAGATTAGATCAAACAAATATTTTCATAGAAAGTTTAAGTTCTATGTCAAATATTAATTCTACTAAATTTCAAGTTGATTGGATCTATACAACTGAAAATAGTGTAAGTGGTGATCAACTATTTACTGATATTATTAATTCGTCATATATCAGTTTTTCAAATCTAGATTTTTTAAATGGAACAGCGATAAACGGTAGAACAGGAGAGTCATTAACAACTTATATTCCAAAGAATAATGAATTAGTATTAATACAGAAAGGTTCTGATTTAACTTCTCAAATTTTAATTGCTTTTGAAGAATCTACTGTGTATAAGATGGCATCAACTGGTGAATTAATTAGTGGAGCAAAAAACTTAGTTTCTACTGATACTCAATACTTATTAATAAATTTACCAAAAAATGGATATTTGCAAACGTCTGGATCTTTATTTAGAATAATAGAAGACTCTAATAATACAAATTCACAAATTGAATTAACTGCAAATAATGAATTAATTTTAAGTCTTTCTAATTCTGGTTTTTTATCAATGCTAGGTGATTATCGTCTTAACTTTAACGAAAATACTGTATCTAATTTAACATATAATTTTTTATATGCAGCAAAGGATAAAAAATATAATACAACAAAATCTTCATATTCAACTATAAAATTAGCAATTGGAGTTGATTTAAGTTCAAATAGTTTTAATTCAAACTATTATTTGAATTTAAAACAAGTAAAGGGACTAAATATTAAAGAATTTAAATTTGAAGATTTTGTGAATGTTTTAAGTAATTCACATGATACCTTCGAAAATTCAGAAATGATAAATTCAATAAAATCAAGTTCTGATCCTGAAATAAGTTCACCGCTTCCTTCTTTTTCTCCATTAATGTTTTTAAATACGTTAGGAGAGGTTTCGTTTTTATTAGGAAGTTCTGCTGATTTTAGCAAAACTGATAATGAAATCAAATTACAATTAATTAATCCTAAAATAACAAATGATGCAATATCTAAAGTTAATGGAAATCTTATAATACTTGATAATACTTTGCACGATATTGTTGTTTTAAAATGTAATTTTACAGCTGATCCAATAACTGGTCCAAAATATTCAATTATTAAAGAAAATTATCCAACTCAAACTCCATCTTATTGGTTAAATGATAATGTTCAATTTCAATTATTTGGAGGTCGTAATTATTTTTCAAATTTATTTGAAAGTTTATCTCTTGCAAACTTTATATTATTATTAGAAAATAAATCAAATTTAATTTCTTGGGAAAGTTATGAAAATGGTTCATTATCTAATGATCAAAAAATTTCAATTCAAATTGAAGAAGGTGACCTTATTAATAAATCGACCATTGTTAAATTAGATACTGAGATAGTTAGCACCGAAAGCGCAACTTCACCAGGTGGAATAACTCATACTGAAAAAGAATCTACTAAGTATGAATTATTTAGATATTCTGGAGAATATGACATTATTACTAGACCAATTTCAGCATTTATTCAATATTGTAAGGTCGATGATTATGTATTTAATGGAACTAACTCTTTTTTAAATACTAACGTTTCTAATTTCTTTACAATTCCAGAATTTTCATTTGTTAAATATTCTAATTTTAAAATTTTAGAATTAGAAAGTTCAGATAAATTTGAACCAGTTTATCCAATGATATATGAATCTCCTATTGATTTTGATAGCTTTTTTACTTTATCTAGTAGTTGGGATTTTAATTATCATTATAAGTATTCATCTAAAAAGGATAAAACTAAGATTCCTGGAACAAATCGAATAGTTGAAGATTATTCATTTGTTTCTAAATTAATAAATTTACCAGACTCCTTTATTGTTGAATCTTTTAATTTTGAGAATTTAACAAATTCTGATTTTAACATAAAGATTTCAGATTTTTTAAAATTAGAAAATGAGGCTGGAATTATTGACTTTGTTGTTACAAACAAAACTAATAGTTTTGATTTTAAAATTAATTTTTCTAGAGCATTGGTGACAGCATTAACATATGATATATTAAATGGAGAAAATAGATTAAAATCAGAATTTGAAAAATTCTTTGTGGATCAAAATTCATTACCTATTATTTCAGACCAAACTGCATTAGGGGAATTAACTTTAAATGAGTATATTTATGAATATTGTAAATATAATATATTACCATTATATGAGTTAATTGAATTAGATTTTTATGTTAAAGACAATCGAGATTTATCTGAAAATGAAATAGTATTAGCTCAAGTTCCATATTCTTTATTAAGTAATCTTGGATATTCTAAACTAAAATCAATAAAAATAAATAATAAAAATTCAGATATCATAACTGGCTCAATTTTAAAAAAATCAAGCACAGGAATTACTTTGGTACCAAAATTAAAAATTAAATATATCTAATGGCCATTAATATTAACGTAAAAGAAATATATGCAACTGATAATCAATTATCATTAGCAAATAAATTAAATTTTAATTTTAATCAATTTTTAAGCTTAGGCGTTGGCGAAAAGGGTGATACTGGCCAACAGGGTCCAACTGGTCCAATTGGACCTCGCGGAAGAACTGGTGCAAATGGACAAAATGGATCAACTATTTGGTCAGGTGATCCAACTGTGTATATTGATTTAGGTTCAGCTTCTCCTGAGAATTCAAGCGTTGGTGATTATTATATTGGATCTATTTCTACTGGGTCAGTTACATATGATGGAATCTATAAAAAAGAAGAAGACTCGACCTGGTCAGTTATTACAGACTTTTCAACTATTTTTAGAACTGCGTTAGATGTTTCAGGCGGAGAACTTTTTCCTTGGAGAGTTGGAGTTAATACACAAACTCCTCCAGCTAGAATAATAATACCTATAAATAATTCACAAGGAACTGATAGAAAAACAGTCATTCAATTATCACAACCTTCTGATTATTATGAAACTTATACTCCAAATTGGCAATTAAATACCACAACTTCGCAAAATGCACAAAATATTATTTTTAATTTTGATGTTAATACTGCAAAAAAAATAATAACTAGCACATCTGCTGATTCTAATGGATATACTGTTAAATTAACAGAAGATAGATTAGGTTCAAATATTTCTCAATTAAATAATTCATTCCCATATACTTCATTATTATCATTATATTCATTTTATGAAGAAACTGATGCTAGCACCATACCTGACCATTTAGTTGATACAATTGGGTATAGACATCAATTTGAATTAGGATCAATTGATAATATCACCGAATATTTACATTCTAGCGATGCAAATGATAATTATGTAATAAGTCCAACCTATCAAAACTTAAGAGTTAGAAAATATAGAAAAGAAGCTAGTGATATTCCAGGAAAAAGTGCAATTTTTTCTGATTTTATTTTGCATTCAAATGATTCAGTTAATGATCCTGCACTAAACTCTAAGTTTGAGTGGTCTATTAATAAAAAAACAGCAAGTTCATATGATAATAATACAATTATTAAATTTGCATTATCTGGATCTACCTTAGAAGGTAGTTCAAGTTCAACTGGATTAACTGGATTATCAGTTGATGGTTTGCATTTATTACTTTCACACCCATCATCAACTTATAAATTTGCAATAGGTTTTGATCCAAATAACTATACAAATTTAACAAAAAATATTATTGCTAAATCAGATGGAACAATAGACACAATTAAACTTGATGAAATTGGATTAAATTTAAAGTCTGGAACAAATATACTTAATATTAGCGGAACAGGATTAACTTCACAAACAGATACTGATTTAAATATTTTTGCAACAGATGAAGATAATTTTATTAATCTTGGATCTAGTGATACCTCTATTGCAATAAAAATAAAAGGAGATAAATTAGCATCAGGTATTCCATTTGAAACTTCAACTGGAGCAACTCCAGCAAATAGTAGTTCAGATTCAAATACGTTAGATGAATACCAAGAAGGAACTTTTACTCCTGCTGTATATTATGGAACTCTTCCTACTCCAGCGACTAGCGTATTAACTAATAATAATCCAACTGTATCGAATACATATGGATCATTTGTAAAAATTGGAAAAATTGTTACATTTTCATTAACCTTTACACTTTCAGATTGGACAGTTGTTACTACAACTGGTAGATCTAGTGGAACACATTTAATCGATCCATATTTTGCATCAGGTGCTTCTGATATTGATGTTGGAAATTTATCAAATTCTCCAGATGGAGAATGGACGACTGAACAACATGAATTAGGGAATGAATCATATCCAATAATAATTAGAGATATTCCAGATCATTGGCCTACTCCAAATAATGCAGAAGAAATTATATTTAATGTGTCAATAAAACCTAAAATATATAATGGGTATGGAATGAGACCATTTAATATGGATTATAGTTGGACGAATAGTGGAACTAGTTCATCTAGTGAACCTTGGAGACCGATTGCTCCATCTACTGTTAAAGCTAGATTTGATACATATGAAGATGGGACAACTAAACCACAATTAAAATTATATGGATATCGTGAAGATACTACTTCTGGTAGATTGTTTAGTACATTTGAAAGTTTAGTATCAATTTATGATTTTCTTAATTATGTTCATCCTAGCGATCCAACTGATGGAAATACTGTTGTTATTACTATAAATGGAACATATGAAAGTAATCATCAAACTGCACAAGATGCGTATCCAATAGGAGTAACAACAACTACTTCAACATCTACTACTACAACTACAACAGTTTATAGTGGACCAGCTACAACAACTACTACTTCAACATCTACTACTACAACTGCTGCGCCAACCACCTCTACAACAACAACAACTGCTAGTCCATATGGCAGTGAATTAATGACTAATTCTGGTGCACCAACTTTAACTGATTGGATTAATATTATTAATCCAGATGGATTAGGAGATACTTGGTCAGGCAATAGAAATTATGAAGACTATTCAATTATTTCTGGATTATATAGTTTCTCAGAAAATGCACAACAAGTAGTTAGACAAACTGCAAAAACTGGACCAATTGCAATATTATCAAATAGGTTTGCAGGAGATTCATCTAAACGATATAGATTACAATTCAAATATCGAGCATCTCGTGAATTATCAGTATTACAAGTTATAAATCTAGCAACTCAATCATATACTACGATTGATGATGTTAATGCAGTAACTGGATCAATTTATGGTAGTGCAGATATTGAATTTGTATCAAGTGCATCTGGATTTACTCATATTTTATTTTATATGAAAACCGATGGAGCTAGTGGATCAACTCTTTGGTTCCAAATTGATGAAGTCAGCTTAAAGGAAATTTTATAATAACCAAATGACTTTACTATAAATAATAAAAAGTAAAGTTAATGAGCAATATTTGTTATAAAATATCACCAGATCCAAATAAAAATTCTATATCTTATAGTAAGAATTATAGAATTTTTACAACTGGTGAACCTGTTAGAAAAGCTATTAAATTTAATAAAGATAATATATTTGATGAGTATTTAGATATAGGAGATTTAGATCCTTTAAATATTATTAGAAAAATTAGATATTCAACAAATAGATTAGATTGGTCATTATGGTATGATTTTTCAAAATCTAATTTAACCGAATTAGAATCTTTATTATTTGACGAATCTGATATTTTTTTCGAAGTAAAATACATATATGATAATTCTACATTTGATCAATTATCTACTCCATTATCAATTAATTGGATTAAACTTTTTTTAGAAACTTCTCAACAACAAGGTGAAAATTATATACCAACAGTTCAATGTTCTGAAGAACAATGTCCAATGTTAATATCTGAAGAATTAGCACTATTTAAACCATATGAAGCTGCTCCAGCTATTCAAATTGCACATGAACTAAGTTTGAAAACAAATAAAATATTTGGGCATGATGTAATTTATTTTAAAACAGATTCAGATAGAGATGGTGGAGACTTTATTTTTAAGGAATGGACATTATTTAAAACTACTGCTAGAAAATGTATTAAAGCATTAGTTCCAAATAATAAATTTCCAGATAATGTTCCACAATTTACTGAGTTTGGTGTAGATTTTGAAATGCCATTTGAGTTGCATATTGATAATATTTATTTTCAACAAATGTTTGGTAGAAATTCGCAGCCTAGAAAAAGAGATTATTTATATTTTCCATTGCTTAACCGAATGTATGAAATACAGGGTTCATATTTATATAGAGGGTTTATGATGGAACCTTTATATTGGAAAATACAATTAACAAAATTTCATCCAAATATTGATATGTATATGAATTCTGAAAATAGAACATTTTTAGATAATTTAATAACAACATCTAATGATTTATTTAGAAATGAACAAGCTGCACAAGAATTAGATGCATTAGATAAGCAACAAACAAAAACAATTTCTACTAAATATGATGAAACTCGACAAAATTTACATTATGATTTAGTTGTTAAAATACTAGATACAACATATAATTATTCTCCATTAATTGAATATTATTATGATATGAATTCAGTTAAACCGACTTTAACTGAATATACTTTAAGTGAATTTTCGAATCCAAACGAAAGCAAAACACAGAAAATATCAGCAAGTGAACCATACGAAATTATTGCATATGAGAGTAGTGATATTTTTAATGCTTGGCAAAATAGAGAACTGTCGATTGCTGATTTAAACGTTTCGTCTAATTACCCAATTGGTGAAAAAATACCAATAAAAACAAATGGGCCAAAAGACTCATATTCTCCATTTGGAAAATATGTACTTATTGAAGGTTATAAAAACTTAGGATTTACTACTAGAAAAAACATAGTTTCTTCTAGTGATTCTGTGCTATTTTTACAAGAAGCAAATGCGATAACTTATAAAAAATTAGCAAATACTGCAACTTTGCCAAATATGACATTTTGTAATTTATTTAATTTAAATAGAGGAAGTCAAACTATAACTTTTTTAAAAGGATATGATTCTTTTGATGAATCTGGAATAATCATAAAAGGAACTGTTTCTGATAATTCGGGCGGAACTCCATCTATTATAATTTATATAACAATAAATGAGGTTACTTATACTTTTAATGTTGGAAATATTAATTATGCTAAATGGTATGCATTAGTTATTCCAATTTCTGCACAATATGGCCAAATACAAGTTAATTTATATTCATTTACTGAAGATTTAGCAAATGCTAAAAACTTTAACGGAATTAATTCAATTTATCGTGAAACTATTAAACCTGGCCAATTTTCATTTGAAACAAATTCTCCATATTGTATACCTAGTGCAAATTATCTACTATCAAATATTAGATTATTTAATACTATGATACAATTAGAAGATCACGAGTTTGTAATTAGCCAATTATTTGTTAGAGATGAATCTACTTTAGCGATAATAGATAATGCAAGATACCGATTAAATGCGCCATTTATCGCAATAAATAGGTAAACTTGAATAAATAATGTAAGATATGTATAAAGATTTAAATAAAAGAAAATTATTTGATAATGTTGAATTAGGTTTTGAATTTGAATTTTTTTCTCCATTAACAAGAAAGGAACTTTCTGAAAAATTAGAAAGAGTATTAAAGAAAAAAGTAACTTGGTCAAATTCATATCATGGAAAATCTCAAGTTCAACCTAATATTTTTAAATTAGAACCAGATTATTCGGGCGGTATAAAAACCAATGAATTAATTACTGGAGTAATGCCATATAATGAAGCAATTCATGTATTACTTAAGGTTTTTAATTTTATTAATGAAAATGGATTTACTAATGATAGAACTGGGTTACATATTAATATTTCATTCAATGAAGTAGACTTAAATTTATCTGAGCGTTTACAAAATTTAAATATGTTTAAATATATTTTAAATTTAGATGAAAAGAAGATATTTGATTTATGGCCATCTGCTAAATCTAGAATTCAAAAAATTTATAAAAATTCAGTTTTAAACATTTATCCCAAGAATAAATTTATTGCAGAAACTAGTATTGAATATGCAAATCCAGATAGTCCATTAGATTTTAATTTGCCATATTCTAAATATTTTGGTTTAAATTTTACAAAATTACCTAATAATTATTTAGAAGTAAGATATGCTGGCGGAAAAAATTATGAAACCAAGAAAAAAGAGACAATTGAATTAATTAATTATATTGCCGAAAGTTTATATGAAACTTTACAAAACAATAAATTTTATTCAATTAATGAGCGTAGAAAAATTAGTGAATTTATGAAGAATCGAAAAGATTTGATCTTATCGATTAAAACATTTGAAAATTTTAAAAGAAATTTTCCAAATATCCAACTATTAGTTGATTTGAAAAATGACGAGCGTATAATCGAATCAAATTATTCAAATTTTAGAGATTCGTTATTTTCACTAATTACTACTGGTAATTTAAAATCAGGCTTTGTAAATTATGATACTTCTATTAAAAAGATACAAGTTAGAGAAGCTAAATTAGTTGAATGCTTTTCATTATCTAATATTGATTTCGTTAAATGTTATATTGAAGGAGAATTAAATGAATGCAGATTAGTTGATTGTAAAGTGAGATCTTCTAGATTATCAAACTTAACTATTTTAGGAGGAAATGATATAAGATATTCATATATAAAAGAATGCTCTTTTATGAATGGTGGAATTAATAAAATACAATCTACATTTATTAAAAATAATCCAGATCAAATAATATATGCTGAACTAAAGGAATGTATTATAAGATCAGGAACAGTCGATCTAAATAGTAAAGTTGATAATAAAACTGAATTTATTCAGCATACTTCTACTTCTATGAATCAAGAAAAATAATAAAAAATATTGTGTCTGTAACAGTAAAACTAAGTTCAATAAAATCCATAGATAATAGAAGCATTTCATCAATTACTGAAATTTCTAATTTTAATTTTCAAAATTTAACAAGTTCAATTAGTGAATTTTTAAATTCTATAAATTATGTACAAGGAGATGAAGTTAGTATTGATATAGATGATATTTCAGCAGATTCTTTAAAACTTAGAGAAAGTTTAATTGTTTATGGTAATAAAGTAGGAACAGTTTATCCAGAAAACATTAAATTATTAACAAATGGCTCAATTTTAGCTAAAAATATTAAAGTTGATGATGTTTCATCAGCAAAACGGATTAGGCTTAGAGTTTTTGGAGAATTACCAATAACTGGTATTCCTGGAGAAATGGTATACATACAAGCACAAGGAACTAGAATTGAAGGTATATATGTTTGGTTAAATAGTACTGGCTGGACTTTATTATATGGTATAGGAACGGGTGCAGGATCTGGTGAAATTTCAGAAATAAGTTCAATATGTAGACAATCAGTTTTACAAGAAGTTTCAGCAGATAATGTAAGCTCAGATAATTCATTAATATCATCTAATTTATTTACAGTTCCTGCTCCAATCGCAACTGATTTTCCAATTCTTTATATTAATGGATTGCAAACACAAATTGGAAATGGTTCAAAATTAACATCTGCTTATTTTAGCAAAGATGGTGGAACTACTGCAAGTATAATTGGTGAATTAGATTCAACTGATTTACTATATTTTAATCCAACAATCGCAGAATATGAATTAGATACAGATGACACTATCACATTAAAATATTTAACAAGTGATCCATATTGTGCACAGTCTGGATATTATTGTAATACTATAAGTGTTTCTAGTGGAAATACTGAATTATCTCCATTTTCAATTAATATTATTACTACTCCAAGTACAACTGGACCATTGAGAGTTTGTCAAATTCCAAATCCAATAAGCAATGGTTTATATACTATGCCAGATAACTATGATTTATCAAATACGATATCTTCATATTCAATTTTAGATATAAATTCTATATTTACATCAATTATTATTAGATTTACATTATCAAGATCATTGTCAGAAACAGATTTTGATAATATTAAAATATTTAATGAAGTTTCTGGTGTTATTTCAGATGTAACCATAATGTCTGGAATATATTCTCCAGATTTTTCAAATAAGTATATTTATGCTCAAGTAATTGAGCCTGGTTCATTTTATATAGTTCAAGGAGTTATTCCTACTACAACGGCAACTTCAACAACTACTACAACAACCCTTGCCTGTCCAATTAATAATATAAGTTATTCATTAGAAATTGGACCAAATCCAACTCATGTGTTATTTAGTGGAACACCAGAAGGTCCACATACTTTAGAATTTGTTGATCAACACGGAATGGTATTTAATATAACTGGTTTAATCGAAGATGATATTACTTTACCTTGGACATTAGATTTAAATAATGTAAAATTATCAAGCGTATCAACGATAATTGGAGTTTATACATTTACTTATGATACTTCTTGTGTATATACTGTAGAAATTCCGTTATCTGCTATTACTACAACTACTACAACAACACTTGCAAGTTAAATCTTAATTTTTAATAATGATATAACATTATTATGTTAAACAATAAGATTATTTTTATGTGCGCACAGCCAGATGTGCCATATTTTCATTGGCAAGTTGAAGTTATGCTTGTTAATTTCATTAAAAATGGAATTAACCCAAATTGGATCGAAGTTTTATGGGCAATTGATCCAGGTAAAGATAGGTCAATTGAATTACAAAAATTAATTAATAAATATCCATATGTTAGATTTTTTAGTTATCAAAAAACGATTAATAATAATTATGGATATATTCCAATATTGAGACCTGATATAATTGAACAACATTTTAAAAGATTTCCAAATTTACGAGGAGAAGTTATATTTTACCATGATTCTGACATAATTTTTAGAAAATTACCAAATTTTGATTCTATGTATAATGATATGTATTGGTATTTAAGCGATACTATTTCATATATCGGAGCAGATTACATAAAATCTAAGTCTAAGAATTTGTTTATTGATATGTGTAATATCGCGAATATTGATCCTAAACAGGTTGAAGATAATCAATTAAATTCAGGTGGTGCTCAATATTTAATGAAAGGTTTAACTTCTACTTATTGGAAAGAAGTTAAAGATACTGCATTGTCTTTATATAAATATATGTCAGATTTAGAAAATCTTGAACGTAAAAAATTATCAAATATAGAATTAAAAACATATAATCCTATTCAAAAATGGTGTGCTGATATGTGGGCAGTTTTATGGATTGCTATTAAAAATGGTGCTAATATAAGAATTTCTTCAGAATTATCATTTAGTTGGGGAACTTCTAGCTTAGATGAATATTATTTACATAATATTATGCATAATGCTGGAGTAACAAAAGATCATGTTAATTTATTTTTTAAAGGTGATTTTATTAACAAAAATCCATTTACTTTTGATTTTTCTAATATTGATACTAATTCTGCATCATTTAAATATATTGAAGCTATTAACTATGTAAATGAACATAGTAAAAAGATTGATAAATAAGATAAATAATATCATATAAAAATATCAGTTTAAATGTCTAATAGATTACCAATAAAACAAGTCGATTTAAGTAAAACTATAGAAAATGAGTCATTAACAAAAGTTTTAGTTTTAGATGGTGTTACTGGTAAAGTCTATTGGACAACTTCAATTGAGGCTGGTTCAGGAGGAAGCGGATCAAGCGGAACTTCAGGATCAAGCGGAACTTCCGGAATAGCTGGAGCAGATGGAAGCTCAGGAACTTCAGGATCAAGTGGAACTTCAGGAATAGCTGGAGCAGATGGAACCTCAGGAACTTCAGGATCAAGTGGAACTTCAGGAATAGCTGGAGCAGATGGAACCTCAGGAACAGATGGAGCAGATGGAACTTCAGGATCAAGTGGTTCATCTGGAGTAGACGGAACGGCATTTGGAACCTCAGGAACAGATGGAAGCTCAGGAACTTCAGGATCAAGTGGAACTTCAGGAACAGATGGAGCAGATGGAACTTCAGGATCAAGTGGTTCATCTGGAGTAGACGGAACGGCATTTGGAACCTCAGGAACAGATGGAACCTCAGGAACTTCAGGATCAAGTGGAACCTCAGGAACAGATGGAGCAGATGGAACTTCAGGATCAAGTGGTTCATCTGGAGTAGACGGAACGGCATTTGGAACCTCAGGAACAGATGGAAGCTCAGGAA